ATGAACATTTATGACGGTTATGATGAAAATAAAGAAGTAGAGGAAGTAAAAGGTATTACAGATAAAGTAACTAACTATACTTATACTGATATAAATTATCCCTGTATGATTTTTAAAAAAGGTTTTAGATTAGCTAAACATAAAGTGCAGGTAATAAGTAATATGGTTAGAAGTAACACAGCAGGGTGTGAGAAAGATATTTCTCTGTACTTTATAAATAATGAAGAAATCTTTAAAATGGGTAACATTTGTGGTCAGCAGGTAGAAGCCCTATTAGATATAGCAGGCAGGGAAAATATGGTAGCTTTCGCAGACAAAGATACTGAATTAAAGGGTAGTTTGATATATACTTTATGTAGGGTATAAGATTAGTAAAAAATTCGGTATTTGATGTAGTGATTTCGGTAAATTAAGAATTTTTGTAATTTTTTAAGATAGTTAATTTACCCCAGAACTAATAGCAAATTTTTGGTATCAAATATGGTATGAAATTACTTAGAATTTCTATAATTTTTTGCTATTTTTAAGGGTTTGGTTTCTTGGTGGTTGTGATTTATTAAGTGTTGTAATTTTCCAATAAGGAGTAAGATAGTATGAAAACTCAAATTGTGAGTGTGTTTCCAGCGTGCGGTAGAAGATATCTATACAAAAATCAAGGCAATATTTTAATACAAAAAAGTCCTGACGAAAGAAAGTCAACTTGTAGTATTATAAATTGTGGGGGCAGATATTCAGACATACTGTCAACAATTAAGAAATCAATGGGTAGCGTGGATTTGATACTATTTCAGCAGAATGATGCTATCTTGAAAGAGCTCAAAGGGCAGGGTATTTCTGTTATAATGATAGTACCAGATGTAGGTACTTCTGAAAGGGAAAAGTTAGTTACACAAACTCAATGGGTTGGAAGAATAACACTGAGTAGTTTAGATAGTGGCGACTTAAGTAGAAGGTTAAGGGTATTTTTAGATAATTTTGATGATTGGACTTGTATTGAATTATTAAAGAAATCATATAGTCCTAAATCAATTATACCCTTGGGTATAGGTGAGTATTTATCAGATATTATAGGTGAAGTATTTGCATATGATAGATTAATAATTTAAATATAGGAATAGATTGCATTTACTTGTAATTTATGGTAAAATATAAAAAGAAAATGTAAGGAGGGTATAAGGTGAAACATTTATCAATACCTACATTAAGGGTAAAATCTCACCCAGAAAAGTATAAAGGTTTAATATTACCCTCAGGTGATTATCTTAAAACTACTGAAGATGTAATAGCTTTTACTAATGCCTATAACAATCAGAGAGTAAGGTTTGGTAAATGCTCTAATTGGGATAGCAATAAAGGTTGTTTAGGTCACGATGAATGTGATAAGGGTGGACCTAATTGTTTTGACATAGTAGTTCCTGACGAGAGGGTATATGAAGAACTTATAAAGGGTAGTTTAACCCTACTGTCTTTAAAAGATACTATTATTCAAAAATTAAGAGAGGGTGACATATTAAGAGCAGTACACCCTTTAAATAGAGAGAAATGGGTATTGTGTGTTGTAACTTATACATACTATAATAGAGTAGGTATTTTTCTTATAAAGAATAAAAAAGCTAATATTGGTAGAACAATGTTTTACTTATAAGAATTTTGAAAGGAAGATAGATATGAATAAGCTTGAAAAGAAAGAACTTCTTGTAAAAGAAGAGGGTACTTATGTGCGTGGTTATGTTCTTGTACAGTCAGTACAGGTGTTACCTACAAAGAACGGTAGTCAGTATATTGCAGGAAATGTACAGGCAGTAGGTCAGGTACCATTTAAGATGTGGTCTAATGAAAATGCTTTTGGTAAACTGATGGCACAGAAAGAGGTTTACCTTGGTAAGATTTGTAGGGTAGATGCAAAGATTGATAGGTATGGTGGCACAACTTCATTGATTGTATCAGATTTAGATCCCGTAGATGCTACTGAACTTGGTTTAAGTGAGGTAGATTTCCTTGAAGAAGTTTATGACATCAACCAGTGGTGGGGTATGTTAGAAACAGTACTTAAGAAGTATTGTTCAGAAGAGGCTTTAAGCATATTTAATATGGTTATTTCTCCGATTAAAGAGAAATTTACTACTGAATTTGCAGCTGTAAGCCACCACGATAACTGTAAGAGTGGTCTTTTGGCTCATACAACTAAGGTCGTAAGACTTGCATCTCTGCTTAAAATGTATCCTCAGGTGATGAAGAGAGTATCCCCAGATTTACTTTTCTTGGCTTGTGCTTTACATGATATTGGTAAGATTTATGAATATGCTAACGGAGCGGTATCAGAAGAGGGCAAGATGATTTCTCACCATACTTTTGGTGTACTCATGCTGAATGGTATGAGGGCTAAGATAGAAGAGATTATGGGTAGTAATTTTTATTATCAGCTCTTGGCTGTAATTGAACAGCACCACGGAGAGTGGGGAGAAAGACCAAGAACAGTAGCATCTTATGTAATCAATTTGATTGATAATCTTGATGCTAAACTTACTTCTTTGGATTCGGTATTGGCTGAGTCTAATGGGGATATGGTTAACTACGATGGGTATAAGTTAGTTTAATTTTGAGACCTTAAGGTGGATGTGTAAAATGGATGCTAATGTATTAAAGGCTTTAAACAATCAAGAAGATGGGTTTAAAAGACCATCTTTAAACAATGTACTTATCTATGGAAGGGTAAGATGTCTTATATCAAGACCAGCTCTTGTAGGAAAGGGTATTAAGGAAACAAATGGGTATTTTGCATTATTAGATGCTTATGCTCTTAAGTGCTTAGGTGAAGATTATTTTAGAGAAGATACTTATGATGTAAATAGCATTTATTTTACTAAGGGTAGTGTTCTAATATATATTGACGACCCTTCTTGGGTAGGTAAAGATGTAAAGGTGTTTGGTAAGAGTAAATATTACGGTGCTAATATAAGAAGGCAGAAGAGCAAATCCTCTACGGAGGGTATTTCAGCTTTTATGTTTGGAGCTCCAGAGAGGGAAGGAAGGACTTCAGTATATCCATTAGTACCTAATGTACTTGTAGAGTTAAATTCCAAAGACCCAGATGCAAGGGGTACTGTATTGGAAGATTTTATAGTATCTATTACTAAGGGTGATGATATTCCATATCCAGAAACTTTGGAGTGTATTGTTCCTTACTCAGGTATTGATGAATACAATGAACTTGTTGTAGATGAAACAGAAAGTAAAAAAATATCAAGTATAAAGAGAAATAAGATTGCTTATACAGCCTCAAAAGAGAAGGTAGATGTTTCTAAGATTGATATGAACTTAGTGTATCATTTAGATGGTCAATCAGTATCTGAGTATTATGATGTTGTTAAAGATGACTTTGAGCACAGTTCCGTTATGCGTAGTGCTTATATAGATAGTTTATTAAATCTTCTTGACGAATCTTACAAAGACAATTGTGATTATTTAAGTGAAAACTATTTTCGTAAGCTGTTTATTGAGAATGTGGCAAAACATCCCCAGAAGAAATTAGGTATTTATGCTAAAGATAAAGTTAGGTCATTTCTCGAAGAATTTATAGATAATTGTGATTTACAATTATCTACCGACGAGGAAGATGGTGCAGATAAAACCGCCATTACAAAGGGTATTGAAAAGCTAAGGAAATTGGTATATACAGATTATACTGTATTATATGGTAATTCAGGTGAGGACAGTATAGATAGCTTGCCAGTGATTGTATCGGATTTTCTTTTTACACTGAATGTAGTAGGTGTATGCACAGGAATAGGTAGTGAGACTTTGTTGAGAAATTTGCATTATTGCGGTGCAGTGTATCATATGAAGGAGGAAGCTTGGTTATATGCTTTAGTAGTTAACCCCTATATGTTAGGATTATTGGGCACGGGTTTATCAACAGTTGATTGCGATACATTGTATTATTCTATTGGAACTACCTATGAGGCGGATGAAGATATGTATAAACTTGCTGAAAAATGTAGGTCATATCTTTTAATGTTAGATACCTTAGATAATTGTTCTAAGGGTATTTTCTATAAAGGTATAAATAATAGAGCCCAGAATACTTTTGTAAATATTAAAGATTATAAGAGAGCCGATTGTAATTATCCAGAAAAGGCTTTAAAGAATATTTTAAATTTTAATTTCATTCAGAATTCAGAGATTACTGATTTGCTGTCAATGCTTTTAAAAAATGGTGTAGCAGTTGATAAAAATTTTGAACCCTCTTTAAAGAAGTGGTATAGCAAAGAGATATTTGATGAGCTTGTAGAGAATGGTATCATCAACACAATAAATGATTATTGTGCTTTACAAAGGGATTTGGAAAGAGAGTTATTGATTTATGATACTTTTGAAGCTATGGGTAAAGATGCAACAGGTATTTCCGATGAAGTGATAGAAGAGGGTATTAGATTATTCGAACAGAGTAGGGGTTTTAAATTAGAGTCCTTACAGAAAGAGGGTATTAAACTCTGTAAGTATCACGCAGGGGTTTTAAGTGGTTGTGCAGGTAGTGGTAAGACCACTACAAGTGATTGTTTAACAGAAATAATCAGTACTTTAAAGGATGTAAACATTGTGTATTGTACTCCAACGGGAAAGGCTTGTAGAAGGCTTGCAGAGGTAGTTCATAGACCTGTAAAAACTTTGCATTCTCAGTTTGGTATAATTTTAGGAGGTTCTTCTTATTTACAGATGTCCTATAAACCAAAAGAGAAGAGGGATAAGAAAGGAATAACTGTATATATCCTTGATGAAATGGCTATGTGTAGTACAGATTTATTGTATAATGTAGCTAAGTATATATCAAAGGAGGATATTGTCTATTTCTTAGGTGATATTAAACAGTTACCACCGATAGGAAGGGGTTGCCCTTTTAAGGTGTTAATGTCTTTACTTCCTTGTGTGGAATTAGGGGTAAGTAAGAGAGCAGCTGAGGGTAGCTTAATAAACTATAATACTTCTTTAATTAACTTTATGTCTAATCCTGTATGCAAGGAGTTGTCTTATGATGATAAGACTTTCATTGCTAAAGATTGTGAAGACATATCGATAGTACCAACTGTAAGAGATTTATTTAAAGGGTTTATTTCAGGGGAATTAACAGGTACTAAATATTCAGAGGATGATATCCAGGTAATATCGGGGTATCAGGCGAAGGAAAAATTCTCATCTGTAAATAGATTAAATAGACCTATACAAGAGGACTTAAGAAAGTACAATAACATATTATATTATCGAGAGTCAAGAAACCCTGAAGAGGAAAACCAACCATATTTTGCAAATGATAGAGTCATTTATGTAAACAAGAATTCTTATGATATTTGTAGGTATGTTTTGGAACCAGATGGTACATTTCATCAGGTTATTACATTTGGTTGTGTAAATGGAGAAATGGGTAAATTAGTAGGGGTAATTCCCTCTAATGATATAAAAATATCATCTTGTGATAAAAGAGAAGTTGTATTAGGCGAGGGTATTTATTCAGATTTTAGTGTCAAAGAACTTAATAGCATGATAGAAAGATATGAGTCACGTGAAGATTCTATGCGAGATGATACTTTCTTTAAAGGTGATAATCTTTACTTTGTGGTAATTAAGGTCTATGATTCAGATTTAAAGAGAGATGTATATATACTGTTAAGAGGTACAGGTAAATATAGAGATGTAGATTTCTGTTTATCAGGTTCAGACCTTAATAATCTTAATTTGGCTTATGCTTTAACTTGCCACAAGATGCAGGGTAGTCAAAATAAGGTAATTATAGCAGTGTTTGAGTCCAAGGGTAACCCTGATTTTATAAATAGAAATATGATTAATACAATTATTACTCGAAGTCAGGAAGTAGTTTGTTGTGTAGGTTCAGTAACAGGGGAAGACTCAATGATAAATAGGGGAAGACAGTTTGTTCATAAAGCTGATTCTCACGACTTGTTAGCAATGTTGACGGGTAATGATAGTTGGTTGGTGAATTAATGGGTAAGTTCAGAGAAAAAAGAAAGCTGAAAAAAGAAATCAGAAATAAGAAATTACTTGATGTTTACGGGATTGATGATATGTCTGATGAGGACTTCCTTAAAAATAGGAAATCTTTGTTAGTAAAATCAATATCAAGGATACTATTAGGTATTGGGGGTGTAGCAGGAGCTATTATAATATTAGCTATATTTTGGAAGGATATATTTTATAGGTAGGTTGGTAGAATGCAAACTTTATCTAAAGAAGATTATGATGATTACTGTTCAAGGTATAAAAAAGTTTGGAAGTATTTAAATTCTGTATCATATGAAGAAAATTCTGTAATACAGAGTATTTGTAAAATAAGAGGTTACGATTTAGAAGGGTATATGCCAAATATGCTTAAGGAAGTAGGTTTTGTGCTGTTAGATGATGATTTATTTGACGAAACAAAACTACTAAAAATCAGTAAAGATTTAGGTATCTATACTAAAGATAATAAGTTTTTGTTAAAAGGAAGATTTATATTTCCTGTAAGAGATATGTTAGGAAATATAGTAGCTTTGATTGGTTGGTATCCTGATGATAAGAAATACATCACTACACCCAGTAAATTTTTTAAAAAAGGGTGTATGTTATTTGGTATGGAACAGCTGGGAAAAACGGGTATAGGAAAAAATTATATTCTTGTAGAAGGTATATTTGATTGTATATCTGTAAGGTCACTGGGTATAAATTGTGTAGCTTTGATGGGTATTAAGGCTAATAATTATACTAAAGTTTTATACTCTTTATTCAAGGGTATAGTAGCTATACCTGATAACGATAAAGAGGGTAGAAAAGTAATTGCCAATGATTTATGGCAATTACCAGTCAATAGTAAATATTTTAAATGGATTGGTTCTTTAAAGGATATTGATGATATGATAAAGTATTATGATATGTCAGATATTCTTAAAGATATATGGAAGGAACAAGAAAGGGTAGTCACCCTTGAGTGTTAATGGAGGTTATTATGGAAATTAAGAAGGTTGTAATGTCATTAAGAGATTTTGTTAATGTTTTGTATTCAGAAGGTCACGAAGAGGTATTTACTTTTTCTATCTTAAGTGATAAGGTTCAGGTAGCTGATTTTGATTTAGAGGCTGTTGACTTAGCTAAAAATCGCTATCCAAGAGCTTATGCTAAAGCTAAGGAGTGCTTAAAGGTAGCTCAGATGGAATACCCCGAATGTGAGGCTATCAATGTACTCATTTGTGATGAGGTGCCTGAAGAGGTATTTATGGTAGGAAAGGTTCTTAAAGTCATGAATTTAAATGTAGAACCATAAAATAACTATTTGGAGGAATGTTTAAAATGACAGAAATGGTAGAAATAAAAAAAGGAACTACCTATTCTCAAATAATCCGTACAGCTATGAAGTTTGATAATAGGTTTTCAGAGTGTTTTGAAGATGCCACAATGAGGGTAGCAATTTCAACGGAAGCAGGTGTAAACGACAGGGTAGATATTAAACTGTTAGCATCTACTTATGATGGCAATTTTGTGTCTTATGATATGTATTATGCTGTTGACTCAGAAGAACTTTTTATGACTACTAAGACTATGAAAAAAGCCTTTGCAAATGATGGCAAACGCATTGCAAGTGCTACAAAGGCTGTCAAAACTTTTTTAACTGATTTGAACAGTATTGATATTCCTTATGCTGTAAATAAGGTAATGTTGGATTTGAATGTTCTAAGGTACAATAAGGTAAAGGTCGGTGAGTCTAAGGTAGAAAAAGGTACTATTGTAATGCATGTTTGTACATACAATGACCAGATTAAGGAAGACTTTGGTATATGTGATGCTAAAGATGTAGTAGGTAATAGTCTGATAGGTAAAGAACTTGTAAACTTCTAAGGGGGTATAGTTGTGAAAGAAGTTATGGCATATCTTGCTGAGAGTTACAAGTTGTGGATAGGAGTAATATCGGGGGTACTGATAGCTTGTTATATAACCTTATGTGTTTTTGCTTTGTTAAAAAGGTATAAATATTATAAAGACATTCCAATTTTAGGGGTATTACCTTTTTACCATATCAGATATCTGTTTAGTAAAAGTAGAAAGGCTAAGGAAGATAAGCTGGCTATGTCTAAAGAGGTTATTGAAGATATATTTTGATTTTGAGAATATATACTTTCTTTGAAGTATATATTTGATTTATATTTTACTTATGTACTTTGAAAGGGCGGAATAGGTTCTTTCGGGGTATAATTTAATCGAATCTTTTTAAGAAACCAAAACTTACTAAGAAACCGAAATTCTAAAGAAAAGGAGACATTTAAAAATGTTAAAGAAACCAGTTCCGATTAAATTATCACAGGAGGCTAATGAAAGCATCCAGAAGCAGTTAGGTGTGCAGACGGAAGAGAAAACTGCACCGAAGTCAACAGACCCTAAGCACTTTCCTGTGTTTGAGGTAGTTCCAGGTAAGAAGGTACTTATTTATGTACCAAATCACGTAGTTGATGGTGAGAACGGACCAGAACTCCGTATGGATAAGCCACTTATTCATACAGTTATTGACGGTAAGAGATTCCTTTCATATCGTTGTGTTCAGGGTATTTCCCTTGAAGATAATGGTAATGTTATTTATGATGGTTCTTGTCCGCTTTGTGAAGCCACAAGTGACCCTTGGACACTTGCTAATCTGAAGATTAAGCAGAAGTGTAACCAGCTTGGTTTCGACCCTGAGGATAAAGAGAATCAGGCAGTAAAGGCAATTCGTTCAAGTGAATTTTCTGCAAGAGTTGTTAAAGAGGCGATTCGTTATTACACATTCCCTATTGTTGTATTTGCTACTGCGAATGACGATGGTAAGACCATTCTGAAGAACGAAGAAGGTAAACCTCTTGTAACAACCTATTGGTATCACATCTCTGAGAACCTGTATAATGACAGATGGCTCAAAATCTTTGAAGGTATGGAAGATGAGCCTACACATCCAGGTGGGCATTTCTTTACTCTCTCATATGTTTATGATACAAAGGGTAAAGACCCTAACAAGAGAGATGCAGCTCGTAGTTTGTCTGTTATCGCAAGAAATATTAAGAATTCGGATAAACTCAGACTTCTTCTTGATGAGAAGACAGCAGATTGGACTCCAGCTAAGGCTCAGGAGACTGTAATTACAAATCAGATGTACACTCTTGATGGTCTTAAGAGCGTAGCTGATAGTGTACTTCTTCCTGTGCAGGAAATGATTTCCCTTATTGAGGCATCTGAAGTAGGTGGTTCTGTTGCAGGTGGTACTGAGGGTTTTGCTTTAAAGACTCCTGAGAAGAAAGCAATCGAGGGTACTGTTGCTCAGATGGATGAAACTGACGAAGATGAAAGTATTGACATCGGTTAATTGAGAAATCTTAAGTGGGCATAGGGTATGTTTTCTATGCCCACTTTTTTATTATAGGTGTAAAGAGGAGAAGGTAGTTATGTATAGTAAGATTACTAATATTGAAGTAACTAACTTTATGGTATACAGTCACGCAAAAATAAGCTTTGATGAAAAGGGTATTATAAATATCAAAGGGTATAATAGTGGTGGTAAGTCAACTATGTTGAAAGCTATCGCTGTGTGTCTTATGAATATGTACCCTAAGGCTCAGACAAAGTTTATTCGTCACGGTGAAAAGTATTTTAGGATTGTTGTGAACTTTGATGACGGTGTTTCAATCGTAAGAGATAAGTACATAACAGGTCAGTCCTTGTATGAAATTTATAAAGATAATAACTGTATTTTTACTACTAAAGAAGGTGGTAAGCTTACTAAGGTAGACGGTATTCCAAAGGTAATTGAAGATTATCTTGGCTTGTGTATAGTAAGCACTGGTTGCTTGAACTATCAGGTAAGACAAGATAAGCTTTGGCTTATAGAGACAACGGGTAGTGAGAACTATAATAGTCTTAATGAAATCTTAAAGACTGAAGAGATTTCAAAGGCAAATACTTTGTTAAATAGCGATAAGAATGAAATAAATTCGGGTATTGCAAGTACTGAGGCAAGGTTACAAGAAACCAAATTGTCTTTACACGAATTAAATAGTTATACGGAGGATTTACTTTCAGCTTTAGAAAGCAGAGAGTTACTTTGTAAGAGTTTAATTGCTAAGTACAAGGAATTAAAGGACATTGTTTCCTTAATAGACGAGTTAAATACTTTATCTGATATACCAGAGGTATCTAAAATTGATTTAAAGAGATATTCAAGTATTGAGAGTATTACAGGTATAGGTAATGAGCTGGATAATTTTGTTATCTACCCAGAGCTTGAAAAAGTAGTAGACAAGAGGATGTCGGATATTGATGTTTTAGCATCCACGGTAAAGTCTTTAAAAGAGGTAGGAAAGGTTTTGCCAGAGTTGGGTATTATTGTTACTAACAAAGGAGATAGTCTTATAGAAATAGTATCTATACTTTCAGAAATTAAGACTAATTCGGAAGAATTAAAAACTATTAAGGAAGGTCAGAGTAAGTTATCTTCTAAGCTTGATACAGTTGTAAAAGATGCAGAGAGCAAGGGTATTAAGTTTGTTAAGTGTGATAATTGTGGTTCATATATTAAAGTTACTGCTTAAAGAATATAAAACCTTATAAGAATGTATATAGTATAGGATTTTTGTAGAAGAATCCTGTTTATAGGGTAGCTTATTTATAGCAGGGAGAGTGATTTAAACTATGAGGCTGAAAAGCTGTGATATACGAGGAAAAGTATTAGTATTTGGTGATTTGCATTTAAGTTCCACTTTTAGTGGTCAGCATAAAAATTACCAGTATGAATGCTATTATAATATGGATAAGATTATGGAGTTGGTAGGCAAAGAGAAAGCCAATGCCGTAATCTTTCTTGGAGATTTAGTAGGGGTAAATGAGAAAAACATAAAAGACCGTCAGTTTTTGATGCGTACTCAGAATTTTTTCAAGGTACTTAATCAGGTAACTGATGGCAATGTTTACTCTGTAAAGGGTAATCACGATATGGGTGATTTTACCGACTTTGATTTCTTCGAAGGGTTAGGACTTATTAAAAATCCTGAATATCTAAACTACTATGGTAGACGAGAAGGTGCTAATAAAGATGACGGGTTAGAAATTAGGTTTCACCTTGTCAATTATGGTGATGAGCATAAAACTCTTCATCTTTCTGAGGACACTAATCTCTGTACGAATATAGTATTAGGTCATTCGGATTATTTTATAGAGGGGGTAACGAATTGGTATTCAGCAGGAAAAGGTGTAGAACTTGCTTTGTTGAATAACTTTAAAGGTATTCCATTCGTATTTAGTGGGCATATACATATTCCAAGCGATGAGATTTTATATACAAATTTAAGAGATGGTTCATCAATAGGATTATTTTACTTGGGTAGTCCATCAAGGGTAGTAGATAGGTATAATGATTGTTGGTATTTATCTTTTGAGTATTCTAAGTCGGCTGACGGGGAATACTCTACAGCTTATGATACCAAGTTTATGGGGTTAGAACCTGCTGATGAGGTTTTCTTTCCAAAGGAAGATTTTGTAGAAGAGGATAGCGAGGAAGCTGAGAGAGCTAATGAATCTGCTAAACTTACTGATATCGTTAAAGAGATTATGGATAGCAGGATAATGTCAGGTGACTTAAATCATCAGATAGATATAATCCCAGGTGTTAAAGACGAAGTTAAGAAGATTGCTAAAGATTATCTTGAGAAGGCATCGAAATTAGGAGGTAAAAAGTAATGACTACTAATGAAGCTATTAAGAAGTTAAACGATAAGATTGAAAAAATACAGGTACAGCGTACCAAGGCAGAAACGAAGAGGGAGGTATTGCTCTCAAGATTAGACTCTGAGCTTTCTAAATATGAGAAAGAGTATGGGGTATCTCTTAAAGGGAAGACTCTTAAAGATACTATCAAAGCTATCTCATTGGAGCAGAAGAAGGTATTTGATGATATCGAGGGGGAATACAATCGTAAGTTATTGGTTGTTTCTGCTATTGAAAGTGGTAATATCGATGAAGCAAATGAGCTTTTAGGTATTAAACCCATTTCAGAAGACATTGATGAAGAACCCTCAGAAGAGGGTACTTTAGATGAATGTGTTGATGAAGTTGTTGAAGAGCCTGATGAAGAATTAGATGAGGACTTCGATGATTTCAGTGATATTGCTACAGAAGACGTCGATGATTTTGGTATTGATGAAGATGATATCAAAAAAGAAGAATTTAAGAAGCCGATTGGTTCGTCTGTAGATGAAACAGTTAAGGAGCTTGATGACGATGAAGATGACATATATGCAAGCTTAGATGATGTAGATTTTGAGGACTTTGGTTTTGGCAGTATTTTAAATGGTACGGAGTTGGATGTATGATGAAAACTTACGAAACCAGTAAAACTCAAAAGATTGCTTATTGGGTTAAATCTTCTTACGCATATAGTTACTACAATTATGATTGTAGTAACTGTGGGTGTAATGATTACAGTCAGGTAGATAAAAAAGGTAAATGTAAGATTATGAAGTTTTGTCCAAACTGCGGATTTAAAATGTTGGTAAAATAAGGGGTTGTTTATATGAAAATTACGGTTGATTTTAATGAATTTACATCAGTGTTAGGGTATGTACAGACTATTCTTTCTGATAAGTCTGTAGAAGACAAGATAAAGAATGTAATCTTTCTTGTAAAAGATGGGGTAGTAACTATGGTAGGTTACAATCAGGTTACATTTAGTAGAACTACTCTTGAGAAAGCAGAGGTATTTGATATTCCTGAGAATGGTTGGGAATTTCAGGTAAAGGCTAATGATTTGAATAAGATTACATCAGCTTATTCAAATCTTTTTAAAACAAAAGTTGAGAACATCGATATCGAGGATGACAATGTGCGTACCAGAATTACAGTACACGAAGTTCCAATTGATGCTGAAAAAGATGCTAAGTTGGCTCAGGATAGTACCTTTGAAGTAGAAAATGCCCCTATTTTGGCAAAGATTTTAACAGATGTAAAAACGGAATTCCCAGAGGATTACTCCTCTGTACAGTCTAATGACTTACTTCTTTATATTGGAAGCTTGTTACCTTTGATGAGTAATGATAGTAGTAATTCTACTGCAAGTAAACTTAATTTTGCAGATGATTATGTATTTACCCTTAATAGTAGTTGTTCAGCTTTCTTTCAGAATAAACTTTCAGAAGAGTTTAAAGGTATTACATTAGGGTACTCATCAGTAAGTTTTCTTAAGAAATTATGTGAGGGTACAGATTTTGTATCAGTTGCAAGAGGAAATATTTATCTCTGTATTGAGAGTGGTAATACTCGGGCATTTATGCGATTTAAGCCTATCAAAATTAACTACAAGAGTTATGTTGACAGGAAGTCAAAGGATAAGGGTGTTGTAGTTGATAGACTTTATTTCAAAGATGTTCTTAAGAGAATGGGTAGTATTTCAACAGATGGTAAGATGTTGATTGAGAGTTCAGAAAATCTCACTGTTATGAATGAAGTATTCCAGCAGGAAGTTCCTCTTGAGAGATGTAAAGATGGTACAGTAGGTATTAACTTTAAGATTTCTATTCCAATTTTAACTTCTTTGGTGTTGGGTAATGATGATGTATTTGCATCGGAGTTGTTTATTTACCTTGTAGAAACGGCGAGAAGTTATATTCTGTATATTCAGGATAAGACTGGTTCTTGGTTTGCAAGTACACAGGCATCGAAGGTGTAGTATTATGGCAAAGGAAATAAGAAGTCCTTATGAGGGTACTGATGCATATGAAGTTTTCAGGAAAATTGTAAATGGTTTTCCTGAAAACTATTCTCTTTATACTCTGTACAGGGTAGGTAATAATTGGTATTGGATGAACAGTAAAGGTTTTTTACATGTTTTAAAGGTAGCTTTGGAGGTAACAGTAGCTGATAAAAGGCTTTTCAGAATAGAAGATTGCTACATATCTAAGCTTAATATTATAGTAAATAAAGGGTGTTTGGGGAACAGTTTGTACTATAAAGATGATATTTTAAATAGGTTAAAACAAGGTATCAGCTTAGAGAACTTCATATCAAGTTTACAAGAATAAGGAGGGTATCAAAATGATAAATGTAGATACTATTATAGAAGAAGGTTTCTACTCTACTTATATAGGCTCTATTAAAAAATCTCTTGCGGATAAAAAGAGATTGGAGAAAAGAAAAGACAGTTTACAGAAGGAACTGTTAGAGTCTCAGAATTTATATGTAAATATGTTAGACGCACAAAAGTTATTAAGTACAATTTCTGATGATAATACAAGTAAGACCTTAGACTTTATTACAGGAATGGTAAATAAAGTATTATCTGAGATGTTTACTTCTGATACTCCTCATATCGTTTTAACTAAGAGATTGTTTGCAGGTTGTAAACCCCATATAAATGTAGAGCTTATTGATGGTAGCGGAAACACTCTTGATATGGCTTTACAGTCGGGAACAGGTATATCTCAGGTAGTAAGTTTTATGTTTGCTATTTGTTTAATCGAAATCCGTAAGGGTAGAAGGTTACTTATAATGGACGAAAGATTAAACGGTTTACATAAAGAAGCTAAGCGTATTCTTAGTAAGGTTATTGAAATTTTTGCTGAGGGTGGGTTTCAGTTTGTATTTGTAGAATATGGCTTAAACAATATTGGTAAGATTTACAATGTTGAAAAACGAGGAGATGAATCCCACATCATTAGCCTTGAAAAAGGTCAGGAGTACACAGACGATATGGTATATGTTGACGATGTTGATTTATCTTTACTCTCAGAGGGTGAGGAAAAATAAATAGGAATATATTGCAATTCTTGTAAAAATGTGCTATCATAGTAACATCAAAAGGAGGTATTATCTATGGTAGTAAATTTTATCAAAGAGTGTGAATTACTTAAGATTATCAAAGAGTCCGATACTAAAAAGGATTTAGAAACAAGTTTAAATACCAAGGGTATTACTTATATGTGGGAAGGTAAAAATCACATAGGTGTATTCATCAAAGGAAAAGGGTACAGTATTTACAAATTAGGGTATAAATCTTTATTTGATAGATTTTGGTCGGGTTTGGATGCAAAATTCACTGGGTTGTCAAATGGATTTTACTCTTATTTGAAAGGTATATATGATATATGTGATTATGAGTTATCCGAGGACGAGGTGAGTATAGTAGCTGATTGTTATACTAGAGGGGTACCTACAAATCTTGTTATAAACAGGCTTGTGTATTGCTAAAGAGAGGTAGTCTACATTGAAAATTGTAGGCTACCTTTATTTTGTGAGGTGTTTGGAGATGAGTTATAAGCGTAGTAAATGCCGTAATGATAGGTTAAAGAAGTTGTATGCAGAAACTAAAAATTATTATGGCTTAGGGGTATATTATGATAAGAAGAAAAAGAGATTAATAAGGTGTTACATTTCCAAGAGGGGTAGAAGAAGGTATTACAAACGCTATTCAAATAAATTGGTAAGAAGAGAAAAAGTTATAGGGGATTATGGTTATTTTAAGAAGGTATATGATTTATGGTGGAATTTGTATTAATTTGTAGGAGAGTATTGCATTATAGTTGAATATGTGTTAAAATATATTGTATAATAAAAAAATTAGGAGATGGTGTAATGTCAACTGAAGTAGAAAATATTTGTTTAGAAGACATCGATTTAAAGGCATTGATAGAAGCTTATTACCAATTACAGGAGAAGGCAGAAGGAATATTGGGTATGCCTATTCATAGAATTGGCTTTAACTATGGGTGTAAGAGGTATGAAAACAGTCAGTATGTATCAGATATGCTAAATCTTAGTGTAGGTTTTGACGGTGGAGACAATGCTATATCGGTTGTTGATTATTATACTTATGGTAGTGATATTATAAAGTATGCTACAAATTATGATAGTGTTATTAGGGATGTATTAAGCTATCGTAAAAAGGCGGACAATGCAACATATCGACGAATGTATATGAACAATATGAGTCGAGAGGTTGTATCTTTATGTAAGATTATTAAAGATATTTATACTAAGTATGATATCTCTCACGCTCAGAAATTGTTGCTTGTTTTCCTACCATTAGGTGGAGAGATATCAGCAACATATGAAGACGGAGTATTCGTAATTAGATGCTAAAGAGACAGGTTTGGGTAGTTACCAAACCTGTTTTTTTAGGAATACTTTATAAAAAATTTAGGAATACATTGCAAAAATTCAAGAAGTATGCTAAAATGATAATACAAAATTTAGAAAGGATGGTTTATATGAGTAAATCTCGTATAGGAGAGAAAACAAAAGCTAATAATGGTATGGAGATGGTAATCGTAGGGTATCGTAGTAGTTCGGATATCGATGTCAAGTTCGAAGATGGAACTGTGGTTGTTGGTAAGAGGTATCAGCAGTTTAAAAAAGGTGAAATTGCTAATCCTAATGTAAAGAAGAAAACCTTAAGAGAAGACAGAGTGGGTAGTGAAACTACTGCAAAAAATGGTCAGAAAATGAAAATTGTTGCTTATCGTAGTTCATACGACATCGATGTTGTCTTTGAAGATGGTACAAAGGTTTGTGGACGCTCTTATTCAAATTTTGAAAAGGGTAGGATAAGAAATCCAAATAAAAAGAGGTGAAAAGTATGGCTTTGATTGATGATTTAAGAGATAAAACTTATAAAGAAACCGTAAATCTCTTAGAGAAATATGGCAAAGGTTGTATCGTTAGACCAACGGGATTTGGAAAGACTGGTATTCTTACAAGGTTAATCAATGATTATACTGCAGGCTGTAAGGGTAAAGAACCAAGAGTATTATATTTGTATCCTAATGAGCCTATTAAGAATGCGGTATTAAACTTTTATTACAAAAGTAAGGGTAAAGATATACCTGAAGATAGAGAAATCCCAGGGGTACAGTTTATAACTTATACTAAGTTGGCAAGAATGGATAAACCTGCGGATATAGAAGGTTTTGATTCCGTTAAGTTGTTTATGTCTGATGAGTGCCATAAGCTTGGAGGTACAAAGATTTCCAACAATATGCACAAGTTTAAGGATAAATATAAAGATGTGAAGTATGTAGGAGCTACGGCTACTCCTGATAGAATGGATTTATTTGATGAGGTATATGAGTTCTTTGATGATAGAGTAGTATCTCCTTATACTTTACACGATGCCTTTGTTGACGGGGTATTACAGAAACCATATTACTGTTTTTGCTCTTATAGTCTTGAAGATGATTCCAAATACCTTGAAAATGCGGTAAAGGAAGAGTTTAAGTATGCTGAGGGTAGTTGTGTAAGTGAATATAAAGAACTTATGGAGGCTACTGCAATACAGATGGCAGAACTGCATAATATGCCTAAAATTATTAAAGATGTATGTTCCAAGTGTATTGAGCCTGATTCTTATATGAGAGGAGTAGTTTTCTTTGCAGACTATAACCACATTAATGCAAAAGAAAAGGTTGTGGTAAATTGGTTTAAAGAAGCTTTCCCAGATTACAAGGTAAATGTACTAAGGGTGACTGGTCAGAACAAGGAGACAAGAGAAAATGCTCAAATGCTTGACTATCTTGAACCTAAAGATAAAACTATTGATATTATTACCAGCGTAGATATGCTGAATATGGGGTATCATGTAGATAATCTTAAATTTGTAGGAATGTACAGAGGTACGCAGTCAGGTGTAGTATATGCGCAGCAGTTGGGTAGAATACTTAATTCAGGTAGTATGGAGCAAGGTGTAGTTTTCGATTGGGTAGATAATATTCACAGGGAATCTATGTATGATGTACTCGGTAGAGAAAGTAAAAAGGTTACCAAGGCTAAAGAGAAATATGCTGAGTTAAAAACGAAGTTATCATCAGCTGGTGGTGATGTAAAAGTCTTTTCTCCAGAAGAGTTTAAAGAATATAAAATATTAGAGGGTAGATTTGAAAGACCTGATAAAGATTGGTGGGACGATAGTCCTAATAAGTTGTTACCTGAGGATTTGATTGCCACTTCTCACGAGGCTACTTATAGAGAGTTGATAGCTAAGACAGTAGCTGAACCTATTGCAATGCGTGCAAGACAGGCTTGGAAGAACTGGTTAGATGCGGGCGGTAATGTAGCTGACGGAACTGCTCAAGGTATTCTTGATAATGCTCTGTTACCTAATTTGCCTTTAGGACCTTATTGTGCAAGTAAAAGACTTACTATTGAGAAGGTGTTAAGCATTATTCTCGGTGAAGGGGATTATACTGATATGGTAAAGGTTTATACAGAGAAGTGTAGAAAACAAGGAATAGTTTGGTAAGGATGTGAAAAATATGAGTGCCTTAAAGGATGATAGGGTAGGAGAGATACGAAGAGCAAATAACGGTATGCTAATGAAAATAATAGCATACCGTTCCGTAAAAGATATTGATATACAGTTTGAAGATGGTGTAATTGTATGCAATAAAAGATATAGTGCTTTTGATAAGGGTAATATAGGTCATCCTAAGGTTAAACTTTCTAAGGTATCTGACGAAGACATTAAAAGATATTTAGGTATGGAAAAAGTTATGAGTTGCGGTATGAAGGCAACAATCATAGCTTATCGAAATACTTTGGATATAGATATACAGTTTGAAGATGGTACTGTGGTTGAACATAAAACAATACACTCTTTTAAAACAGGTTATATTAAGAATCCTAATATAGCTAATTATATGTCTAAGACAGGTAGGGTAGGCGATAGGTCAATAGCTAACAATGGAATGGGTATGACTATTATTAAATACATAAGTCGAGATAATATGACAGTAAGATTTGATGATGGTTTTATTAAAGAGGGTGTAAGCTATTCAAACTTTATCTCAGGTAGGGTATCTCATGATGGTATATCAACGATGATTGAAAGGTATTCTTCAAAGCATTTGCATGAGAGGAATAAGATGTTAAATGGTTTATGGGCAGAGATTATAGCTTACCGTTCTACAAAAGTTATAGATGTAAGATTTGATAATGGTGTAGTAGTTAAGAATAGGTCTTATAATAAATTTAATAAGGGTTTGATAGCTTTGCCTAAAAATAGATTAGAGCAGGTAATTGTAACATCTTGCGGTTTAAAGGCAAAGATTGCAGAGTATCGTTCTGTTGATGATTTGGATATATTGTATGAAGATGGATGTAAAAGGGAACATACTTCGATAAGAATATTTAATAGTGGTAGTCATCCTTTATTTGTAGCATCAGGTAGGGGTTTACATATTAGAAAAGGGTATTCATTTTGTGGATTTACTGATTTGTTGAAGTGCTTTGAGTACAATGGTGATAGCTATTTTATGTGCAAAGATGCTGAGGGTATAGGTCAGGTTTATTCTCTGCACGATATGATGAACATAGCAGGTGTACAACCAGAATTTTAAAAAGGGATGAGAGACGTGAAAAAAGATAGAGTAGGTGAAGTAAACAGAGCCAATAACGGTATGTTAATGAAGATAGTAGCCTATCGTTCTTCATATGATATTGATATACAATTTGAAGATGGGGTAATTGTGTATAATAAGCAATACAGTAATTTTAAAAGGGGTTGTATAAGCCATCCGAAAGTTAAAACAGACAGGGCTTTGTTCTTGAAAGACAGGGTAGGTGAAGAAGGTATATCTAATGATGGTATGAAGATGAAAATAATAACATATCGTACAAATCATGATATAGATGTGCAGTTTGAAGACGGTTCAAAAGCTTATAATAAGAGTTATGGTAATTTTAAAAAAGGAAAGATAAAATCCCCCAAGGCTATGGGTAGAGTAGGTGAAGTGGTTAAGGCTATAAATGGTATGTTAATGGAAATAGTAGCATATCATTCATCTAAAGATATAGATATACGGTTTGAGGATGGTACTTTGGTTTACAATAAATCATACAATAATTTTAGTATTGGAAGAATAGGCTATCCTTTAAAGAACTCTTTAAGGTTAGGTGAAGAAAGTTTAGCAATAAACGGTATGAAGATGAAAATAATCGCTTATCGCTCAAATGAAGATATAGATATACAATTTGAAGATGGTACTGTTGTGTATAATAAGCAATACGGTAATTTTAAAAGGGGTTCTATATCTAATCCAAAAACTGATTCAAAAATTAGAAAAAATGAATTAAATAGGGTTGGGAAGATAAACAAGTCAAAAAACGGTATGTTGATGAAAATAGTAGGCTATAGAAGCTGTGATGATATTGATATTCAATTTGAAGATGGTCTAATTGTAAAAAACAAGAAGTATAAAAAGTTTTGTGAAGGCTACATAGGGTATCCGCTTGAAAATTTTCACGGTTTCACTAACATAAGAAAGTCTTTTGAATATAATGGTATGGTGTACTATTTGTGTGAGGATTTGCAAGGCAGAGGTCAGGTGTACACCCTACAAAAAATGTTAGAATTAGCAGGTATAAAATCAGCATTTTAAAGGAGGGTATTTATGTTAATATACATATCAGGACCTATTTCAGGTATCTCTAACTACAAAGAGAACTTTCTAAAAACTAAGAAAATGTTAGAAGGTAAAGGTTTTGAGGTTTTATCTGTTTTAGATGTTCCTTGTCTTGAAAAAGACTGCTTTACTTGGTCAGATTGTATGAGATTCGCCTTGGATTTACTTGAAAAGTGTGACAAACTATATCTTTTAGAGGGTTGGGAACACTCTGCAGGTGCAAGGATTGAAAAGATGTGGGCAGAAAAATTAGGTATTGGGGTAATAAATGTTTAAGGAGGGTGGTAGATATTGAAAATTAAGGAAGTAGTAAAGTCAAAGCAAGGGTATAATATGACTGTAATTCGCAACATAGGTGACAAAAGAGTTACAGTAAAGTTTGATGATGGCTCTATCGTAAAGAATAAATCCTATGAAGATTTCAGAAAGGGTAAAATAAAAAAGCCAGTTTGTAACAGAGTTGGTGAAGAGTCTGTATCAAAGAGCGGTTTAAAAATGAAGTTGATTTGTTATATCAATTGTGAAAATGTAGATGTTGAGTTTGAAGATGGCACAGTAGTCAGTGGTAGAACTTACCATGAATTTAAAAAAGGACTTATTAAAAATCCTAATAAAGATAAGAAATACAACTTTAATAATAAGCGTTCAGAAAGAGTAGGCATAGAGTCTGAAAATCTTAATGGTATGAAGATGACTATAACTAACTATACCAATGCAAATGATATTGAAGTTAAAATGGAAGATGGTAGGTTATTGAAAGGTCAAACCTATCGAAAGTTTGTAGCAGGAACAATATATTAGGAGGTTATATTATGGTAGTATTGAAAGTAATAATGTGGGTATTAGTTGGAATTGTAATTCTGATGGGAATGAGTATTGTGTTACTTTTTGTCCTTAGGATGATAAAGTACTTTGTAGATGAACTCATAGAAAAGAAACATAAAGGTGGCAAAGGTAAAGGTGAATAACTATGGTTGGTGACCTTAGGTATAAGTACTGTTATCCAAATGTACAGGTAATTAACGCAAGTACGGGTATGTTGGAGGCTGAAATTTCAGGCTATATGAGCAGTATGTTTGATGATTGGATGGTAGTCAATTGGGATTACATATATGAATTCAATTTGTTAAGAGTATATATTTAGCATCAGAGAGGAGTGTGTTTATTTATGGATTTAAGAGATACTCGACCTTATTATGTGGTGTTTAGTGCTAAGGGTAGTAAGATATATCGTTGTATGAAGGATTTTGAATGTCTTACTAAAAGAAAAGTACCCCACAGGGTATTAAAATGTTATTCTTTGGACGAGGCTAAAGCCTGCGTAGAAAGAAATAAGTTTGCTGTTAATAAAGATACTCGTTATAAATTTGATGATACTAATAATTATCCGTATGCTTTTATTGATGGTTCTTTCAACTATAAAACAGGTGTGTATGGTTGGGGTGGATTTATTGACAGTCAGGGTACAAGGTATCTTGTTAAAGGTAGCGGAAACAATCCTGAATACAGTAAATTCAAATCAACAATAGGTGAGGCTTTAGGGGTAATAAATATTGTAGACAGAGCAATGGAATTGGGTATATTTGACTTGGTCATATATTTTGACTTTGCACCTTTAGAGACTTGGCTTTTTGATGATTGCAAGAGTAGTAATGAAATTAAGAAGTTATATAAAGAACACATAGACAAAGCTAAAGGACAGGGTATGAACCTTATATTCAGAAAGGTAGAGGCTCATAAAAAAGTAAGGGGAAATTGTATTGCTGATATGCTTGCCAAAGAAGCAGTAGGAGCTAAAAAGAGAAGGTCTTTGCCAGTAAGTTTTTTCAATGTGAGAAATACAGATAGAGAGTACGCTTTCGTGCTTGTTTAATTGTGTAAAAATGTGAGTCTGTTAAAGGCTCACATTTTTTGTACCTAATTGCTAAAAATTAGTAATTTAAGAATTTTTGTGATTTTTTAAGATATTTAAATTTGGTATGAGAACCTATCAATTAACATATATTAAATGTATATAAGTTTTAAAAGAATAATTGAAAATAGGCTATTCAAAAATTGGTGTGGTTTCTTGGTGGTATATTTTTGTAAAGAACCTTAATTTTCAATATTTGAATAGAAGTGTATATTTTAGAAGGTTTGAGGTATTAAAGAGTTTTATTTAGATTAGAATTAAGAAATTTAAAATTAGATTTATGAAATAAAAATATTGTAGTTATGTGTATAATTTTAGAAATAAGAAAAGTATTTTTAGTAAAGAGAATATATTTTTAAGATGGTATCCATTTTGTAATTTGATGATAGATTGTTAATGATTTATTTATTATTGTTAGTATTTTATGTTTATGAGAGGAGAATTTTTATGAGTTATATTTATGACAAATTAAGAGATGCTTTAGGTGGCAAGATATTTAGGTCAGGTATAGTATTTAAAAACTGGTCGCCTAATGAGATTAGAGCCATCTATATAATGAGGGACTTTATTCTTGTAGCAGATTATCTTAAACAGCCAAAGATTATTAAATTAGATGTAAACGAAGTATCTATGGATTTATCTAATCCATCAAGAAGAGGTAATTTAAACAACTTGTTAGATAGCCGTCATCTTTCTTGTATGGAGGAGATATATGTGGATTCTTGCTATCAAGGGCATAGAGATGTAATTGATTTAAATTCGTATGTACAGGGTTTATATAATCAGGCATCTCGTCTAAGATACTATGGGTATGTAAGCGGTTTTTCAGTTGATGCTTTGCAGACATTTTATTCAAGTGCTTTGATTAATGGTAGTTTTGATTTAACAATAGCCAAAGCTTTGAATAATTTTTCTTACAATGACTTGAGTAACAAGGATTGGTACAAGAAGTACAACCTAAGACCTCAGTGGTATGAGATAGACAAAGAAAAGGGTAGGTTACATACTTATTTTGTTAAGTGTGAAAAGCTAATAGGTGAACAAGAAACAGCTAAAGATGCTAAGATAAGTGAGTTAACTAATATAAATAACATTGTAGAGATGTTTAATGTTGATAGAAAAAGAGCAGAAGATATTAAGTTGCTTATGTCATTTATTACTTTTTGCAAGGATAAAGATGACTTTTCATCATCAGTGGCAGAATGTTTACAGCATAGTATGATAACAAAGCTTAAGCCTATTAAGGGTTTAACTAAAGACCTTTTCTTGAAGGCTATGAGGTTAGGTAAGATTCAGATGGGTGGTATTGAAAAGTATCTGTTTGACTTATACCAAAAAGTAGGGGTATTTAGTGAAGATGAAGAAGATAATGTTAAAATAGAGGTTGAGACTGACGGTATATATCAGTTAGGGTACAGATTGAATACGGGCTTATCAGATGCTTTAATTAAAAACAGGAGAAAAGAGTATTACATCTTGTTTTTACTAACCTCATCAAGGGTAGAATTCTTACCTGAAGGTACATTTGTAGATTTATTAGAGAAAAAATCTCTTTTAAACGGTAGTAAGTGTAGTTCAGATAATATTGACGGTTTAATAAAATATGTATATAGTCTTTGTGGATTTTCTAAAGATGATTATAAAAAATATATAGTTGCCTGATGTCAAGGAGTGTTTAGATATGAAGAAGGAACAGGTAATAGCTTTTAAGGTAAGTAATTTAGCTGATGGTAAAAAATCTTTTTTACCGAATGTGTTTTCTGCTTTATGTGGAAATAAAGCAGGGAAAATGAAGTATGTAGACATTATAGGGGTAAGTCTTAAAGGTTTTGAAAAGAAGCTTATAGGTACTGATGAAGATTTGTACATCAGTACTTTAATCGACTCAATTTCTATTGTAGAAAATATGGGTATCAAAGACCCAGATTGTACCTTATGTTGTAATGATAGCTGTAATATTGCCAAGCTATTTGGGGTACATTTGGTTACAACAGCACCCCCAGAGGAGATAATAAATAAATGGGTATCGGAAGAATATGATGTAGATGTATTTAAAGATGGTAAAGATACTGATGCTGACTGGGATGAGCCTATAGAAGAGGACTATGCCGAAGAGGAATACGAAGAAGATGAGGAATATGAAGAAGAGGAGGAATATGAAGAACCTGAGGAGAATGAAGAGTTAACAGATGTTAATGAAGATGAGGCAGTTCTTCGAGAAGAGGTTGAAAAGGTATTTACTTCTACGGTAATTTCTTTGGTAGGTAAGGTTAAGAAGAGATATGACTTATTATTTGAGTCAGGGTATGACTTAGAGAGACCCTACTGCATTATAGGAAGTGAGGGTAGCTTGTATGTAGATAGCGAAAATGTTTTAAAGCTACACGAGGACCCCTCTAAGGATATAGATTTTAGTGCCTTATTAAATATGTATGAGCTTTTTGAAGGTAAAATAGGTTTTAATGAGAGTAATGCAAGGTCATCTAAAGTAATATCCCAGGATTTACTCGAAGGGTATTTAAGCGGTGGAAAATTGGATTATTTTCCTTATAAGCTTATAGAGTATGCTTTTGGAAGAAACCCATCAAGGGAAGAGAGTCATACTTACAGGTATGCCACTTATAAAGGTAAAGGTGTAAGTAATGATTGGGGTGTTTTTGGTAATAAAATAGAGGAAGATGTAAAACTTACTATTGTAGACGCCATAGTAAGTTACTGTTTAAATGTGCTTAAAACTGGTTATGAGAGAGAAAATATTAGAAAGACGATAAGAAATTCTCAGACTATTAAAGATATACAAAGTTATATAGAATATGTAGCAGATAGCTTAAGTGTTTGCGTTGTAGTAACTCAGTACAAGAGTATTGACGGTAAGCCAGTTTCAATAAAGATGAGGGTATGTGACCCATCAGGTGTGGTAACTGGTAATATGACAGGTGAGATTATATCAAGAGCTTTTTCAGGTAATACGGGAGGTTCTGAGGGTGCTACTTTGGATAGTGGGTTAAACGAGTCGGATAGTAATACCTACAGGGTATTTGAGTTTGGTCACGAATTTAACCATTCTTTAAGCAATGCAATGCCTTTGTTTGCATATAAGGCTTTTGAGAAGCTAAGAGAAAAAGGTGAGAGTGTCACATTTAAAGACTTGATTTTAGGTCAGAGTATAGACGGTACTATACTTAGAAATGGCACTCACGGCTTGGTGTTAGATAAAAAATTATTCCATTATATCAACGCAGGTAGCCGAAGTGGTAAAGGTGTTATGACTCTAAATATGATTGCAGGAGCCCTGTTAAGCGGTAAGGCTGTAATATATTTAGATAATAAACCAGATATGGTATCTATGTTAGCTAAGCTTTGTGGTGGAGAAGAGGGAGGCAATATCAGTGGACCTCCTTTCTTTGGTATTAACGGCTCTAATAATGTAGATGATAAGCAAAAGCAGTTTACTCACGAAGATGCTTGGATTAACAGGGATAACATTCCAATAGAAGCGGTAGCTTTGTTTGGTGAACCTGTTTGGAGTAGGTATGGTGAAATTTTTTATATGAGAGCTTTCACTCTCGCTATGGGTATCATCCTTGCGAGAGGTCTTGATGGCGGTCACGGTAAGATGAATGACCCTGCATATGGTGGTAAAGATGGTATTTTCTTGGTATGTGATGAGACTAATGTACTTCAAGAGAAGTTTAAACTTATTGGTCAAATTATAGCAGACAAGATACCATTACAGGCTAAGAAATTTAAATCTATGTCAGCAAGTCTTGAAGCTGTTTACAATGAGGCTGTTTCTGAAAACGCAAGAAAGGGTGCTGAGATTAAGTTCTATAATGCTAAAAGGGATTTTGAAGAGGCTTTCAATGCTCACAAGTTTTATGCCCTGTCTTATTTAAATACGCTATCTGATAATATAGCTTATATTTATGATAAAAGCCTTGCAGGATTTTTACAGAAAGAAATGGAATGTTCTGATATTGTAATTATAGGTCAGAATTTAGAGCAGAAGCCAATATCTAAAGATACTATTACTTCGGCTGTTACAAGCGGTAGATTATCAGGTGAGGGTTCAGGAGCGAATGGCTTAGGGGGTACTCAGATTGCTAAAGATATTAAGGGTATGGCATCTATACCTTTTGCTCATTTTGTGTTCAGCAGTTCAGACGCCCTGATAGGGTATAATTCTTTACACCCCGAATACCTTGCTCAAGCTGAAAATGGCTCTAAGGCTTTTGGTAGGTTAGACTTGGTAGCTAACAATTTCTGTTATATTCCGAATTTTAGGGTAAGTGCGAGTGAAGATGATGTGCCAGGAGCCCAGTTAACTAAATCTTTAGCTAATGCGAGTACAAGTGTGTATTTTAAACCATATCTTATTCTCAATGATTCATCGAGTGCTTATACTGACCAGATGTTTGGTAGGGTACAAAATGCAGGTTTATCAAGAGAAGATGTAATTCACGAGTACCCAGATGATTCAGGTAGTAATATAAGCCCTTATGTAGGATTCCCAGAGTATATGAGTTTAATGGGGGTAACAGATATACCTGAAAGGCTTAAAAAGGGTGCTGATATTGCCAATATGGTAGTAGGTAGTGTATTAGGTTATCCAGATGATGGTAGTGGTAGACCTTTGTGGTTGCAGTTTGTAACTGATATGCGACCAGAATGGATGCTCTCTGTTAGAGATATTGCTTGTATGTGTGGTGGTTTAGTACACGATGCAAATATGTCAAAGGGTAAGGATAATCCTATAACAAAAGAGTACTATGAATACATAGATTATGTTGCTAAACATAAAGAGCTTGATATAAATGATAATACTATGTCTTGTAGTGAAGCTTACTTTGAGGACGATAACGGAGAGAGACAGTACGACTTAGGTGGGTATGAGAGTGATGCTCGTAGAGATTTTTATGCTACTGATGATGGTAGTGATGAAGATTTTGAGAATGAAGCCTTTGATGAAAGAATGGCTCACAGCTTAGGTGATGATGAGGTTATCGAGAATGATGAAGATATTCTTGATATATTTGATGATTCTGATAATTTTGATGAACCAGGAGCTGATACTCCAGGAGCTTTCGATGATTTTGTAGATGATAATTCTGTTGGAAGCAAAACTATGGGTATGAATATAGATGAAAAAGATGCTATTATTGCAGCCCTTATAGCCAAGTTACAGGAAAACGGTATAGGGGTAAATGATCTGGAAGGGTATTCTTTTAATGATAATGGTAAAGGTGTAGACTGTGGGTATGAGTGTCCTGATTACAAAGAAGAGTTCTCAGGTCAAGAAATGCAGGGTATGAATTTCGGTAGTGATGATGAAGAGATATCTGCTACGACTTATGCTAACTTAGTGTCATTAGTAACAGGTAAAGTTATTAGTGCCTTTGGAGGGTATGATAGAATTAATACTTTTAGGGTAGTTGGTGGAGCTATTGCTATTAATGGTACTATATTTAGAAGTAAAGTTAGTAAAGATTGTTTAGGATTGTTACCTCTTGATATTAGAAGACAAATTTCAGCAGGTAATTTAGCTGAATTGTTTAACTATAGAGAGCTTTATAATATGCCTTATTTAAGGGGTTTGGATTTTGATTCTGAAAGCTTTGTGTATAGTAGAGTGTCACCTTTACTTGGATTTGTAGGTACTATCGGGGTAGATAATTATTTTGATGCCTTTAGTTCTTTACAGTTGCTTAAAATTGGTAGTAGGAAGTTCTCCAGACAGAATTATAAAACTGAAATAGGTGATGAGGATATATTCAGTTATCAGAGTAAAGCTACAAAGTATGCGAAGATGTGTGATTCAAATTTGTCTAATCTTACTTCTAAGTCTTGGAGTTTTACAAAGAATATGTTCAATAGTAAAAATCACGGTTTGATAGCAAAGACTTTTGGGGTTGTATTTGGTTTATCAGCATCAGTGGCAACGGGTGCAGCAACCTTAGGAGCCAAAGCTGTAAGTGGGGTATCTCATAAGGTAGATAGATATAATCAAAAGAAAACTTTTACTGATAAAGCAAAAAATGGTTTTTCAGCCTTTAAGGGCGGTTTTAAAGACTTATTCAATTGATAGAAAGGGTATTCTTTTTGAATACCCTTTTTGATTAGTATTTTATATGTATGCTTTGTGCAAGGAGGGTATAAGGATGAATAATCCGTATGAAGTATTAGGTGTATCTCCTTTAGACACTTTATCCGAGATAAAAGATAAATATAGGAAGTTATGTAAGAAGTATCATCCTGATATAGCAGGTGAAGAGTTTACTGCAAAGTTTCAAGAGATAAATGACGCTTGGGAGTATCTTAAAGATAATACAAGGGAAGATAAACCTAAGCAGTATTGGACACACAAAACATTATTTACCGTTGAACGGAGGGCTTTGTAATGAGAAAGATAATTAAAAACGAGGTTGTTAAAATGGATTGGGATGCAGACACCTTTTTTGAGAGTAGAGATTATGGTTTCATTGCAGCAGTAAATGTGTATGAAACCCCTAAAGGTAGTGTTCCTGTTATTTTTCAGGATAACAAAATTTACCTGCTTTATGACGCAGAAGAAGGTGACTTAGCATCTCTTGATGACATTAAGTCTGTTATAAAGGATTGCTTTGATACAGGTGAGGATGTAGAGGATAGATATTATGATTCATACATTGAGTTGGGTATTGCTACAGTAGACAATGAAGATATTGCTAATAGTTATGGTCTTACTGATGAAGACATCTGCGATATCAATCAGCGTATTATGGATTTATCACCTTATTGGGAGATTGAAGAAACTCCTATGTTTGATTAATTAAAAAAATTTTTAAGAAATAATTGTATTTTCTTGTGATTTGTAGTAAACTAATATATGCTGTAAAGGTAAGGTTGGTGTGATGTTTCTCAGTCACTTAATGAAAAAGAGTTATAAATCGCCAATGTAAAATTCTTCTTATAATATTACTCAAGAAAAGGCAGATAGGTTTTTATAATCTATCTGCCTTTTCTTATGTAAAAATATAAATTTAGAAATATAAAAGTTTATTTAGTTATTAGATATTTAATATTACATTTATAATATATCAATTTAGTTATGTCATATATCTTATTATATAAGGGATGCTTTATTTTAGTTTTCAGAAATGTATGTAAGTTTTCTATTTTATGGTTATAAGAATTAAGATGTACTGTTGCTTTAAATAAAAATTTGTTGGTGTTTGAATTTATTTTAAGGATAATGGTGTCAAAGGTGTGTTAAAAAAGTGATGAAGGAGGAAGTTTGAGTGTATCAAAGAACGCTGTTTACGGTGGGGAACTTATAGGGTATTATCTTATTAAGATAAGAGTGGAGTTGGGTATTTAGATATTGGGGTACAAACTGCTTAGTTATTTTAGGAATGATGTATATAGATTATTTAAATCTGATTTATTCAGGATTGGGGTAATGTTTAAAATTGTCAAGGTAAGATTATTATCTGTTGTATGTTTGTTTCTTTCTAAGATTTTAGAGAGTATTTATATGATTTAAAAGATTTTGGTTGAATTCTTTTGGATTTTATAAGTGCTTTTTATTTTTGTATGATTTGGTTAATATTTGTGGTTATAAAAATACTTCCTGTTTGTTAACCGTATTTAATTTTTTAGTTTTTCGCTTGTAGGAGCGGATAATTTAAAAAAGTGGAAAAATAGGTTGGTGTTAGGTAGGGTATTTTGGTTAAAAAATTCTGTATATAAAATACCCATTTTGCAGAATATACTATTTAATGTAAGATATAATTTTCTTGTGTCGATAAGTTTCTTTAAAATGTCAGATTGGCTTGTATTTTTTGGGAATATATGGTAAAATAAATTACATAGAAAATATTGATTGAGTTATATTTTTACAGAAATTGGAAGTAATTGTTTAGATAGCTAAATTAGTATTTAGGAGTGTTGAGATGAAGAATTTTTTCAGTGAAATGTTAAAATGTAAGAGGTTGATTTATGAAAATAGAGATAGATTGTCTGCCGATGTATTCTTAAAGGTAAAATCTTTTGTTGAGGGTGGTAGCTATTCCTCTTGTAAGAAAGCATCAGACATTGCTAAAATGACTTTACAGGGCTTTAACCCTCAGGCAATAGCAGAACATTTTGAATTGTCTTATGAAACTATTCGAACCGAGAAGAGGAATATCTCTAATGAATTATGGGGTATTTTTCCTAAGGATTTTTTTGAGAAGTTAGCTGATTATAAATCTAATAAAGATTACATAGATGATTGCATCTTTTCTCTTGAGAATGTATGTTTATCTTCTAAAGATTTATTACTAATGGGTATTTCTAATGATATTTTGTCTAAAAATACCTTGCCTTTAGAAGATTACAGTATAGAAGATTTACAAGATGAGTTATTCTTTTTATTAAGGTATTCTAAAGCCTTTTATGAGAATGACTTATTGACTGTAGATTTAAATAAGCTTGCTTATTTAATAGGAGTCATAGACGGTAAAGAGGGTAATTCCTCTATAAGAGCAGAAGTTTTAAAAAGTTTAAAAGTTTAAAGAATTTTTGGAAGGATGTTTAAAGATGATTAAATGTGAGAACATTTTAGGTACAAGTGCAATAGATACTTATTATGAGTTTTTATTTGCTATGGCATTAGCAGCTGAATGCGGTAGAAGACATACTGCTTTAGATATGACTTCTATTAGAGTTACAGATAAGGAGATGCTTTCGGATGATGATATTGCTTATATGCATTATTTGAGAGCTAAAGGTTGTATCTATGATGGTAGTAAAAGTGCTGATAAAATTCCTTTAGAATTACCTCGTTATTATTTTAATACGGACTTCATTACTTCTTTAGGTAATAGGTTGTTTGAGGAGAAGGGTAATTGTTATTGTTGGAGTACAGCTTATGCTTACAATAATTATGATAACTATGTGGATGAAGTATTAAATAAAAGGAAGTTGGGTAATACTATTATTCATTTAGCAGCTTATATGCTAATTAGTATTCTTTTAGGGGAAAAGCCTAAAAAACCTGTAATCTTTTATTTTATGGGTTATGAAGTAAAGACAGTACATATTTACATTACACTCGTTGCTTGTCTAAACAAATTGAGTGTTCTTAAAAATATCATTAAAGTAGAGTTTGATAAGAACTATATTGATATTATGGACGATTTGGACTTTAAAATCCTTTTTGATACTGCTCTCCACGCTAAGAGACTGAAGAAGTGGTCTTGTAAAGATAAATTTGATGCATTTAAGGCTCTTGGTTTACAGAAGGGTAGCTTGGCAGTTGTATATGAGAGGGGTAGAATTAGCGATAGTAATCCTATTGGTTCAATAAGTAGATCTTTCATTGTTAGGATAGATGACTATTCTGATGATGTAGATTCTGGTAAGGCAGGTTGGAGTGTAACAAAATTTGCTGTAAACAAAACTAAAGAAGAACTTGAAGATGATTATTTTGGTATCGATGAAGATTACCGTAATCTCTTCAAGGATTTATTAGAGCCAAAGTTAGGAAAAGCTAAGTCTTTTATTAGTTTTGACACACTGGGTATTGGAACTTATTTTTGCGATGAAGAATACATTCTTTTACCTATTGAGAGAGATGAAAAAGTGCAGAAAAAGGTGTCTATGAATGGTAAGCAGGTAGTCTTAGAAATGGATGATGTTGACATCATTTATTGGATACTTAATCAGTATAATATAGATTTTGATAAAGAGTTATATAAACAGTATTACAATGCAGGTAAGCCTCTTTTATGGGATACTTGTGATAGTACCCAGGTACATAGCTTTGATTAGAAATAAGATAACATTATTAGAAATAAGAAAACAAATTCTACACATAGCATATATAAATTTAGTTATAAGATAAAAATTTTTAGTAATATAAAAGTTTTTATTTAGAATTAAGAAATATGCATTGATTACTTTAATTTATTAGGTTAAATTAAAATTTCTGTTAGTAACAGGTGGTAAGATAGATATTAGTTTAATTATTCTATCTTACTGTTTAAGATTTAGAAATTTGTTTTTAGCTTGATAATACATTTTTTAGATCTATCAGTTATAAATTTACTTTTTTAGAAAGTGTAATTTCAGAAATTAGATATTTTAATTTAGTTATTTCAAGAGAAATTATACAAATAAGATAGAAATTTTTAGAATTAAGAATATATTGTGAGGTTGTGTTTTATATGTCAAGTGATATTTTTGATAAGGTTATGAATTTTTCATCATCTGATAATGCTGATACAAAGGTAAAGCTTAAACCATCGGAGCGTCTTTTAGAGGAAATAAAGGGGTATGGCTTTGATTTAACTCAGCTTGAGCCTGTTTTAAAAACAAAAGGTCATCAGTTGATTGTATCTTGTGCAGGTAGTGGTAAGACTACCGCTATGACTTTTAAGGTAATTTACGACCTTAAAACGGGTAGGAGTACGGTATTAAGAAATCTAAATGGTAACAATATTAGAATTACAGACAAGATATGGGTATCTACTTTTCTTAAGTCGGGTTCTGAAGAACTTAAAAATTCATATAGAAAGTGGTGTAATAGATTGCATTGTGCAGATATGTCGCAGTCGATACAATTTTGTACTCTCCACGCTGAGTTTAAGAGAGCTTTAAATGCTCTTGGTATGCATACAGATATTATTTCTGATACTGAAAATAAGAATCTTTTAAAGAAGGTTTTAAAGACTTATGGCATTAGAAGTCCGAGGGGTACTGCACTTAATGATGATGAAGTAAGTGCAATTTTAGGTGCTTTAATTTGTACAAGAAATCGTTTAGATGAGAAAAGGTACTCATCTGATATTTACGATGAGCTTGGTTTGGTAAGTTCTGTTATAGATTGTATTCTGAGAGATTGGAAAGCTCAGCGTGTAATTAAAAATATGGTAGACTTTGAGGATTTGCAAGAAATCTTGTATGATTATTGTTATAATAAAGCAGATAATGCTATTATAGAATTCCTCTCACAAAGGTACAATTATATTTATATTGATGAATTTCAGGATACATCTCAGATTCAGTATGCAGTTCTAAAGGCTTATTGTTTTCAGGCAAAGCAGGTAGTAGCGATTGGAGATGACGACCAGACGATATATAGTTGGCGAGGTAGTGATAACAGTATAATTACTGAGAAATTCTTAGCTGACTTTAAACCAGCGAAGAATGACCTGTCTGTCAACTTTAGATGTCCAAATAACATCTTATCAGCGATTAAACCGAGTATTGAGAAGAACACATTGCGATTTGAAAAAACTCTATGCTCAGCTAAAGATGGTGGTATGGTTAGAATAGTAGAGGCACCTGAATATAAGCAGATGGCTTTAACACTTGGTGACTTGGTATATGAAGATATAAAGGCAGGTAGGTCAGTAGCTATTTTAACAAGGGTAAATAGTGATGGCTTGTTGCCAGCTATTTTCTTTGATAAGATGAATATGTTTTCATACTCAGTATCAGGTAAGAATATGACATTAGATTGTTATATAGGTAGGCTTGTAATGTCTATAATTCATCTGTTTACAGATAGTTATTCATCTGAAGTAAGGAAGGCTTTATCTTACTTAACTTGGGATAGTTATGGTATTACTCATTTACTTGAAATATGTAGAAATAACGGAACTGATATATGGGGTATTTCTGAAGAGGATTTGGTGTACTCCTGTCCTGAAATATCAGAGAAGTTAATTTCTTGGAGAGATTTTCGTAAGTCTAATGGTGATATTCTTACTGTTAAATTTGTTTTACAGGATTATAGATATTCAGTATTTGTGAACGATACTCAGTTTAATGATGTTGTTAGGTCTGTACTGTTGAGTGTAGAAAGTCTGTTGGATTATTATTCTTATGATTCAGCTGAAGATTTCCTGTCTGAGTTAGAGAGTATAAATGATAGACTGAGAGCAAGAGTAAAGTTGTCTAATGCTAATGTAAGAATAGCTACTGTACACGAATTCAAGGGTAAAGAAGCAGATAGTGTATATGTATGGAATGATTCGGAAGATGTATTTCCATTCTTCAAATCTTGTAACTCTAAGGAAGAAATAGAGGAAGAAAGAAGGGTACATTATATTGCTTGTACAAGAGCGAAAAGTATTAGTACAATTCTTTATAAGAAGGGTAAGGAAGGCAAGTTCGTTAAGGAGATGGATTTGTCTAATGCAAAGAAAGTTGTCAAAGAAACATCAGGGGTTTTAAAGAAAACTATGGAAAAGAATCTTGAAGAAGATAGTGCTTTAAGAGGTTTTGAAAACTCTGTTTCAATAGATACAGGTGAAGTTTATGATGACTTAGAGGTTGATGTTGAAGAATGAAATTAGTTTTTTAAGAAAGGTAAATGATGAATATTATGAGAGCTTTTGGAACAAAAGAATATGGAAATGCAGATGGTTTTAGGATTATTTGTAATAGGTGTGGAAGGGAAGCACGAATTATTCCAACACATCATTATAAGGAGCTTGGAAAGCTTGAAAAGATGACCCTTGAATTTAGATGTATTTGTGGAAACAGATATGGGGCAACCGTTCATGATTAAATGCATGTTTTCTTAGATTGGAAAGGGAAGTAAGAAGAATGAAATTAGTAGATATAACCTGCCCATCGTGTGGTGCAAGCTTATCTTGTGATGAACATAGTCTAATAGTAGAGTGTAGTTATTGTGGTAGGGTATTTTATCTTGATGACGAAGTACAGAGAGTTGAGCATTCCGTTAAAGATGCTGAACAGTTAGGGTATGATTTGGAAAAAGGTAAGTTAAAAGCTCAAAGAGAGGAGAAAGATTACCAAAACAAACAGATTATAAAAAGTAAACTTTTAAAGGTTTTGCTTTGGGTTCTTTTCTTTCCAATAATGTTGGGATATAGGGTTATATCTTCTCAAAAGTTAGATATTGAGACTAAAATAATTATAATGGTATTGTTAATAGGCTTTACAGGCTATGTTATAACGGGAGGTTTTTGGCATTGAATTTTAAAGGTGTAAATCTGATTTTAGATAATTTTCGGTCAGTATTGAAAGACTATCCTGTTGATGTACAGGATGTAGTCAGAAGTGCAATATTAGATGGGGTAGATGTAAGTGAGTACATAGAGGTGTGTAGGGGTAATCCTTATCGTTTAGACCAGATAAGATTGTGTAAAAAAAGTGATGTAGACCCTCTTGTATATTCTATTAAAAGTGGGGAAAGTATTTACAAGTTAAGACAGTTAATAAAAGACGGGGCGGATACCTCAAACATAATATCCCAGTTAAGGCAGGGTACTTTAAATGATGATAGTATAAACAGGTTGATAGCTTGGGTTTCAGCAGGGTATGATTTATCAGGTATTAATCTTTCTATAATTCCGAAGAGTTTATTTGAGGTATTTGAGCAAGGTTTTCAAAAAGGGTTCAATATGAAGGTTTATAATAATGGTAAAAATTATAAACCTGAATATATAAGATATTGTATGGTAATACAGTTTAATAAAAAAGATGTTAAACCTTTTGTAGATACTATTTGGAGTGTAGATTGCATTAAACAGTTAGCGGTGCTGTCAAAGGGTATTTCTGAGGGTAAATGGAATGATTTTATTGAGAAGATAAATTCTTCCGTATCTTCCGAGAAGTTGGGGGTGCTTATTACTTGTGTTAAAAACAATATAAATGTTGATAAACTTGTGTCTAAAGATTGGTCTTGTGACTCTATAAGAATAGTAATTTCTGCTTTTAAAGATAACATAGACTATACTAAGTTATTAGAGGTAGGACCTGATTTTGATCCAGTATCAGCATTGTATAATGAACTTAAATTGTCGAAAATGAAGAAATTAAGTGGCAGATTAAGTGGTAGATTGAATAAAAGGTAAAATTTTGTTCAAGAATGTATTTTAAATTTATAAGAAATATGGTACAATATAAGTACAATAAAAAATCTATTTAGGAGATGTTTAAAATATGATTTTCGTTAATATGTTAAATGACGGAAAAGATGTATATAATCGAAATGGAGGTAACTCTTTTCCATTGATGATGGATTTAGAAAGCACTACCTCTCAGGTATGCACATTCAAGGAAGAGTCAGGGGTACTAAGAATAGAGAAAGGTACATCTGATGATAATATCTTTGCTCTTGGGGGTAATGATATTGATATTCCTGTAATGGTTAAAGGAGCACCTAATCTTTCAAATAAGGATTTGAAAGATACAAATGAAAACCCTTTAATCGTTGTAGCTACTAAAGGTATTCAGTTTTACAATGATATACCTACATATGTAAAGGTTTTGTTTGTAAATGAAGATTTCTTTCTTGCGATGCTTGTATATGGTGCTTGTGCAATGGAGTTTTCTGATGGTAGCTATGTTCCACTTCAGAGATGTAACACCGCAGATATCGATAGAAAGGGTGTTCATTCAGCATATGATGCTAAGACCCTTAAAAGTAAAGTGTATAACAAGACAAAGGGTGGTTGGGATAAATCTTATGAAATGGTATGTCCTTTGTATGTAAAGGTAAAGGGTACAGATGTATCATTTAGATGTTTACAGAATGATGCCAATCCATATGGGATATTTAATTCTTCAGCTATTGAAGAAAGACTTGAATATGAGCAGATGCTTGAGGAACAAAAGAAGAAGAAACTTGCTCAGGCTGAACTTGAGCGAGAAGAGCGTAGAAAGCGTTATGCAGAGGATAAAAAGTTAAAAGAGGCTGAGGAACTCAGAATGAGAACTGAGGTTTTACAGGCTAAAAAGAGGGAACAAGCAGAAAAGAGAGCAAGGTCAAAAAATAAGGTTGTGAATACTACAGACGAGAAAGGCAGAAACACTGCAGCAGAAGCTTTTCTTGCATTTGTAAATGGAGGTAAATGATTATGAATAAAACTGAACTCATTAAAAAGGTAGCCAAAGAGACTAATGTTTCAGAGGGTGATATAAAAGTTGTTATTAACACTTTTATTGAAGATATCGTAAAAGGGGTATCAGAAGAGGGTACTGTAACAATTAAAGGTTTTGGCACATTCAAGAAGGTTATCACTAAAGAGAGGAGCGGTTTTAATCCGCATACTCTTCAGCCTATGATTATCCCTCAGAAGGTCAAGATGACCTTTTCAACTTCTGATTATGTAAATAGTATAGTATAATTATTATATTTTATTTACTGTTTGTTCACCTCCGATTTATATAAGGTTTTTTGTAGGGGAGAATTTAATTTTTCCCCTACAAAATACTAAAATTATTTTAAGAAAGCATTTAAGTTTTGTTAGATATATGTTAAAATGTAAATACAATATTCAAGTTATTGTATTTACATTTTAGTATATAAAATATTTTAAATATATTTTAAGAATGATTTGTAGTTAGCTTTAAAATATGGTAAAATATGTATATACTTAGAACCTTGACAATTATAAATATTACAAGTAGCGGTAATATCTCAGTGAAGAGCGACTAATCATCGTGCTGAGAATATATTGAACGGAGTGTAACGGTATGTTGGGATACTTACATACTAAGACTTTACTATACATCGTGAGGTGTAGGGTAGGAGTTTCAAAGCGAAACAACCAAAGATATATGTACTGCAGGTAATCCTTTCATAAGGTACTTTTAAGATGACGTAGACATAATAGACAGCCTCGGTTGAGGTGTTGAATCAAGGTAGCTGACAAGTGTGAGAGCTTGGGTAGCGATGTGAAAACTCAAACAAGTCTAAATTTTGCAGTTGAAGCTCAGAAATGAGTGTATAAGTCATTGATAAAGGTATGAGTAGCCCAAATCTGCAAAGAACAATTATTATAAGAAAAAAGGTTTAGTTAACCTAAAATAATTTCTGAATGATGGGTGAAAATGAGGGGTATCAATCCCCTGTACTCTGTGTACCCTTAATGGGTAGGTGTAAGAAGTTTATATGTGACGATGTATAGGCTCAGACTTACATCAGTACTGACTGATTCATGAATTAATTACATTATGGTATGCTGAATAAAAGGCAATTACTGCTACTTGTAATATTTATAATTTTGGTATCTTAATTATATTGTATATGCGTTGATAGCTTAATGTGGAAGAGCACCTCGTTAGAGAAAGGTAATTGTATAAGTTATCTTTTCGAGAGGTAGATATAGGTTCGAGACCTATGAAACGCAATCAAGGGTATAAGATGCATTAAACCCTGTTTTTAAGTCCTATCGAGGGTGTTTCTAACGATATATAATATCAAACACACATTTCTTTGAAACAGTGTCCTCGAGAAAAACCAAATGTAAGGGGTAAAGGTTAGACTTACTTATTGCAGTGAGGGAGTTTATGGTAGTGGTTAGTGTGACTGCTAATCCGAACCACTGGTGTAACGAGTAAAACACACCCTCTCTGCAGTGTAGAAAGAGGTTGTGATTATGGTAAAGGTTAATAATGTATCTGATTATGCTAAGACAAAAAGATTTTGGGTAATTAGAGAAGTCGATGGTGAATATTGGTTTTACAGTGCTTTTGATGATGTGACCAAGGCATTCAATTCTTGCAAAGAACTTAGTAATGGTACTTTGATTGAAAACTCAGAAATTTCTAAGAATGATTAATTTATTCTAAGAATACATTGAACTTTAATGTGATTTATTGTAAAATATAATCACAAAATAAAGTTAGTATTAAGTGTGGTGTTTTTGATGACTGCCAAGGAATCGTTTAATCAGTGTGGATTTCCCTATTACGATAAGGATACTGAAGGTGTTGTAATAGTATCAGATACAGTCCGAAAGTATTGGGGTATTGGCACTAAGATTATCGAAATATATAATGATGGTAGCTTTTGCTGTTACACATATATAAGTAACGAAGGCTTTGGGGTTAATTTTCAGTTGTTAAAGGCTATACTTCAACAGTTTAAGGAGTTTAATTTATCTGTCGGTATGGTGGAATAGGCAGACACAAGGGACTTAAAATCCCTCGAATGTAGTTCGTATCGGTTCAAGTCCGATTACCGACACCAGTAGTAGGGTATAATTAAAATACTCTGCTGAGTACCTGATTTTTATTCAATGGGTAATCTTCTTGAATAAGAATCGGGTACATTACATAATTGTTTTTTCTTTGTAAAAAACTCTCCTTAGTTATTGTGAATCCCTTGTAACTGAATAAGAGGTTATGAGGGATTTCCATGCAGATGTAGTTTAGTGGCAGAACCCCAGCTTCCCAAGCTGGCAGTGTGGGTTCGATTTCCATCATCTGCTCCACTGGTGAATCACCAGTTTATTATAAGAAAACCAGCTTATATGTTGCAGGTAAATTTCTTATATAAACCTACAGAAAGCAAGTCCTTGAATAAAGGTTGAGTAGGGTAAGATGCTTTAAAGTTATGCACCTTTAGCTTAAAGTTAGCAACCGTGTAAAACGGTAAAAACGGTAGAGTATTCATTATAGAAATTGTAGATGGTACTCTTTATGGTGCTAATTATTCGAGGGAGTTTTCTTCAGTAATCTTACTCGAATATAAAACTGAAGAACCCAGCCTCCTCTTTGAGAGGTTGGGTATATGTAGATGTAGTATAAGTAGTATCTTAGCTATGCTAAGGGTATGAGTGCAAGTCTTATCATCTGCTCCACTGGTACAAGCATCTTCTCTTGTACTAATGTTATGGCTTGAAGTATTGAGCCAATGAAGATTTGGATGGAGCAAACCCCTTAGAGCTCGTCTAATGGAAAAGCCATTATGGGGTATGTAGTGCAAGATTTGTTATCTTCACAACGCATAAGAGTGCTTACCCTTTATACATACTGCATTTTTATATAAATGTGTTATAGTGTTAGAGATAGGCTAACACTTACAGAGCCTCTTTAAGGCTCTAATAAAAAATCCCCCTAAAACAGGGTAAGCACTCAACTGAATATGCAGAAAGTAGTTTAATGGTAGAATACCCGCCGAAGAGGAGGAAGATGCAGGTTCGACTCCTGTGTTCTGCAGTGTAGATGAAGACAGTAGGTATTATAAATAAGCAATGATGAGCTCGATTGCAGCATTTATAATGCTGTTATAGGGTAACTAAGGTAGACTTGTGAGCAAGGTCAAGTACATCTGTTATCAAATGATGTTAAACCCTATAATGATATGAAACCAGCGAAATCATATGCTGTCCATTAAATAAATAGACCGTCATATTTTAATGACGGTCTATTTATTTTTTGAATTTTTAAATATATTACTTAAAGGTATTTTAAAATGTATGGATATGTGTTAAAATATAATTACAATAAAATTTAAAGGAGCTGTTTTATATGAAGAACAAAAAGTTTTATCAAAAATACACTTTGAAGACAGAAGATGAAGTATTGGCTTTGATGTATTTACTTCTTAAGGATGGAATCGGTGAATTTGTAGATGAGGCTGTAAGTAATTTTGCAACAGAGAGAACAGTTGATACAGATAACTGTGATTTCTCTTGTAGTTACTTGATTACTAATGAGTTAAATGAAACCCTATCTTCTTGGGTTGATTCTTATGACCTTACAAGGGATATGTTAAAGGATAAGGGTATGAGTGAAGAAAAGGTTGCCAATATTGTTAAAATGTTATATTCAAAGATGGTAGGCGACAATAATCTTGAAGACTTGCTTAATAAAGACAGGGAAGTTTTTGGTTCAGATGTAAATTTTTATAAAGGTGATACTTTTATATCTGAGCTCAAGAAGGTTTAAGAGCCTATTATCTAATGTTATATAACCTTTTGAAGCATAAACCACCAGAAATGGTGGTTTATTTTTTTGATAGGTATCTATCTTTAGGAGATGGTTGTTACTGAAGAATATTTATAGTATAGTTAATTTTAGTAAGGCGGTGTAGTATGAATAAATTTAAAGGTACTGATACATTTAAAGAAATGGTATCCTCTTTTAATAATATTATTGTGTATTTTGACCCCGATGTAGATGGTATGGTAGCAGGGTATTTTGTATGCAAATACATTACATCTATCGGTAAGACTTTTAAGTGGTATGTAAATTCAAATAGAAGTCACAGCTGGGGTATTCCTTTAGAGAAGCTTAAAGGATATGATGTTATAACTGTGGATTTTATGATATCTGAGAAACAGATTAAAGATATTGTAACCTCAGGTAGTAATATTATAAGTATGGACCATCATGTTAATCAGGATGACTTTATAGATATAACCATTAATGGGAAGAGGGGTGTTGTAATAAACAACCAATATCCTTTTGAGCCAGAAAATGAGAGATACTTATCAGGGGCAGGGGTAGTGTTTGAAACTTTAAGTGCACTTGATGTAAGTTTTAATGTAGAAGAGAACAGAGCTTTGGTAGGTTTAACTTTATTATCTGATGTATGTAACATAGAGAATGATTTAGCAAAGGGGTATCTTGAGGCTTTGTATAACCACAAATATAAAGGTTATATTAGATATTTGATAGATAGTGTTATAGGTGATAAAGATTGGGGTTTTGGTGTTCCAAGGTTAGATAGAAAGTTTGTAGAGTATAAATTCTCCCCAGCTATAAATGCTTGTTTAAGATTTAATAAGGAGTCTGATGTAGTTAGATTTTTTCTTGGTATGTCTAAGTTGGATTTATCTTACAGAGATAAACAAAAGAGCTTAGTAAAGAAGATGTTACTGGCGGTAAAGGTGATAGAGTTTGAAAAACTAAGGGTAGTATTTCTCTGTGATTGGGATGATAATTTAGCATATTACAGTGATGTATTATCAAATTTCATAGGGTTGATAGCCTCAAGGTATCTTGACGGTAAGAAATCTGTAATATCGTATTTAATAAGCAAAGACCTTAAGGGTAATAAATATGTTAAGAGAGCAAGTTTCAGAGGGTGCATCAACGGTATTGATTACTTAAGAGCCACTAAGGGTTTAATAGAAGGTATAGGGCATCAGTCTGCTTTCGGGGTATTAAATTTAAAACCGAGAAAGGATTTATTTAGGAAGGTAAGTGATGCCTGTGGGAAAATAGAAGAAGGTTATATAACAACAAATACAGTTACTCCGACGACTAACTTGGCTATTTTTGCTAATAGGTTTGGAAGAAATTTTGCAAACTTTAATATGTTTTGCTTGGCTCAGAATAGTAAATATGTGAGGTATGTAGGTAGTAATATTAAGGTTTTAGTTAACGGTGACTCATTTCAGAAGTATAAGGTGGATGGTATAGAGGTGAAGTGTTTTGATTCCAACTTAAACTTTTCTAATGGTTTAATATATCCAATATTAGAAAGAGGGTATATTAACTATTATTTACAGGCTGAAGTCTGAACCAATGCAGATTTTGGTGTGTGTTTGAAGTGTTTGATGTACAGTTATCAAGAAATAAATTTGATTTAAGAATATCTTGATTGTTTTTTTAATTTATGGTAAAATAATATCAATAAAATATAGGAGGCTTTATAATGACTTTAGCTGATGTAATTAAAGATTATGGCGATGGGTATAAATTGGGTAGTAAAGAGGTACTTCTGAAAATGGAAGACTGTGCTAACAGCATAGGCTTTAGAGGCAAAGAAGAAGGTTCTGCTATTTACTCAATGTTTGGTGTGGATAAGTCAATTTTGAAGTTTATCGACAGCTGGTGTAAGCTGTTGAAAAACAGACTTGGTGACGGTGATGGGCGGTATCAGGAGTCAGCCCAGAGATGTAAGCTCTATTGTATAGTAACACAGGAGAAGGGTAGTAGTGATATTGTTAATTTTGTAAACCTACTTCACCATACATTGGTTCAGAGCTTATCCTCTGCTTGGTTCAAGTACCTTGATTTGTGTGCTTTAGATGAAAACTTACCAGGGGAGTTGATGTATTTAAAGAATGTAAGAGGTGCAATGATTGAAACCTTTGGTGAACAGTGGTATGAGGTTTCTTTTATTTAAGATATAAAATCGGGAGGTTAAAAACATGATTACGGGAACAGCAAAGTTGGTAGTAGACTTAGGTAACTCTGAAACAAGAGTTAAGACAATATATGGTAAAACTGCCAAGGGGAATACAAGGGAAAGGTTATCTATTCTTGATAACAGGTATAGTATTGTACCTGAAGAGAAACTTTCTCTTTACTTAAACAGTGAAAGTTACAATGATGATAACTCTTGTGTCTTTGAGAGAAATGGAATCTATTACTGTAATGGTAATCTCTGTAATATTGAGATGGCTCAAACTTCTTTCAGACCTACAGCTCTTGAGAAGAAATATGAGTCAAAGGTAACATTGTTTACCCTTATTAATGCCTTTAAGCAGGGTATTGAAGATGTAGCAATTTTCTCTAATTGCGATACAGAAAGTATTGATGTTGATTGGGAGGTATATCTGTTGCTACCACCTGAAGACCTTGAAGCAGGTTCACAGGCTATTGCAGGTATGGCTAAGAGTGTAGAGGATATTAACTTCCTGATGCCAGAGCTGTATAAGAAGATTAAAATCAGCAAGGTAAAGGTATTTCCTGAAGGTATGTGTGCTTTCTTTGGAGTGCTATTTTCCAGCAAGGGTATCGTAAGAAAAGGATATGATTATCTTATGAACCCTATCGAATCTACCGTAATCTTTGATATTGGTGCAGGTACTACCGATATTGTTATGATTAAGGGTAGTCAGATTGTACAGAGTTCTCGATTCACTAAGGAAATTGGTGGTAACAATGTACATAGATTGGTACAGCGAAGCTTGAGAAATAAGGGTATTTCACTCCCAGACGAAGTTGTTCGTGAAGGGGTAAATACAGGATATATTAAGAGCGGTTCTCGTTCTATTGATATTGCAGATGAGATTTCCTCAGCTAAGCAGGCAGTATCTACTCAGCTTGTAGATGCTGTACAGGAATTCTTTGAAAGTTCTATGATTAGTATTAGAACTATTTCAAATATTCTTGTATGCGGTGGCGGAGCTGAAATATCCCCTAATAAGGAGATTAAACCTATCTCTGATTATATTGTAAATTACATGAAGAGACTTTCTCCTGATATTCAGTTGGTAGAAATTCCAGCAGATGAAGAAGGTAACCCTATTTCTTCAAGACTGTTAAATATTAATGGTGCAGGTATTCTTGCAGAATAAGATTTAGAAAATGGAGGTAGTTCTAATATGAATTGGTTTTTAGTGTGTGTAGGAGTTATTTTAGTTATAGCCTGCATAGTGGGTATTCTTTTTAAGAAGGGTAAAAAGTTTTGTTATGTATGCCTTGGTTTAGGCTTTGTATGCTTTATGGTAGCGATGAGTTTTACTATTATTCCAACAGGCTACACGGGGGTAAGAACAACATTTGGTCAGGTAGATGAAGCTACATTACATAACGGTTTTAATTGGAAGATACCTTTCGTTCAAAGTATTGAAACCGTAGATAATAAACAGCAAGACATAGTTTTTAACGATGATGAGATTTGGAGTGAAACTAAAGATAGAACAGCTATTTATTATAAAGGGGTAACTGTTACTTATCAAATTAATCCTGATAAATCCTCTTGGATTTTTGCCAATATTTCTAATTATAAGGATAATTTGGTGACAAGAAGTCTTGTTAGTTCAGCTATTAAGGCATCAAGTAAAGACTTAACCGATGTGGATGCTACCAATCGTTCCATTATTGAACCTAAGTCTTTAAATGCTATACAGAGTAGTCTTGATGATAAATATGGTAAAGATGTCATCTACATTAATAAGGTAACTATTAATAATGCTGATTTTGAAGAGTCTTATAATAAGGCTATTGCCGATAAACAGAAGGCTCAGCTTGCAGCAGAACAGCAGGAGATTGAGAATAACAAAGCTATTGCTAAGGCAAAAGCTGATGCTGAGGTAGCCGTAAAAGAGGCTCAGGGTAAGGCTGATGCTAATGATATTCTTAAAAAATCTTTATCAGATGAAGTTCTTAAGAATAAGTATATAGATAAGTGGAACGGTCAGATGCCTAATGTGGTATCAGATGATAGTAATGTATTATATGGTATAGATTCAAAGAGTTCCGAAAATAAGTAAATTTGGTGAGGACTCACTGTATTGTATGGTGAGTCCTCTTATAATTATTAAAAGATATACCAAGGTATTTTTGATGTATCTTTTAATAATTATGTAGGAGGTTTTAATATGCCTATATTATCAGTGTTATGCTCTGGGGTATCAACGACTGGTGTTGAATATATTACAGAGGCGGTAACTCAGGCTTTTGGCGAATGTGCAGTAGAGGAGTTACATAGGGATGATTTGAAATATAAAGTTAGAGTTGGTTCAAAAGATATGTCAGTTGTATTAATCATTTTGGACACTACTTCTATGGAGGAGTGTAAAGATATTGAAAACGGTCTTTACAACTCTGATAAGTTTTATAAGTATGTAAGTGATGGGGATTTGGTAGCTTTCCTTAATAAAAGGTATGATTTGAATATGGATTATACCGTAGAGGATTTAACTTCTGTTCCTGATGAAGCTACATCTTCCTCTGTTTATAATGATGATATAATTGAAAAGTACATAAGTCAGATAGCTGACAAGGATGGTATTATTCGAAATTTAACTTGTACAATTAAGGAGTTAGAGAGTGTAGTATCTGAAGGGGGTTATCAGCAAATAGATACTTCAAAGATAGAGGGTATTGAGTCTGAAAATCTTGAGTTAAGAGGAAGGGTATCAGATTTACAAAATAGTGTTGATGCTGTTTCACAGGAGGTATCTGCCTATAAGAAGAAGATTTCTGAATTGCAGAAGGAAAATGATAAATTGGCAGAGGATAAGGGTATTTTACAGGTTAAGAGCGATGATATTACAAAGACTCTCGCTACTGAGAGAGAATTATCTTCTCAAAAGTCGGCAGTTATTCGTGATAAGGAGAAGGATATTGAAAGACTTCGCCAGGAGATTAAAGAATATAAGGGTAAAGAATTAGAGATTGAGGAATTGAAGGATGAGGTTGTAACCTTAAAGGGCGGTATTCAGAAATTACAAATAGAAAACAGAAATATCTATATTGATATCTCATCTAAAGATTCAGAAATCAGAAGATTAAAATTAGATTTAGAAAAACGAGGAGAGTTTGATGAAAAAGTAGCTAAATATAAAGAGATGCTTAGTGCACTTGAGCTTGAGAAGGCTGATTTATCTAAAGAGTTAAATAATGTTAAAGACGATTATAATACTTTAGTAAATCAAAATAACGACTTAAACGAAGAGTTAGATGTTTATGCAGATAAAGTAAATGCTTTAGAGGAAAAAGTAGTGGATACTGAAAATTATCTATCCTTGGCAAATAGTGCAAAGATAGAGTTAGAGGGTAAACTTCGTGTTCTTGAGGCATCTACTAATAGAAACGCAGATGTAGAAGCTACAATAACAGAACTTAGTGAGTTAAAGAAGAAATATGCAGAGTTGCAAACTAATATCTTTACTATTATAGGTACTAAGTCTTTACCTAAGAGTGGGATTAAGACTCCTCTTATTAAAGGTATTCCACCGCATTATGATAATATTAAATTCCTATTCTCAGGAAATACTGAGAGCAGGAAGGGTACTTATAAGTGCTTGTATAATAAGTTTATAAGTTCAAAGGACAAGTATCTAATAGTAGATGTTACTTCTGAGACAGCTATTGACTATGTATTCCAGATGAATAAAATTACTGACGGTATGAATTGGTTTACAACAGGAGGAGGGGTACAGCAGTATCTGTCACCTACTTGTCTACCTAATGTAAAGGTACTGATGCCAAAATTAGGGTATATAAATGATAGCTTTTTTCTTATGGTAAATTGGGAAAAGCGTTTAAAAGAATTAGAAGAATCAGGGTATAAGGTTATAGTATATTGTGGTGATATCTCTAATTTGGTAGGTAGGGTTTTATTTGAATCCTTTTCAGAGTTAGGTGATACTCTTATTTATGTACACGGAAATGCTCTTGGCTCAAGAACGATTATAGCCAATGCTTGTGGTTTAACGGGTATTAAGATGAGTACAGTTTTATACTATGACTTTGATAAGAGTACTCTTAAGTTTTTTAAAATGATGGAAAAGAAATGTAATTGTAAGGTTGTTTCTTATGCAAGGTCTTAATGGGAGGTTTATATGCGTAGGACGAGTATAATGCTGGAGTTTTCTGATGAAATCTATGATTCATTAGTAGAACCTATGAAAAAGAATAGAACATTTTCTAAATTGATTGTATCATTAATCAATGGCTATATAGCGGATGGGTATATTCACGCTTATGTTGATGATACTTTAGACGACTTAAAGAGAGCAGCTGTTGACTCTTTTAATAGCTCAATTGATTCTATGTCAGAGTCTTTAAGTAATATGGGTTTATTTACTGATGAGTTAGATTCTATGTCATCAAGTGCTAAAACAAAGTTTAAAGATAAAGCAAAAGAAGTGGCAGAGGATAGTAAAGGTGCTAAACCCACTAATACTGAAGATATTGATAAAATTAATAAGCGTATAGATGATATGCAAGAAGATGTAAATGCAAAATTAAGTGTTCTTATAGATTTAATAAGTTCTTTAAAATCAGATGATAATCTCTCTGTTAAGAAGAATGTGGAAAATGTCAATCCAGAGTTTTCCAGTGTTAAGAAGAATGTTGAAAATGTTAGACCAGATATTTCCAATGTTAAGAAGAATGTTGAAAATGTCAATCCAGAGTTTTCCAATGTTAAGAAGAATGTTGAAAATGTTGAAACAAACCTTGACTCTAAAGTTGAAGAGGATGAAGATGCCCTCAACTTTATGTCAAATTTGTTAGATGGTAATTCTTTTGAATTTTAGGAGGTGTAGCTTATGGAAGATTTTAATCTTGGGGATTTTCTTAATTCAGAGGAAGGTATTACCTCTGAGGTAAATGATAAAGAGCAATCTAAAGGAAAGGTATCAGGCGGAAGGATAACAGCTTGTGTGTTCATAGGTTTGGGTATTAGTTTTTTAATATTCCTTATAGTGGGGGTATTATATACTAATTTCATAAGATTTCCTGCTCAGGAAGAAATTATAGCTGAACAGACGGGTATCTATGCTCTTGAAAACTATGAAAAAGCTGTACACGAGCAGAAAAGTGTATTTGATAATAATGATTATTTAACAAAGGAAATCACTTATGCCAATTCTAATAAGCATAAATTAGCTTTCATAACTAAGATTGTTAACACAGTTCATTATGAATCTAAATCTGTTAGTGCTAAAAATATATTTGGTAATGATATGATTGACAGTAAAACTTTAGAGGTTGTTAATGCTACTTCACCTGTTGAAGAAGGTGAAGAGGTATTCTTTACATATGTAAATTATAACGCTATAACTTTTGATGAAGCTACTCTTAGTAAGCTTATTAAGGATTATGATTTAACTAAAGATAATGTAGACTATGCTAATGTGGCTGTAGATATGTTTTGTGATTACATTTCGGGTATGGAAACAGTACCTAAAATATCAGTATCCCGAGCTCCAGGCTTAAAAAAGACGGGTAATAAATATACTGTTGTACAAGATGAAGATACCTACTTAGATAAATTATTATTTTCAAGCGATGATTTTAAAAAATGTGAAATGAGGTTTACAGAGGCTTTAGGAAAGTTATTGTCAGACAAGGGTAGTTTTAAACCATATGATGAGTGGGTAAAATGGAATAAGTTGCCTAAGATTGAAAAAGAAGAAACAGCTGAACCATTTAAGTATGGTAAGATGACTATGTCAATGAATTGGTGTGGAGCTTATTATCTTCAAAATGACTATTATGGCATAGATGAAGATGGTAATAAAGTTAAAGATAAGATTACTCCACAGCTCGGTGATGGTAGTTTTGATAGTCCTGCAAGTATAGGTACTCCTGTCATCTCTTATGTGTTATCAAAAGATAAAGACGGTAAACTGATTAAAGACCCAATAAGGGTAGAAATGACAGAATATGGCTGTTCAGAAGATGCTATTAATTGGTTTCAAAGTAAAGATGTTCAGAACAGAGGGTTTACTCTTGACTCCGAAGCACAGTATTGTTACTATGTATTTAAAATAACAAATTTATCCAATAAGACATTAGTAGTAAATGATAATGCAAGTTTGTGTGATAAGAATGGTAACATTTCTACGAAGACAGGTATTATCTATGGTTTATCAGAAAGTATTGAACTACAACCTGATGAATCAGGTATCATAGAGTCTTGGGGTAGGTCAACAGAGCTAAATTTAAAATATGTAATTTGGGGTAAAGACTTTAGCAAACAACAGGACCCTGTATGGTTTAGGGTGCTTGCAGGAAACAAAGAAGACGCATCAGAGGATAAAGGGGTATATATAATTAACAGAAGACAGAAAGAAACTTCAGCTCCTGAAACAACGGTAGCTATAAGTACAAGTAAAGAAAATTAAGATTATTTAATTATTTTTACGAAGGGTATGGACATTATTTAGCTTTTATGGTAAAATAATATCATAGAATAAGGATTAAATTCTACCATAATATTATCCCTTAAATAAGTTCTCCTATTCTATAATTTAACCGCTCCATATCTTAATATGGGGCGGTTTTTATTATAAAGTTTTAATTGCTTTTTAGAAATCATTGTAATTTTATATGATGTATGTTAAAATATAAACATAAAATTAAAAGGAGTTGTTATATATGTTAAATTATGATGCATTGCGTATTTTTAATTATGAAGGTTGGTTACCAATCCTCAAGGAAAATGAAACTAAAGAGGATTGTTACAAAATGCTCAAATCTCAATTGCTGAGTCCCGATGAACCTACTTTCAGAGGTGCTTGTAACTTCTTGAGTGTTGTTACAGAAGATGCTAATTGTCCATTGGTAACAGAGGGTTTACTTGATATGGATATGGTAAAGGACCTTAGAGAAACTGCCAACAGCAGGGTAAAGGGTATATTAGGTCAACCTCTCAATAGATTTCTTAATAATTTAATTGTTAAATATAATATGGAGAAGGTTAGAGACCAGCTTTACAAGTTGTATGCTTTTGAAATATATGATTCTAAGAGTCTTTATTTCAGCTCAGATAATAAAGAGTTAGTTGATTGCCTGTTTACAATTTTAAGAATTCATAAGGTATGGATTAACTTAGCTATTTTCTTAGCAGAGTTAAAGAAAGCAGACTGTCCTCTGTACGAGAAGTATAATCCTACTGAGAATAGTATCTACTATACCGATGCTATCTTGGCATATGATATGGTTGAGGTAACGCATTGGATATGGGCAGGGAGTTTCTCTATTGCAAGTAATGTAGCTACATCAATTCTTGATGAATTGTATAAGAATAGTCTTAAATAAAAATTAAATTTATGGAGGTTAAAATGAGCAATAATTGGTTTGTAGAAAATATGCCAGACGAGGTATCTTTTGAAGAAATCCAGGAAAAAGCTGACAGAGGGGAGTTCCATGAATGGAATTTTGAACCATTTGATTTTCAGGAGAATGGGTATGAAGATGTTCTTGATAAGATTAAGAACTACACCGCTGTTGATTATTTAAAGCTTGACGAGGAAAGAAAAAAAGCTGAAAGCAGTGGAAATTCCGAAAAAGCAAAAGAGTACAAGGCTAAGATGGATAAAATGGTAGACGATGTTCTTGCAATATACAGAAGAAAGAACATCTTTCCTATCCAGTATTTTTCAGATTTCGGTATTATTGATGAAATTGAAAAATGTGTAGCATATAAAGCCTTTTGGAACGGAAATGTGGTGAGTTGCGGAGCAGGGGTAGGAACAACTCTTTGCAATTATCTTTTCCCTAATTTGTTTGATACTCCATCTCAGCACGATTTGGATAAAACAAACGCAAGGTCATTGTATGAGAAGTTTAACAATGATGAGTTTCTTCGCAGAGCTATCAAGTTTTGTTTCAGTTACAAGAATGGTTGTCCAGTGCCTACATCAGTTATGGGTGGGTTAAGATTGGTAGGTAGTGCACCTACAAACTTTAGACCTATGAATGCTAAGGCAGTATATGAAAGATTTTGTGAACCAGGAGGAGTTATTTTTGACAGTTCTTGTGGTTTTGGTGGAAGAATGCTTGGGTGTTTGAGTAGCAAGAACAACTACAGATATGTAGGTTGTGACCCTAATACGGAAACTATGTATCATTTACACCAGTTAGCCGATTACATAGAACAGGTAACAGGTAGAGAAGATAGTTATGAACTCCATTGTTGTGGTTCAGAGGTGTTTAAAGGACCTGCAGAGAGTATTGATTTTGCTTTTTCAAGCCCACCTTATTTTGACCTTGAGGTATATAGTGATGAGCCTACCCAGTGCTATAATAAGTTCCCTAAGCTTGAAGATTGGCTCGAGGGTTTTGTAAGGGGTACTATTAAAAACATTGTACATATGCTCAAGAAGGGTAAGTATTATGCTATTAATATTGCAGATTTCAATACAGGTGGTAATACAGTAGCATATGTAGATGAGTGGATTCGTATTTCGGCTGAAGAAGGAGCTCCCCTTTTTGATACGGTTTACCTTGGGGTAACTGCAAGGGCAGGAAGTAAGGAACAGGCAGCTGGTGAACTTAAAAAAGAGAATATTCTCATTTTTAAGAAGGTATAATTTGGGTGATAAAAATGAAGAGATTACTTGTAGTTTTGGTATCATTTGTATGCCTTGTAGCTGTAATGGCAGGTTGCCAGCAGTTGTCTGAGGAAAGGTTTTATTCTCGAGTGGGTGATTCAGGATTAGCTACTTCTGATATGGCAATTCCAAAAGAACTGTCTGACAAGGGTATTACAAAGTATGATGTAGCTATGAAAGATAGTTGTTATTCCATTGAATATTATGAGTTTTCAAGTGATAATGAGGCTGAGGCATATTACAGTGATATCGCAAAAAAATATAATGAGTTGTTTGATGAAGATTGTAGTGATGTATATGTTGATGGTCATAACGAGTACACCTTAGATAACGAAATGTTATACATTAAAGGGTACAGAGAAGGTAATAAATTGGCTGTTCTATTCGTACAAGACTTATCTTACAAAAACACCTCATTAAAGATATTTAATGACATTGTTGTAAAGTAGGTTGTTTTTATGAGGAAGTTATTTGTAGTATTTTTAATTGTGTTAAGTTTTAATGTGTTTTATAGTGCTTTTGATCTCTTTAAGGTACAAGAAATATCGGTGTATGCTTTTCAAAGGGTAGCTAATGAAGAGGGGTATGCCTTAACAAATATAGACTACAATGACTCCTCGGTTGTTTCTACTTTAAGAGCAGGTTGTGGTGAAGGCAGTGAAATGCTTTATCTTACTTTAAAAGATGATAATGTTGTTAATGATTTTGTTAATAATCTAATTACTTCTTATGGTAGTAGAGATAGTGACTTTAGAGGTTTACACAGTTTTGTATGTGATAAATTTGCAATGTTAAACTTTAAAAGGTATTCCATTAATTTTAAAAGTTCATATCTTGAAATATATACTGTAAATAATAAAGTTATCACTCTATATAGTAATAATAAAAGTACAAAAGATACATTAATTCCTGTCTATAAGGAATTGATAAAATAGAAGTTATATAACCCTCTGTGTTTTATAGAGGGTTATTTTCATATGGTAGATATTTTTAATAACTGTATATAGGAGGTATAGTCTATGGGCAATACAATAGTAAAAATAAGTAAACAGGAGTATGAACAAGGGTACTCAGATTTTCCAATTTTAAGTGGCTTACATTCAAGAGAAGATGTAGCCACCTTTTTAGATACTTTTGAAACCTCAGGGTTAAAAGGGTACAATATTGAGAAGGTATTAGTAAAAAATTCAAGGTATATTTTTGTATATAGTGATGATAATACTTCTTGGGATTTTTTTGAAGAGATAAATAAGCTATCTTCTGTAGATATGAAAATAACACCTCAGAATATTAAGCTAATGTTCAGTAAAGAATATTCAAGGGGGTATTACATAGAAGAAGATATTCCTATCGCAAGTACAAGTGATATGTCTAAAAGTGTAGATGAGGATGCTCCAACAGGTTTTATGGGTGACGATATCCCATCTTTAACTGTAGAAGAGAATAGTAAGTTACTTCACGTAAGAAGAGGGGTAAGATTGCCTATAAACGATTTACACGGTATAATCATAGGTAGAAGCACCTCTCAGTCTGAGTATGCTGTAAGTAATACAAAGGTATCAAGAAAGCACGCTCAGGTATATAAGGATGGAAACAAGTATATGGTACACGATTTTGATTCTGCTAACGGTACTTTTATCGACGGTTTAAGGGTAAGGTCTGATTTAGATAGGGAGTTGTTAGTGGGTAGCACTCTTATGTTAGCGGATGAAGAATTTAAACTTGTGTAAGTGGGGAAGGATAGCTTATGAGATTAGATTCTTTGTCTGATGTAGGTAGTAAAAGAAAAGAGAATCAGGATAATTTTTGGTCATCTATTTTGTTAGTAGACGGAAAAGAGGCAGGGGTAATCTGCTTATGCGATGGTATGGGTGGATTACAAAATGGTAGTTTGGCAAGTAAGATGGTTGTAGAAGGTGTTAGAAACTCTATACTTGCCAAATTCGATTTTAATGATTTGTCTAATGTATTGAATTCTGTAAACTCAAGTATAAGGTCTTTATATGGGGAAGATAGAAAAAACGCAATGGGTACTACTTGTACAGTGTTGATTTGCTATGAAGGTAGGTATAAAGTAATACATATAGGTGATTCAAGGGCATACAAGTTAACCGATGATGATTGTAGTTTGTTAACAGAGGACCATTCGGCTGTTAAACAGTTTAATATCTCTAAGAAAGATAATCCAGAAATGTGGAATAAGTATAAGAGTAAACTTACAAGGTGTATAGGTGTAGAGACGAAAATAAACCCTTATATTACAGAAGGGGTATATTCCCAAGGGGATATCTTTGTTCTATGTTCTGATGGTTGTTGGCACTATTTTGAAGATTTTACTTTAAGTAAGTCAATGATAAGTAACCTAAATTTGTTAGTGAGAAATTGTATGTCTAATGGCGAAACTGACAATATTACGATTAGTGTTTTATACATTTAAGATTTTTTAAAATTTTTAAGATTTATAAAAATAGGGGATTAAGAGAATTTAATTTTTTACTAAAATAGTATGAGATGAGTATTAGAATTTTCGTTAATATTTGTCTATTTTTTATGGTTCTCTTCTCGGTTATCCTTAAATTTTTAAATACGGTAATGAAAGGAGTTAGGTAACGATGGCGAGTAAAAGAGAGCATCTAAATAATGGTGACCTCGTTTTAAATGGTAGATATGAAATACTTAAATGTATACATTCCAAAGGAATGGCAAATGTATATCTTGTAAGAGATACTCATTTAGGTAAACAGTGGTGTCTTAAGGAGATTAGAAAATCTCAGGCAGGTAGAAAAAATATTGAGTTTATCAGTCTTATGCAAGAAGCTAATATTCTTCGTTCTTTAAACAATGAAAAGATACCAAGAATTACTACAATAGAAAATGACGGAGACTCCCTGTTTGTAGTAATGGACTTCTTAGATGGTGTAACTTTAAAGGATTTCGTCCAAGAGAAAGGCAGAATACCTGAAGATATGGCTGTAAAGTGGATGATACAGATAGTACAGGCAGTAGGGTATCTTCATAGTGAAAGGTCTAATAAGAAGCCAATCTTTTATAGGGATATGAAACCTGATAATCTAATGATTAGGTCTAATGGGGTAATAAATATTTTTGATTTTGGTATTAGCGTCAGATTAGAATACCCTAATCAATTACCTGAATATACTTTAGGTACTCCAGGGTATGTAGCACCTGAACAGCAGAAGAAAAATCTTCCTATGGATTTAAGGTCAGATATTTACTCAATGGGTAGGACCTTTTATTTTATGTTGACGGGTATTGACCCAAGGGGTTTTATAGGGGAGAAGTTAAAACCAATTAGTGATTGGAGTCCTGATGTATCACCTGTTTTGATATCTATTGTTAATAAATGTATGGCAGATAATCCTAATGATAGATATCAGACTTGTGAAGAACTGCAATATGCTTTAGAGAATTATAAATTTTCTGATGAAAAGCATCGTTCTTCAGCTAAGAGAAAAGTAAAGGTAGTAATAAGTTTAGCAGTAACGGGTTTTGTAATGGGTATTTGTAGTATAATACCTTTCGGTATTAATGGGGTTCAGTCAAAAGATGCTTATGATAAGGCTTTGATTGTGGCTCAACAGAGTGGTAGGTTAGAGGATTATGACAAGGTACTTACAATGAACCCACTAAATATATCACCTTATGAGGGTTATATAGATGCTGTAAAAGAAGATGGTATTTTTACTTTAGATGAAGAAAAAGGTTTATTAAATCATATAAATCCTAATTTAATGGATTTAAAAAAAGATAAAGACTATGGTAATGTTGCTTTTGATATAGGCAAACTTTATTGGTTTTACTATCCATCCGAAGATGGTAAAACTCTATCAATTAAGTGGTTTGAGGATGCCATTAGTAGTGATTTCAATAAAGAGGAAGCCACTGTTTATTACAACTTAGGGGTATTTAATAGGGATATTTCCAAGTCAGTAAAAGAGGCAAGCGATAGCGGTATGTATAAAAAATATTGGAATAATCTGCTTTTAGTTCAGAATATGGATACAAGTGATATAATTACTATACAGACTAATATCTCTATCGCTGAGTGTATATCAACATATGCTTATAATTTAAAGAAGGATGGGGTATCTTATGAGGATATATCAAAGGAAATAGGTATATTGAATAGTTTTGTAAATAGTTACAAGGTAGATAGTTCTACTTTGGATACAATAAAGTCTATGTACTCAGAATTGAAATCCGATTTAAATGGGTTAGAAAGTAGGGTTAAGGTTGTATATGAATTAAGTGGGGGTGGTAAATAATGCTCTTAACTATAGGTTTGATTATGTTAACCTTAGGGGTATTATTAGTATTACTGTCTTTGATACTTATGGTAGTTTGGAAAGTACCCTCTTTGATTGATGAATTATCAGGTAGAAAAGCAAAAAGGCAAATAGAACGAATGAGGAGATTGAATGTTGCCACAAGTGGGTTAGCAAGTATGGATACAGACGAGTTTTATAGGTCAATGGTAAATGATTCTGATAGTTCAATTGGTTCTATGGTAGACAATCCATATGGTTCTGTACCTGATATGCTTGATATCAAGAAGACAGTTGCAGATGATGATGTCGCTACAGATTTATTTGACGAGTCTGAAACAATTAGTAAAGGTCATAATATTAAAGTTCTTATAGAGCAAACAAGTTTAAATTAATTAGGAGGTCTAATATGGTGAAGTCAAATTCAACCAAGTGTAGGTTATTGGCTTTAATGTTAGCTGTAATGACTGTAATTTCTATGTGTACTAACGCCATAGTAGTATGGGGTAATACAAATAGTAAGTATGGTATAAAAATAGCTGATGAGTCAGTAATTGGTATGGTAGATAATGAAACTGATACAGGTTACATTATCAACGATAGAAATCTTCAATTAGATTGCAATGATTGCGATTGGGAGAAGATTTCTAAGGTAGAAGTTATTAACGAAAAAGGTCACAAGGACAGTATATCAGAGAAGGGTATTTTAACTGTACCTAAAGAGGATGGTATTTATACTATTACTGTTATCTGCAAAGATACAGTAAGTACTTCTGATGAGGTAATAAAGGGTGAACAGATATCCTTTCCTTTAAAAGACATTACAAATTTTTCAAATGTAATGTATGACAAGAAGGGTATCAAGATTTACTCAATATTTCTTGGGAGTACTTTAGTAACTGAAGGCAGTTGGGTATCTGATTTTACAGGTACTTTAGTTATAAATACTAATTTACCTATGAGTGGTGTAACTGAATCCAAAGTTGTACTTAATGGTAAAGAAATAGAAACAGGTTTAAAAGATAAAAAGATTTACGCTCGTAAAAAAGATATAATCTTAAAAAGGAATAATAGTTTAGATATAGAGATTACCAATTTTTATGGGACTAAATTAAATTATTCAACGAACTTTAAATATGATGACACAGCAGTAGATATTACTAAAGTAGATGTAAGTGGTAAAACAGAGTATTATGATGACCTTATGTTAGCAGAAAAAGGTGCTAATGTAGGTATTGAAGTAAATTCAGGTGATTTAAACATTACTTCTACTGAGGTATTAAAGGATAATGAGTTATATTCTGATAGCTTAAATTTTCAGTTGAAGGACGAAGGTTACTATACTTTAAGAGTAACAAAAGAGTCGGGTAAAGTTACGGTGTCTAATCTTTTTGATGGTAAAAAAGTTACTTTTGATACTGATAAGCCTACTTTAGTGAAATCATATTATGGTGCTGATGAGTTAGATGTTGATAAATGGTATAAAAATAATAGCTCATTAGTATTTATAGCAAGGGATAATATAGCTTTATCTCATAACTATAAGTTAACTATAAATGATAAAGATTATAACTGTGAGATTAGAGAATTAGAGTCAGGAGCTTTTAAGTATATTATAAATACTTCTACATTTGAAAAGAATGAAGAAGGTATTTATAATGTGAAATTAGTAGTAGAAGATTTAATGAGTAATAAACTTGTTATTAATTCTACTCTTAAATTAGATACTATTAAGCCCAGTTATGAGGGTGTTGAAGTTGAAAGTGAGAGTCAGATAGATAATGTATATTATTTCAAAGATAATATTACTTTGAAAGGCTCATTTTCTGATAAAGGCTCAGGGGTAAAAGCAGTAAGCTTTAAAGGTATTAATGATGATGAGTTTTCAGAAATATCTTTACCTTATACAACAAATGAACAGGGTACTTTTAAAATAGAGGATGTAGCAGGTAATTTTAATACTTATTCTATGGGAGAGCTTTTAACTTTATTAGGGGTATCACCTTATGTAGTAGACGATGATAATCCTGTAATAGTAAGAAATGCTTTGAATATAACTTATTCAAAAGATGGTATTGATTATTTATCTGATATCCCAACATTTACTTATAAGATTACTGATAGTAATATGAAGTCAGTAGATTTTTATGTAAATGATGTTTTACAGAACAGTACTTATAGCTCTAATGATTTGTATCAGTTTGAAACTAAAGGTATTTTAGAAGGTAATAATACTGTTAAGGTTGTAGCTACAGATAAAGCTAATCATACATCTGAAGATGTATATACTTTTATATTAGATTTATCAGCCCCTGATAATATTAATGTTGAAGTTAAAGAACCTGCCAATGAAAAAAGTGGGAATGTTTATTATAGGGATAATGTTGATGTAAAGATTTCCGCTGAAGATAAAATAGCAGGTATTAAAACTTATAATCTTAATAAAGAGGAGTCCTCTAATGGTAAGTTTACAGTTTCTTCAGATGGTGAATATACTTTTAATATATATGACAATTTAAACAATAATATAGGTGATACCCCGATTTCCGAATATACAGGTTGGCAGGGTAATAACATAATTATTGATAAGGAAGATCCAATAATTGATACCAGAAGACCCGATGGTGGTGTCGGTGATTGGTTTGATAAAAATGTAATATATAAAGCAAATATAACAGACGATAAGGGTATTGACTCTGCATATATTACAATTAATGGTGTTAAAGTTGATAGTTTTAGCACTGATAAAACGAATATTAAGAATACATCTCTTAAAGCAGATACTTCAAAAGTTAAACCTGATTCGGATGGTAGTTATACTATAAGGGTATACACTCAGGATAACAGTAAGCGTAGTAATGTTTGGACTGATAAGATTTATATAGATACATCAGCCCCTACTGATATTAATGTAGAATGTATATCACCCTCTAATGAAAAAGGTGGTAATGTCTACTTTAAGAAGCCATTTTACATAAGAGTGTCTGCAAGTGACGACTTGTCAGGTATTACTAAATACTACTTAAATGATAATTATAGCTCTGATGGTAGGTTTCTTATTGATACTGATGGTAAATATACAGTAAGTGTAGAAGATAGAATGGGTAATAAGTCTACACCTGTTACCTTACAGGAATTACTCGGTTGGCAGGGTAATAATATAGTTATCGATGATAGTAAACCAGTATTTGAGACTGCAAGACCTGAAGGGGAGGATACCGACAATAAAGATTGGTACAAGGGTAATGTAATTTACAATGTAAAAATCAATGATAATGTTGGTATTAACTTTGCATATATGAAAGTTAATGGCTTAAAAGTTGATGAGTTTACAACAGATGATACAAATGTAAAATCTGCATCTTTGTCTTTAGATACTAAGACGGTTTCTCCTGATAAAAATGGTGCTTATGCTATTGAGGTGTACACTGAAGATAATTGTGGTAATGAAAACAGTTGGTCTGATACTATATATGTAGATTATAACCCTCCATATAATGTTAAGGCAAATATTACAGAACCTATGAATGAAAAAGGTGGAAATGTATATTTCAATGGTGATGTAAATTTAGTGTTAAGTGCAGTTGATGATTTTGTAGGTTTAAAGGGATTTAAACTTAATGGAAATGCATCAAGCACAGGTATCTATACAATTAACTCTGATGGTGAATACAGCGTATCTGCTTATGATAGATTATATAATGAATCAGGAAAGCAGTCTTTACAATCATTAGCATGTTGGAAGGGTAATAACATTGTTATTGATAGGGATAATCCTGTCATTAGTTCTTCAAGACCTGACGGTGAAAGTTCTGCAAAGAAAAATTGGTATGGTCATAATGTAATATATGACATCAAGGTGACTGACAACAAGGGTATTGATACTGTTTATGTTACTATCAATGGTGTTAAGGTTGATAGCTTTGAAACCGAAAAGACTGATGTTAAAAATATTAGCTTAAAGGCTGACACATCTAAAGTTCATATAAATGATGACGGTAGTTTTAACATTAAGGTATATGCTGAAGATAATGGTACTTTAACTGATGAATGGGAAGATACTATTTATGTAGATACAACTAATCCTGTTGTATCTGATTTCGGTATTTACGGTGATGTAAGTAGAACGGGAAAGACTGTAAATGGTAGCGATACCTATGGTTTCTATTTTGATGGTAGTGGCTCTGTACAAGTAAAGGTAAAAGATGAAGGTATTTCGTCAGGTATTTATTCTATATGGACTAAGTTAAATGGTCAGAATTGGGTAGAGCATATTACTAATGGTGATAGCACTTGCTATGTTAGTGTACCAGAGAATTATAAAGGTTCAATAGAGGCTTATGTTGTAGATAATGTAGGTCATAAGAGTAATACAAATAAACCTGATGGTTTAGTATCAGAAACATCAAATACTCACAGAGGTAACTCGAAGTTGGTAATTACTTTACCAAAAGAGGTAAGTTTTGATGAAAACAATGTACCCTTATACAATGGAAGTTTAAATACCGATGTATATGTAGCTTGTGATTGGTCAGGACTTAAAAAGTTAGAGTGGGGTATTGGTGATAATACCTATGGTACTATTACAGATTTTAGTAATGCATCTACTTGGGATAAGAATTTACCTTTAAGTTTTAATGGTAAGTTTAACTTAGATGGTAATTCAAACTCTATGAAGTTTTGGGTAAAAATTACCGATAGAACAGGTCATACTACTGATGGTGATAAGCTGTTTAGTATCGATAAAGTAAAGCCTGTTATTTCGGTATCTTATAACAACTCAGTATCAAGTGGGTATTACAATAAAGAGAGAGTTGCCAACATTACTGTAACTGAAAGAAATTTTGATTCCTCAAAATTTGAGATATCAGGTGTAGCAGGTTCGTTAGGTAGTTGGTCAAGAAATGGTGATACTTGGTCAAATACTATGGTGTTTAATAAAGATACAGATTATAAGTTTACGCTAAGATGTTCTGACCGAGCAGAGAATGCTTCTAATGAGTATTCAAGTGAATCCTTTACGGTAGATACAGTAAACCCTGTTTTATCCGTATCTTGGGATAATAATAGTGTTCTAAACAAAGATTATTACAAAGATGGCAGAACAGCTACTTTAACTGTAAATGAACATAATTTTGACTCGTCTTTGATTAGTGTTTCAAATGCATCTATAAGTGGTTGGAGCTCAAATGGTGATACTCATACTGCTAAAATTGTATTTAACACAGACGGAGAATATGATTTTTCTGTAAGTGGTAAAGATAAGGCAGGTAACAGTTTCACTTCGGATTACAAGAGCGGTAATTTTGTTATAGATAAAACAAATCCAAAGATTGCAATAGATGGTATATCAAATGGTGTGTCTTATAAGAAAGATGTATCTTTCTTAGTATCTTTAAGTGATAAATATTTAAATACTAATGAGTTGTCTGTTAAATTGTATGGCAAGAATCATAAGGAAAAATATTTAACAGGTGTATATTCAGGTGGTGAGTATTTATACTCTTATGATGGATTCTCTAATGATAAAGATACTGATGATGTATATACTTTAGAAGTAGTAGGCTCTGATTTAGCAGGAAATATTGTGAAAGAAGAAAGGGTATTTTCTGTAAATAGGTTTGGTTCAGACTATAATTTTGTAGAGACAGGGTATCTTGGTAATTATTTAAACACTTCAAAAGATGTTACAATTACTGAGATGAATGTAGATAGGATAGATACTTCAAAGGTTAAGATAGTTGTTACCTTAAATGGTAAAGAAATTGAAGTAGATTCTAAATATGTTATTATCTCTGAAAAGGAGAAAGATGGTAAGTACTTATATATTTACACAATTAGTAAGGAATTATTTAAGGAAGATGGTAAATATACTATTCAAGTTTATTCAGCGTCTGATGATGGCACAGAATATACAAGTGTAGCAGAGCAGTATAATTTTGTAATAGATACCCAGAAGCCTGTAATTCTTGTATCAGGTGTGGAAAGTAACGAAATCTATCAGGATTATAAGAGAAAGGTTACAATTGATGTAAGAGATTTCTCAGGTGTTAAGGGTATTGTTGTTACTCTTAATGGTAAACAAGTGGATGTTACTGTAGAGGAAGATATGTATGTATTTACAATTCCTGAAAGTACGGTAAGACAGAATTTAACTGTCAATGTAGTTGACCTTGCAGGGAATAGTAATGAGGTTACCATAGATAACTTCCTTATTTCATCAAACACTTGGGTATTTTTGATTAATCAGCTTTGGTTTAAGGTGTTGGTAGTATTAGTAGCTCTTGCAATCATAGGTTTAATAGTATTACTTATAGTAAGAAAGCGTAAAGATATTAAGAAAGAAGAACAGCTTGTTAAAGAGAACGAAAAGTATTATAGAAGTTCAGGTGCAAGTTCTTCAGGAAGTTCATCAGGTAGTGATGAAACTGAGTTAGTATCGGATGCAGAAGGCTCAAAGGGTACTGATATTGTAGATAATGATGACAATAATTCCAATACGGATATTCTTGAGTAAAATAGTAAGATAACGAGAAAGGGTAGAGCTTTAAGGTTCTACCCTTTTTGTTTTGAATATTACTTAATGAAAGTAGCATTTGTATATATTTTATGTATTTGTAAATAATTATTGCGAGGTGTTGTTTTATGTCATGGGAAGGTTTTTTCTTAGTTATAAATGGTGTTGATTGTTTCTTAATAACAAATCAAGTCAAAAAGACTAAACAGTTGGCTTATAAGTTTGTATCTATGGTTCGGGATAAATTAAAGTTGGAGGAATCGATCTCTGCTGAGGTAGTATCAGATGTTAAAGAGTGTATGAATCCTGCTACACTGGTGGTAACTATTGAAGGTGGAGTGCGAACAACTTTGGTGATGTGTGGAGCTTTTTTAGGTGAGTACCCAGGTTACAACAATCCTAATATAATTATAGTGTGGGATAAAGGCTAAAAGTAGGTTGTTTTCTACAAGGGAATTAAAGGTATGATTATGTTAAATCCTCGTATGAAACACTTGCAAGATACCAAGATATGTGTTATAATATAAACATAAAATAATTCTTAGGGGAGAGGGTTGTATGAAAGCCAAAGGATATTATCTGAATTTACATAATAAAGATTGTTTTCTTATTACAAATCAGCAGAGAAAGACTGATAAATTGGCTTTAAAGTTTTTAAATGCTTTGAAGTGTATTACCAATGATGACGGATTTACTCCCTATTATGAAGTGTTGTATAAGGCTAAAAGTTGTATGCAACCAGCCATTATAGAAGAGCGTGTTATTGTTAATGGTAGATTTGCGGGTTTAAAATACTTGGTAGTCAGTGGTAATGGTTTTGGTTGCTCTTCATCAACAAGTTTAAATCCCTATGAAGAAATTATTGTAGTAAAGGATGTAGATTAATAATGGAAAAGAAGAAAACAGCAGTAGATATTTTAATTGAGGCTTTTTTAAAGGATGTTGACGAAAGAGGTACAATGCCTTGGCAGAGACCATATGAGAGGTATAATGCTTTTAATTGGTATACAAAGAAAGCTTACAGAGGGTTTAATAGACTTCTCTTACCATTTGGAGAGTATCTTACAAAAAACCAAATAACTAAGTATAATGCTGAGAAAGGGTATATTGAATTAGATGAAAAAGGCAGGTTGAAAAATATAACTCCTCAGGCTTATTATATGCAGAAGGGTATTAAATGGTTACCAGTAGTATTTTTTAAGGTTGATAAGAAATCAAGTAGCAGGGAAGAAATAGCTGAAAACTTTCCTGATTTTGATAAGTTTAATTCAGATGAAATTGCTTATGCAGGAAGAAAGAACGGATATTTATATTATGTTGAAAAGGGTAATTGCATTAAATCCCGAAATATTTTAAGATATTATGATGTAGCTGATAGGAAGCACTTCAGAAATGCCAATGGTGACTACCTACCATCTAGAATTGAAACAGGTGAGGTAGAGATAACTAAATCTGATGCTAAAGAGGTAATGGATAATTACATAAACATTTCAGGCGTAAAGGTAGATTATGAGAATTACGGCACTCCTTGTTATATACCAGCGTGGGATTTGGTCAGATTAAATCCTCTTACTAAATCTGAAGATGCTTGGTTTTCCACTGCATTTCACGAATTAGCTCATAGTACAGGGGCAGCATCAAGGTTGAACAGAAAGGGTGTTGTCTCACCAAGTGCAGTGAGAGATTCTACATATGCTGTAGAAGAGTGTATCGCTGAAATCACAGCTTGTCTGTGTTGTGCAGAGACAGGTATTTCAGATTTTGAGACTTCTTGTTCTGAGGAGTATGATAACAGTGTATCATATGTTCAGGCTTGGAAGAAAAGAGTAAAAGATTGGGGTAAGGATTTTATTTATATTGTATCTCAGGCTGATAAGGCTTTCAATATGATATGTGGTGCACCTGATAGTACAGCACTTGATGAGGAAGGTCAGGAAATAGAATAAAAGGTTGATTTTAAGAACAACAAGTATTAAGGAGCTTATTATGACAATATTTCAGTATTTAACGTGTATGGGTAAGATTGAGGATTTTACTAAAAAGGTTTATGAGAAGTCAAGGAAATGGTGGGTATTTGAAACACCTGAGTGGTCTTTTGTAGACGGGAAAGAAAAGGTTCTGATAAAAGGTAAGAAGTACAATTTATCCAACATCTTGTGTAACGATGTGACTTCGGCAGAGTTAAAAAGTATGACGGATAAAGTGTTGGATTTGATAGCGACTAAGAAGGGTTTAAATAAGAGTACCATCGCTAAAATAAAGGTAACAGGTGTATCTGTTCATATATATTTTGAAGGTGAAGATGAAAACGACTGGAGAAGCGGAAAATGTTACACTCTTAGTGACATATATGATATGTGTGAACTAAAAAAGCCAGTGAAATCAGATAACCCTTTCAAAGAGTATCAGATTGTTGATAAGGGTACGGGTATGGTGGTAAATCCAGAATGGGTAGCACTAAATGCTACCTCAATACTCTCTGAGTTAAAATATCAGGGTTTTGAGTTGTTATTAAAACAACATATAATTTCGAGGGAAGGTAAGGAAGAGTATTATTACCTTTTAGTGCATAAAGCAGGGGTAATAGTGACTTTAAATGACATAAAAGGGTTCTATCCTAAACTAAAAGGTAGTATGTTCATTATATGTAACGGTAACTCTAAAAATCTTCACTCTATCCTCAAAGAATGGGATGGGGGAGGAAATTGTTTTAGAAAGAACATATATTTGGGTATTACAAATGAACTAAGAAAAGCGTATGATTTGTCAGATGTAAAATGGGTATGTGAGCTTTCAGATAGTAGTGTATTATCCTCTTTTTGTATATACAGTGGAGCGGATTGCTTAGAGTATTTAGGCGGTTCTATAAGAGAGGAAAACGGTGGTGACAATAAATGCTATATGTTAGACGACGCTTTTAGTAGTGTTGAGTTAAGTATGTATTGTAGCTACTATGAAAATATGGTTATCTTTAATAAAATCCCTCAAAACAAGTTAAAAGTACCTGTAAGAGAATTTAATAAGTGTTACAACGATAGAATAGCAGCCTTTAAAGAAAAGTACCCCTCTGAGTGTTATCTTATGTCAGAGTGTGCTAAAAGAATAGATGAGGCTTATGGGGTAACTAATAAATAATTTTATTTTAAGATTTGTAAAAACTTGTCTAAAAAATATTTGTATTTGAGTATAGTAAATCTATTTTCAATGTATATTAAAATATATACATTGAAAATTTTGAGGTAGTCTGTATAAATAAAAAGGAGAATAGTATGGATATTTTACTTTATTTAGATAGAATGTGTAAAATTGAGGAATATCTTACAAAAGCATTAGGGTATTCTGAGTCAAGAGATTGGGAGTTTTCAAACCTGAATAGAATAAAGGTTGGAAAGAAGTATTATAGAGTTCCAAGTATCTTACAGGAGAATGTTTCTGTCAGGGAATTGCATAAGCAGTCAAGTTATGTACTTTCTAAGATTGCAAAATTAAGAAAGATTCCTACAGCTAATATTATAAGTATGGAAGTATCCAGAAATGGTATCAAACTGAAAGTAAAGGGTAAAGGAACTATATTTGTAAACCTAAACAGTTTGATAGTTATATTTAATAAGGATATTCCGTATGCTTTACCTTTTCCAGGTCAGTCTTTTATAGATGATACGGATGAGAATAATCTTTTTGCAACTCTGAATTATTTGAAGGATTATGGCTTTGAACAAATCTTTATAAAAACTATAGATTACGGTGGAATGATTAATGATTACTATATGTATGCTAACAAGATTGGGGTTATTATTGTAGTCAATAAGGTTAAGTATAAAGATTCAAACATAAGTAACGTTAAAGGGTGTGCTTTTCTGTTTGGAAAAAAGAAATATAACTTTGAAGCTAAAGCTTTGATTAGTGATTACAGAACTGTTATCGAAGATAAAGATGGTTGTCTTGTTATTGAGCTTGGAGCTATGTTTACTAATAAAATGAATGATTTTTGCAGAGGTACTAACTTTGAGTTTTATGGGTTAAGAGACTTAAGTAATGAGCAGATAGCAATCTTTAGTAGATACGCTCATTTCAGTTGTATGAGTAATATACCTGCTGAGTTGGTAAGACTTAAAACTTTTGTAGAAGAGTCTGTAACGACTGAAAATATAACTCAGATATGTTGTAACCCCTATTTAATGGATTATAGTAAAGTATTGCAACTCAACAAGGTATTTAATGATGTTACAAATAGTACAAAGGATGATGATTATAGAAATCTGCTTAATTGTATCTATGTGTACAGTAGAAGTCTTTATACTAATTATAAATTAGAGCATCCTAATAACTTTTATACCTTGGGGGAATGCTCAGGCTTAGTCGATAATATTTACTACGATGGCAAAGTAAAGATAGATGTTTCTAATCTTATTCCAAGTAAATTAAAGTATGTTTTGAGGCACGATAATTTTGATTGTTATAATCTATTGTTTAATAAGGATGTAGGAACAAAGTTAGTAGACAGGGTACTTCTTGAATATAAATCCTTTACTCAAAGAGATAAAATTGATTGTAAGGTAGTTGTTAATGAGGACAATTTGTATGATATGATTTCTGAGTTATGTCCTTATGGTTTACGAGGTCTTATTCTTTATATTGATAGTAGCGGTTCTGTTGTAGCATATAAGTGTCAGTTTGGCAATATTAATGTTTTTGATGCTAATATGTTTAGTTGGGAGGTAGTTAAAAATGACAACATCTATGGTTGAGAGATATCACAAAGGTGCTTTATTTCTTACAGGTAAGGGAAAGATTGTACTTTATTGTGGTAATTCTCCTAAGACTGGTGAAAAGGCATATCTTTGGGTGGATAATGCAATCTATTCTGCAGAGAATGGTAATTACAATATTGTAAATTGGGATATTATTTGCTCAAGGTTATTAAAAAACATAGATTTGTTGATATTAAGGGGTACTACAATTATGTCAAAGGAGACTCCGTATTCCTTAAAGTTGTTTTTGGGTTACATACAGCAACAGAGTTCTACTTTAGTAAATTTTCTTAACAGTTTTAAAGATGTTAAGACTTCTACAAATACAAACAAAGGTTTTAAACCAGGGTATTTGTACAAGAAGATAAAAACGGGAGAAACCTATGTATATTTGGGGAATTTACTTGTATCGATAAATAGTATGTACAGAGTTAAAGGCGGAGTTCGTAAAGTACATTTGTTTATGTACTATACTAAGGGTGATGCAGATTATTATGGATTTGAAGATGTCCTCAATTCAAGATTGGGATTCGGGTATGACGGTAACTTTTCAATTAACTTCAAAAAGAGTGATGTTGAAGAAGTAGGTAAGGTTATTGATGAAAGATTCATACCTATCGATAAAGAAAAGGTACTACATCTTTAAACGAAGGGGGTAATCTTAGTATTACCCTCTTATATTTTGTGTGTAAGAATATATTGCAGTTTATTGTAATATATGGTAAAATATTAATATAAGATGAAAGGTGGTAAATAATATGTATGAGATAGATAGTTGGGTAATTGATACCTATATAAAAGAAAGAGTAACTATCGAAAAGGTTATAGATAATTGTTCATCAGGTAATATCTATTTGGTATCTAAGGACAACGATGATTGTTATCTTGTAAAAGAAGACAGGTTAATTCCATATGATAAACATTATTTTGATAAATAAGGAGGTAATATAGTGGAAAAGCGAGTTTTAATTGTGGATTTTAACCATCAGGTGTTCACATATTTTCATTCTAATCATAGACTTTCTTGTAAAGTTGTGGTAGATGGAGAGGTAACTGAGAAGGATACAACTGTTCATAATGCTTGTATCAAGAATATCCACAGATGGTCAAATGGTGGGGTATATCCTACAGCGGTATGTTTTGATAGGGGTGTACCTGCAAGAAAGGCTTATTGGCAAAAGGCTTTTTCAGAGATGGTAATAGGCTCAGGAAAAGAGTACAAGGGTAACAGAGAGAAAATGCCAGAAGCTATGTTTGAGGCTATCTCTGATTGTGAGTCATTGCTGAGGTCAGCAGGGGTAGCTTGCTTTGCTCATAAAAATTACGAGGCTGATGATTTGATTTATGCTTGTGTTCAGCGAGCTAAAGAGAAATATCCAGGTTTACCTATTGATGTTGTTACTAACGATGCAGACTTGCTTACTTTGGTAGATGATACAGTATCTGTTTTTATTAGGAGTAGAAAGCTGACTTGGGCAGAGAGTGATGAAATTAAGAAGACCCACTATATTCAGGTAACACCTCAAAATTTTCAGGAAGTGGTAGAGGATTTATCAGCATATAAGGGTTTTATGATTCCTTATAATACTTTGTTACTTCATAAACTGCTGAGAGGGGATAGTTCCGACAACTTCTTAAGGAAGGAAATCAGTAGAATGTTTCCTAAGACAAAGTACAATAATATGATTATGGCTATGATCGATGATGAAATTAACTTTGAAGAGGTATTCAGGTATAGTTCTCCAAGGTATGAAATTTTTAATAAGGTATCAGGTGAGGTTTTTGATGGTACTCTTGAAGAAGCTTTAAAATCTCCAGAAAAGGCTAACCTGAAGAAAAGAATGAAGGATTCCGAGGAACTCGAAGCTATCTTGTGGTGTTTAAAAAACTATTCAAGTATTTCAGATGAACAGCTTGAGGTAGTTAAGAAAGTTTACATAGGTATGAATTTAAATCAGCCATATTTAAACAGAGACCCTAACCTGAATAGGTTGGAATACAGGGTAGGTAAAACAGAGAACATTGATATATGCCCATTTGATGAAATAGAATTACAGAAGGTTATTTCACCTTTAAAGATTATGTTAAATATTAAATAAAATAATATACCCTATCTATTATTAGATAGGGTACTTGTGCTTATAAAGGAGTGGTTTAAATGCGTACAAATTATAATGGTATAAATCAGAATGGTGACTCTGATGTTAATTGGTTTAGTGAAGAAGTAAGAGATGTAGAGGTTTATGGGGACAAACCAGTTCAAGTTAATACAAATGAAGTTCAGATAGATGTAGAAGATGCTTTTCTTAAAGATAGCTTAGCTAAGGCTTACATTAATATGGATACGGCTATGGCAGTAAAAAGGCAAGAAGAAGAGAGTATTAAAGAGGAACTTAATAGAAATAGTAATTATAGAGAAGGCTCACCTTTTGATGGTGGAAAAGAAGATGACTTCAAGCAAGAGCCACCAAAAAAGAAAAAGTTATTGAAGGGTGCAATTGTAGGTATAATTGCAGGTAGTGTAGCAGTGGTAGGTATCATAGTGACATTAATTATAATGTTCGTTATAATGCCTATGACAAAAGGTAATAAAGGTGTAGAAGGAACAACATCAGAAGGGGTATTAGACAACTTGCAGGGTAAAATAAATATGCTTTATACTGATAACTTGAAGTCAGATATTAAAGATGGTTATACTGCGAGTGATTTAGATGAGTTTCGTAAAGAATTAAAAACCTTAAAGAACTCGACAGATATATCAGGTGTAGAAGATGAATTAAACACCATTGAAGCTTATATGACTGATAGTAAAAAGGTTAAGGTTTATGCTGATTTATCTTATAATATTGAACCATCTTATGTGGGGGAAGATTGTACTTCTATCAAGCTGGGTAGTGAGACTTATACAGTAGCTGGGTTAAAGGCTACTATTTCAAACTTAGCATCAGGGGTATTAGCTGATAGAAATAGTTATTTAGATATAAAGAAGTCTTTATCAGCAGTATCAAACCCATCGAATTTTGAAGAGGGTAATTACCAAGAGAAAATAAACGGTATTAAACATGAGGTAAATAAAAAAGAGTTGCAATCTATGTATGAAAAACTTGTATCAGATAAAGCTACAGCTCTTGCTGAGAAAAAGGTAAAAGACGCTAAAGATGAGCAAGAAAAGAAGTTAGCTCAGGATGCTTTAACAGAGGCTCAAAACAAGCAGAAGCAGGCTGAAAATGAGTTGAGTAGTGTTAAAAAGCAGTTAGAGGAAGCTTTAAACAAGCCTACAGAAGAAGAAACAAAGACTGCTGATACAGCTCCTACTGATAGTACATCAGAAGTAGAAGAAACAACAGGGAGAGAGAATTGATATGAAAACTTTAGAAGATGTATTCATTAAAGAATTTAAAGATGAGGTATCTAATATAGGGTATAAAGATATTTATAAAATGCCTTTGCCACCTGAGTGTTCTAATTGGGAGGTAAGTGGTACTGATTTATTTGCTGTAAAGGGTATTGAGAAAGAATACTTTAATCTTTTAGATAAGACAATAGTTAGACGCCCACCCTCAGGTTTTGTTGTGAAAAGAAGGGTTATAGATAAAGTAACTCGTTCTTATAAGAAGGGGGAAGATGGTTCTTTTGTGTATGAAGATTACACAGTACCAAATAAAAGTATGGTAGTAATATCTGATAAGAAGATAGATTTACCTTATAAGGATTATAAATACCCATCGAAAGATGGGTATGGGTACATAGATTTTATACAGAAAGGTGATAAGGTAGAGTATTTGTATGTTTTACCTAAGACTGTTTTGTATAAGATTAATCAGACTGCCCTTGCATTATCTGTAAAAAATATGAAGGATTATTGGGGAAGGGGTATTGTTACTTGGGCAATGGGTACAGTATTTTTACATATTATACCTTATAAACCTAACTCTCAGTATATTGGTACAAAAATATTAAAGACAGGTTACACTTTAGATTATAGTAAAGATCTAAATACTTTGTTAAGATTTTGGCAGATAACAGGGGTAATACCTAATCTTGCTTTAACTGTCTTAAGCGATGGTAGTAACATTGCTTTAAAAGATACAGTAGTAGGTTATGAAAGTTATGTACCTGTAGATAATGTTGCTTATGGTGATAAGGAAATATATGGTAGTGAAATAGATAATGGGGTTGCTGTTAGTGAATGAGTATTTAATTGTAAAAGGTAGAAATTTTTATTTAATTAGTAGAGATACTGACGAAGGGTATGCTTTTTCTGAATATGGAAGAAGTATTAGTAAGGTAAAGGTAGGTTATGCTTTTACTTTAGGTGGGAATATTCAGAAAGTAGATATTATTAGTGTTCTTTACGATGTTAATAGTGATACTTGTGAAATATATTTAAAGGGTAAAAAACAGTTAGTAAAAGGCAAGGGTATGAGTATATATTCGTTGCTAAAGAAAAAATTTAAACCTGTAACATTTGTACCTTTTAGGGTAATAAGAGAAGATGCTCAAGGTTTGAATCAGTTGCTAATTCCAATAGAAGAAGGGGACACAGAGTTGTGTGATGTGCTTAATTCTTTAAATTAGATTTAAGAATGTTTTTTAGTTGTAGTAGAAAGTATTGCAATTTTTTCTATTTTATGGTAAAATATAATAAATAATAAAATAGGGGGTAATTAAAATTGTTATCCGATATTGTTTCCATAAATAGAAAAACTAAAACTAAATTAAAGCGGATGATGTATGTTAAGAAATACTATCTTTCGATGTATCGATGTTATATGATGATGTTATATGATAAGGGTTACATAGATGACCCAACCATCTTAGATAAGCAAAAACTGTTAAAGTTGATGATTGAGATGGGTATTAACGATTTATATACATATTCAGGTAAGGTAGAATTAGATTCAAGTCATTTCTTATTTGCTATGGCAAAGAATAGGGGTAATGAGGAAATTTTTGAATTTCTCTCCTTGTTCTACAATGTATTTAAATATAGGGAATACTGTAAGACAATAGATAATATCTATGAAGAATACTCTTTCAGAGCAAAAGATGCTAATGTTATTAAAACCTTAATGACAGTTAAGGGAGCGAGAGTTGTTCAGAGGTCAGGTATTCCCTTTAATACTGCTGTTGCAAGATGTATCTCTGATTTTATGGAAGAGACTAAATTTGTTAGTATAAATACCTACATATGGTGCTTGGCTCTTAAGACATTAGGAATACCTCAAGAAGATTGGTGCAATGATGGTCTTTTTGATGCTAATTTATCTCACGAAGATGAGTTAGCAAATCTAAAGGGTATTTTAAATGGTTTTTATGTGGTAGAAGGCGGTAAATACTTACCCTTGCTTAAAGATTGGCTTTTTAAACACAGATGGAATTATGAGTCTAAGTTTAAGATGGAATTATTAGGTTTATATGATTACATATTTAGTTCGGAAGTAAATGAGCTCACTAATTACATAAATAAAAAACTTGATGATTTAAAAGGGTATAAAATTTTAGCAGTTCAAGATGATAAAATATATTACAATGTACCAAGGTCATCTTTTGAAATGCCATTTGGTTGTTTTAGTATAGTATGTGGCTATGATGAAGTTCTTTCAGATGAAAAAGAGAATATTCTTGGTTACACTGGAGAGGCTTATTCTGAAGATTATCTTGTAGAAGAGGATATAGATTTTGTAGGTTGTCCAATAGAAGTACAGGGTAAAATTTGTTATGATATAGAACAATCAGATATAAAGTGTGACACTTGGTTTAAATCTGAGGGAGCTGATTATGAATTCGTTGAAAGTCAGATATGTAATACTGCTAATATTATATATAAGATGTATAAGGAATCTCAAGGTAATGCAGATAAATTAATAGCTAAAGTTTCAATTGAAGATGAATCTTCTTTTTATGATTGTATGAAAAAAGCTATGAAGTGTATATCTTAGGAGGTAAATGATATGTTTATAAAGTTAAAAGCAGATGATGACGGTAATTTTGCTTTTGTTGAGAAATACAAACCGTACAGATACACAGAGGGTGCTATTAAGTTATTTATGCTTGTGGATGCAGGTGTAGGTATGACAGAACCTGTTGTATTCAGAGGTAATAAGTTCATCCCCATTAGAGAAATTGAGAAAGAGATGGGTATTGATAAGTATATAAAGGCTAAGAAACCTTTTTATTCTCAGTTGGGTAATGGGAATCTTATTGTAAGTATGAATATTGCATTCGACTTACAAACTTATGAGCTTGTAGAAGAAAAATCTCACTATCAGGCTTACACGGTAGTAAGAGATAGTCTTAGATTTACAAAAGAAGGTTGGTCAGTGAATGCTCGTATGTTGAGGTCAAGTTCTCTTGTGTTAGATGATTGGTTTAAAGGCTTAGCTAAAGAGATAGCTAAGACAGGATTTGATAGGGAGAGCTTTTTAAAGTTAAGAATGAAGTAAAGGCAGGTTGTCAGGAATGGGTAAAAGTTTAATAGAACACATAAGTAAAGCTGATTTACTCGGAGAACAAACTCCATTTAGGGTAATAGTAAATGGTTTAGTCAAAAAAGTAGTAAGCAAAGGGAAATGGTTCGGTTTTTGTACCAGGGTAGATGATAGTCAGGTCAATATTTTTGACTTAGAGGGTGATAAAGAAAAACTTGGTCATATGCTCTATGAAGAAGTATGTTGTGACGATGGGTATCGTACTTCATTGTATAGGTACTTACTACAAGATTATCTTTGTTACTATGAGGCTCCAACTGTTATTAAACAGAAAAATTATTCAGGATTTAAAGATTCTTATAATAAATATTTGATTACATCAAATATTTATGTAGTTGCTGAATGGATGGGTATTTCCTTAAAAGACGCTATACAAAAGTATGGTTCTCGCTTAGAAAATAGTTACTCTGATGATAATTTATGCCCTTATGTCAAGTTGACAGTTGCAAAAGACGGTACTAAGAAAGTAGTAAAGCCAAGGTCAGATTTAGACTTGTCTATAATGGGTACTCGAATTGTTCCTCTCTTTGCTATTAAGACAGGTATAGATGTTCTGTATGATATATGTTCTAAGGATTTCTATAATGTAACTTTTGTTAAGGATTCAGGTCAGAAAAGAACAATTTGTGTATGTTTTGACTATGATAAATTGCTTACAGTGTATAAAAATGTAGGGTTGTTATCTTCCGCTTACGAAGAGCAGTTTAAAGGGGATATACTTAATGCCAAGACATTATCAAGAGGGTATGTAAGGGTAATTGAGGTAGGAACAAATATTAGGAATGAAGCTTTGAGAAGTATAAATCTTGCAAGGATTTTGTCCATAGAAAAAACTGAACCTGATTTAACCTTTATAAATGTAAACTTAGATACTGTAAAGAACACATTTTTATCTAAGTTATCTTCAAAGAAGGTTAATTACCCTGAGTTAATTGATATGCTTAATCTGTTTGCTGTTGGAACAACGAGAATGCATAATGGTAAGGTAATAAGTTCTTATTCAGAGCTAGAGAGCTGGGTAGATGCTCAGGAGATACTTTTAAGTACTCCATTTATTAAGCAACTTGCATTGTTTATGATGGGTAACCCTCAGTGGTTTGATGGTTATACAGGTGAAGAATCTGAGGTAGTTACTCCTGTAGAAGATTACACTACAGATACATCTGATGATGATCTTGAATTTGATTTAGATTTTGATTAAAAGGAGAAATAATTATGGGTAAGGCAAAAACTTTAAAGGAATTGAAAGATAATATTTCAGTTGTTAAAGCTTCGCAGCTGGAGATGAGAATGACTTCCACTATTGTAAATAGTTATTCAGAGCCTATTAAGAACTATGTATTGAGCAGAATTGCCAGCACAAATGGTCATATAGGTATGCCAACACTTCATTTCTTTTTAGATACTTTCTCAGATGTTAGAGAAAAGTATGAAGAAATGTATGTTTCAAAGATGAAAGGTCAGAAAGGGTATGAGCAGGTTGATGTTGATACTATGATTGCTCAAGGCTTTCTGTTTGACAGTCTTTGCTTTGTATATGATTCTGTTAAGGATACTTATTCATTGGCAACAATGAATTTTGAGTTGCTCTATGATTTAGATGTAGAGTATGATATGCTTAAGCAGGTACTTACAAAGAATAAACAGGGTTTTGTAAAGGCTTATAGAATTGATGTGGAGTACGGTAATGATGATAAAGAGTTTACCTTTAAGGCTGTAAATCCAAGAGACTTTGATATCGATGAAAATAAGTCGGATACCCAGGAGGGTAAGAGATTCTTCATTGTACCTTATACTTATGTAATGTTTTATATGAAGGCAGTAGAATCTTTACTTAAGAAAGGTTACACTTTAAGGGTTCATCAGACATTATCGGGTAGTGAAAAGATAAGAATTATTACTACAAACCAGGAAATACTTTCTAAGTATTGTGATATTCCTGATGCAACAAAAGGATTAACAGCTAAGTTCTTTCCATTGAAAGGCTTTTTCTATGCCCCATCCGTAGGAGCACCGAGTACAAGTGCTATGGTAACTAACATTAATTTGTTTAATACTGATGTAATTAAAAACTCTCTCCCTAATGATTTTAAAACATATAATATTGCGAAGGCGACAGATCCTGTTGGAGATATGATTGCTGATAGCTTAGTAATTACTAAGCTTATGACAATAAAAGAGGAGGATATTGGAGACTTTGCCAGTATCATAGAAGGTAAGTTACCTAAAAGGAATTATCTTGCCTACGATGTAGAAAATATTTCTGATGGAGATATAGCTAAGTATCTCCACTCTTTGTCAGATGTATCTAAGAAGAGAATTTATTCTATGTTAGGTATTACCAAAGAGGTTGAAAGAAGAAAAGCTATTGTAGGAAAAGGTAGACCTATGACAGATAAAGAGAAAGAAAACATAGAGGAAACCTTTAAAAACCACATCTGTAGAGTAGTTCTTCAGAAGAAGGACTGTAAGTTGAGTGCGGTGATGGGTACAAACAACAAAGTCATTTTACAGAAGATTTATGGTGATCCTGTGAAATATGAGAGCTTTTCATCAAGATTTTATATGCTGAAAAATTGGCTTGATGGTGGAGAGAGTGATTACAGTGATAAATCAATCAATGATGAGCTTGCTTATTTAGGCTTAGGGTATGGAACTGAAGGTGTTAAAGCCGTAAATACCTATTTAAATACTGATAGAAGTGGTTTGGATGTAGAAAATCTGAAAGGTGCTTTAGCTGATATATTGGGTATTAGCCTTAAAAGAAGTAATGCTCAGTCAGCAAGCAACAAGGTATCTTCCAATGTTTTAGTAAGGACATTGACAGCTCGTTTAGATGCTAATCACGAGCCTGTAGATTATTATAAGTATATTGACAAGACTAAGATTATTAGTGGTATTGTTTTTGACTAAATAGTAGGAAAGAAGGGAAGTTTTATGTATTCTGAATATGAGAAATATCTATTGGGTATAAGGAATAGTCTAATACAGAATGGCATAGAATTTCCCGAAGCTACTAAAGAGTCAATGAGTTATTCAGAGTTATTTACTTTGGGTATTAAGTTAAGCGACATTCTTTTATACTATAAGGTATTAGCTGTAAGTGGTTCAGGTGATGGACTCGAAGATTTTATATTGCCAATAAATACTTCTTATGTAGACAAAATGAGGGGTATTTGTTATTCAGAGTTTGTAACAAGTGTACTTCCTGATTATAAGGCTTTATCTTTAGGCATAGAACCTGAGGAAGAGCCCGATGATATAGATTTTGAAGAGGAAGAGGTGGATACTTCTAAAGTGACGGATTCTTCAGAGGATTTATTTAATTCTATGTTTGAAGAAGATGAAGAAGATGGTATAAATAACGAAGAGTTAGGTAATAATAGTATTGAAGATAAATTTGATGCCAGTGTAAAACAACTTTTACAAAAAAGTAATATTGATTATGTACCGAATGGGGTATATGTGGAGGATATAAAACCTTTGGTTGATACTGCTAAAGATGAAGTAGATAGTAATTATTCAGATGATGACTCTGATTTTTCTGAAGATGAATATACTGAATACGCAGATAACGAAGGGTATCAAGAATCTGATTACTCAGAAGATGAAGAGTCTAACTATTCAGAAGATGATGAGGACTTTGATTTTTCTGAAGATGAAGATTATGAAGAATCTGATTATTCAGAAGATGAAGAGTCAGATTACTCAGAATATGATGAAGAATCTGATTATTCAGAAGATGAAGAGTCTGACTACTCAGAAGATGATAGCTATGAGGAAAGTGATTATTCTGAAGGTGACTACGAAGAGTCAGATTATTCAGAAGATGATGAGGATTATGATTATAGCGATGATGATTATGAAGAATCGGATTATTCTGAAGATGAAGAATCTGACTATTCAGAAGATGAAGAGTCAGATTATAACGATGATTATGAAGAGTCAGATTATTCGGAAGATGAAGAGTCTGATTATAACGATGATTATGAAGAGTCAGATTACTCTACTAATGAGGAAAATGATAACATAGAGGGGTATGAAGGTCAAGCAAAATCAAGAGGGGTTTCAACCCCAGTTGTTAAGTCAAAGGATTTAAGTGATGAATTGCAAGATATTACAAATGCTGTTCTAACGAATATAAAAAGAAAGGCTGTAAACTTCTTAAAAAGGAAAGAATAGTATATGTTTTTTAGAATGTGTATTACTTTATATTGATTGCTGTATTATATATGCGTATATTCAAAAAACTATTTGAAAGGGTGTAGATTTAAAATGATTAACGCAACTACAAAAGAAGCACTTGTTAATGAATTTCAGACAGGTGTAACTACTATGTTTGAAGAGGTAAAGGATAATTACCAGATTGCTAAGGCAATGTCAGCTAATGATATTGATGAGGTAAGAACTATTATTAAAAAGGTACAGTCCTTAATGGTGGCAAATATCCCAGAGAGTAGAGTTGCCCCTAAGGCTACTCTTTATATTTCTTCAACAGGTGTTGATGAAATTAATGTAATTAATATTACGGTAGCTAATAAAATTTCTTCAAGCAAGGTATTTAATTATCAGACATCTGTAACAAAGGGTAAGACAATTGAAAAGATTGTTGACTTTATGAAAGATGTATATACTGCTCTTTTGATTGATGACCTTGTTTGTGAGAACCTTACAAAAGTAAATGAGGTGCTTGCTGAAGCTACTAAGGATGCAGGTCTTAGTTATGAAATCAAAGTTGTATCTTCGCTCGGCAATGAGGGTAAAAAGATTGCGTCTATGTCGGATGAAGAGATTGTATTTGTAGCGGATGAGCAGAGGGTATTTACTCTTGACGATATTATTGTACTTCTTGATGAGGTAGATGATATTATCACTGAAGATGTTTTCAATGCTCATTACAATAATCTCGTTGAAGATATTGCTCAGGCTCAGACCCCAGAACAGCTTGTAGGTATTCACGGGGGTGCTTTGGTATCTTACATTTGTGATATTAGTAAGAGATTAAAGCCACTTACTCTTATTAAGAAGATTTGTAGTAAGAATGTTGAAAAGCTCAGAGGTACTAAGGATTCTATTGCTTACTATCTTGAAGATGATGTCTTTGCTCTCGTTGAGAGAAGAGATGGTGTGTTTGCAGTAGTCCTTTCACCTTTTGATATTAAAACTCTTAGAAGAGTAGACACAGATGTGCTTAAGAAACTTGCTTAAGCATATTTAATCAATAAAGGGGTTGCTTGCCAACCCCTTATTTTTATATAGGAGGAATTAAAATGGCAGATAATGATTTTGATGCATTGGTAGAAGAAAACGGTAAAGAGGCATCTCAGGATGTTAAACCTGTAAAGTTGGGTAGGGGAGCAGTAGCAGGCATATTGATAGGGTTATTGATTGCAGCATTTATAGTGACAGTTACTGTTGTTAGTTGCCAGGTGGAAAAAAAGGAGAATGTTTCTTCAAATGGTGGAAGTAAGATTTCGTCATCTGCAGTGGCTACTGAAACGGTATCAAATGTGGTAGAAAATCCTGCGAAAAATTCAGAACAGAATACCGTTTCTGCTGAGGTGGCGACTACATCAGCAGAAATTTCAAAACCCACTAATTCACAAAATAGTGTTGAGAATTCTACTCCAGGCTTGAATGAAGTAGCTTTACCAGCTTTTGGAAGTGAAATATCATCCAAGGGTATTGTACTTAGTAAGCATGTATATTCTTACGAAGGTAGTTATGTGTATGGTATTAATATTTCTGTATTGATTGGTGATAATACTAAGACAGTACAATACTTTTGTCCAAAGGGTACATATGATGCTTTAAGTACTACAGATACTTTAAATGTAGTTTATCAGCAAGACAGTAGTGGTACTGTCAGCATAGCATCAATTTCTAAGTAAATGTAGGTTATATTTTAAGAATATATCTATTTTATGATTGTACTCTGAGAATGTAGTTATGTGTATGTTCCTTTTTTGGTGCGAGTATTGTATCTGCTTGCGGATTTTCGGAATTTTTTGGTATTTTCTTGTTGTTTTGTGTATTTTGCTAAAAAAGAAATAGCTTTTTAGGCAGTTTGCACAAACCTTTAAAATTTCGAAATTTTTTTGAAAAAAGACTTGCATTTTAAATATTTAGTGCTAAAATAAGAAACATAAAATAAAGGTTAGGGCAAATTATTCAGTCCTATATACTTTAAATATTTTGTAAAGGAGAACTTTATATGTCATTAACAGTTAGTAAGAAAAAGGCAGAAGGCACAGCTCCAGTAGCAACTGAAGCAACAGAGGTAAAGGATGTTAACATCAGAGCTAAGGCTAAGGCTGAAGCAGTAGCACCTACATTTGATGAGTCTAAGCTTGGTAGCTTAAGTGATGCTCTCACTTTCGTAGCACCACTTGGTGACCCGTCACATCCTGATACTACAACAGATAAGGAAGGTAACAAGACTGTTACATCTTACATTGTAGGTTACAGATTTAAAGCTAATAAGGACCTTGAGGTTCCTGATTGTGGTCTTGATTCTGATGCTCGTAAGAATCTTATGTCTTACATTCCTGAGAAGAAGAACAACAAGAAGGTTGTAAAGGCTGGCGAGACAGTTGACCTTACTCGTTTTGAGGCAGCTCTCCTCCTTGCATCTGTTGAGTTCAACGGTAGAATTTCAGGCGACGGCAAAGAGTTCCTCGCTGTTTACCAGAATTCAAGAATGGGTAGCAAGAAGGGTACAGTAGGTACAACTTCAACAGCTACAGCACTTCCTACATTTGCTCTTAAGCTTGCTGATGCTACAGGTAGTATCAAGGACTTCAAGATTATCGAGGTTCTTAGCTACACAACTGAGGAAGTAGGTAAGGATAAGAATGGCACTCCTATTACTCGTAAGAAGAGAGTCATCAACCCAGGTTTTGAGAAGTGGGAACCACTCTGCACAGTACAGACTTCTACAAGATCAGCAGGCGGTACAAGAAAGACTCCTGCAAACCGCAGAAATGCAAATGCAGAAGCATTCTTACAGCTCGTTTCGAGAAAGTAATTTCTGTATTCAGAGATACGGTAGGGCAGTCATATGACTGCCCTATTTTTGTAGTAGAAATACTATAAAGTTTAGAAGATTATTAATGAATGGGTATTTATAGGTATCTTTATTCTAAGGAGAATTGTATATGGCTGAAGATACTAATATTTCTTATGCAAGAAAATACAGACCAACGAGCTTAAATGGGTATATCGGTAATCAAGATGTAAAAGATACCACTATCAGATATTTGAAAAATAAAAGAAGACCTCAAACGATACTATTAAACGGTAGTAGCGGTTGTGGTAAAACAACATTAGCAAGAATAATTGCCAAGGAATACCTTTGTGAAAACAGAGATGACTTGACAGGAGCTTGTGGTGAATGTTTTACTTGTCAGGCAATGGATGAATACATTCAGACAGGTAATACGGAGAATTTACCTGACCTCTATGAGATAGATTCTTCAGATAAATCAGGTAAAAAGGATATTGATGCTATGTTAAGTAGTATGGAGTATCCACCTGTCGGTGGAGATTGGAAAGTGTACATTATAGATGAGGTGCATCTTTTGAGTGAAGGAGCTATGGGTAGATTGCTTAAATCCGTAGAAGAGCCTCCTGAGTATGTACTTATGATATTCTGTACCACTAACCCTGAGAAACTACTTCCAACTATCCGTAATAGATGTCAGTTGAAATTATCAGTTAGCAAACCTACTACTTCTGATATAGTAAAACTCTTGGAAAAGGTTTGTTTGGAAGAGGGTAAAGATTATAACATTACAGGTCTCAGAATGATTGCTACTCGAAGTGATAATGTAGTAAGAGATAGTTTAAATAATATTGAGCGTGTATTGACTACAAGAGATGATGCTACTGATAAGAGCGTGAGCGAAGAATTCAAAGAGGTATCTGATAGGTTTATTTTTAACTTTTTTGATTGCTTGTTAAATAAAGATTATATGGGGTATGTAGATATAATGTATAAGGTGAAAACCTCATATACTTTTGAACAGTTTTTGATATCATTAAGTAATTTTACCAAAAGGGGTATTTACATTGTAAATGGTATTGAAGTAGAAGGTCTATCTACAGACGAATTAAGTTCCTATATGAAATTATTTAAGAAGATGAGTCCTAAGCAGATAAGTTATATACTTTCTGCTTTAAAGAAAATGAACTTAGGTGATATTGAAGCCAATTTTATGTCTTTTATTTATTCAGATATAGAGGGTAGTGATTCTAATAAAGATACTATTTCTGTTAAACAGGATAGTGTGGGGGTATCAGAAGAGAATAAATTTAGGAATAGTAATTTGGAAAAGATAGAATCAGCTAAGTTATCTAAAGGTTTAGAATCCTTGAGCTCAGCTACTGAAGAGGTTGGGTTTGATGATTTGTCAACTTATTTTAATTTAGAAAAAGTAGGAGGATAAACTATGAAGGCGAAAAGTTCAGCAAGAGCTATATTACTTGTAATGGCTATAATGGTTGTAAGCTTAGTATTTACCGCTGTTAGTGTACCAACGATTGAAGTAGCATATGCAGAGGGTAGCTTGGAGGACAATGTAGGTGGTAGCAATTCAGAATCATCTGATTCTTCTGACGATTTATTTAGTGGTATTAAAGACCAGGAAATAGACCCAGAGGACAAAGGGGTATCTGATTGGTTAAAAGACCAGAGAGGGGTAAATTCTAAACAGTTAGAGTCTGCATCTCAGACTATGAGTCCTATTACTAATATCATTGGTTATATTACAGGTGGTATTATTATACTCACGGTAGTGGGTGTAGTTGCTATAACAGCTTTGGATTTACTTTACATTGCCGTTCCGCCAACTCGTAATTTCCTTTATAAAGCAGGTACAGATGGTACAGGTGGCTTTACAGGAGGTTTCGGAGCAGGAGGCTACGGACGAATGGGTGGTATGTCGATGGGAGCTGGTGGAGCAGCCCAAGGAAGTAATAAACCTACTCAGTGGGTATCTGATGAAGCGGTAGCTTGTGCAGCGATGCTTGGTGGTTCAGCACAAACAGCTCAAGGCGGTATGATGCCAGGAATGGGAATGGGTTATGGTGCTATGGGAGCTATGGGAGCTCAGCAACAGCAGGGTCAGATGAAGACTAAGTCTGTAATTGCTATGTACTTTAAGAAGAGATTATTCTTCCTTATTCTTTTAGCTGTTTGTATTATTGTGTTAACATCAAGTGCTATAATGAATTGTGGTGTAAATCTTGCAGAATGGTTTATTAAGATTGTTAATATGTTTAACGATAAGATGTCAGCTACTTGATAATGAGGGTTATAAAAGATGAGTAATGAACTGTTTGATTATTTCAAAGAAAAGTATTCAAAGGAAGATAAAAATGAAACCCTTGACCAAATGAATAGGCAAAGGGTTAAGAATTCTATATCAAAACTTTGTAAAGAGTATTTGAAGCAAGCAGGTCAGGCGTTTACATTTGAGGTTTCTCCTAAAGATTTGCCCTATGCAATAGTGGCAATAGAGGAGGAACCTCTAAAGTCTATGTATAACATAGTACAAACTTCTGAAACCTTGTTTGTGGCAAGTTTGAAAGAAATTTCTTTTGGTTGATTAGGTAGTGAGGTTTATGGATATTATATATACTAAAGAGCAGATATCAAATATAGCAAAAGAGTTGAGTATCTCTAAGAATGATGTAAATATGATTTTAGGCTGTTACAGTAGTTATTTGCAGGACAAAATTGATATGGGTAATACTATAAAAATTTTAAATATCTGTTATTTAAAGAATAATAAAGAGAATTTAGATATTAGTAATGCTTATAGAGAAACACTGGCTTATATTGCTACAGAGTTGTCTAAAATGATAGATATAGGTAGTGTAACTATATTAAGGGTATTAAATACTTTAGAAGATTTTATTGTAGCTGATATTAAAGATGGTAAGGGTTATAGCTTACGAGGTCTTGTAAGAATACGATGCAATAAAGATGGTAAAGTAAGGATTAAAAAATCCACAAAGTGGAATGGAGAGCCTGTAAGTGTGGTTACATTGCACTCTTTTAAGAGGAGAGTAGAAAATGCAGGGTAATACTCATAGAGTGGGAGGAGCCTTAAGTTGCCTATTAGGGTACACAATCTTGTACAATAAGGGTATGGTTATGCAAGATGTAAATCCTTTATTGCAGTTGACTGTAATGTATCCTTTTGCGATATATGGTTCAGTAGTATCTGATTTAGATCATAATTGGAACTCAGCTCCAGCTAAAGACCCAATAAGTAAGGGTATAAATGGTTTACTTCATTTAACAACGGGTATAAGAAAAAAGACAGGTAGTAAAAACCCTATACTTAGTGTGTTAGATGCAAAGCATAGAAGTTGGCAAACTCATTCTGATTTGTTTCTGTTTGTGTTTGTTGCTTTGGGAATATTTTTAAGTGGTGGAGATACCAATAATGCTAATACCATAATATTAAAATTAGTTTCAATGGGTTTTGTGTTAGGCTTGATAAGTCATTTGGTATTAGACTCATTGACACCAGCTGGTATTTGGTGTATTATACCGTCTATAATTGGTAGGAGAAGGGTAGCTTTTAGGTTAGTACCTAAAACGAAGTTTTTTGCCACGGGCGGTTCATGGGAATTGATAGTTAGAACAATAATGTACTTTGTTATAATTATTTTAGGTATTTACATAGTTTACACTATGAGTCCTTATAGAATTACTTTTAATTTATAGTTCTTAAGGATGCAAAATTATAAAGGAGGAAAAGCTATGCTCAGATGTGTAAATAAGCAAAATAAGGTTGCTGTTCGTGTGGTTGCAGTGATTATGTCGTTGCTTATGATGCTGTTTATAGGGGCAACATCAGTATTTGCAGCGACTGATACTTCTCAGGATGCTCTTGCGAAGAAGACATTGACAACTTATGTAAGCTCTCAGTTGAGTCAGAAAGAGTACAATGTAGAGGGTGGCGGAACGATGAAAGGTAGTGACCTTTTCACTGGTTCAGCATCCACAGGGTATGACTTAGATGAAGCTAATTTTAATAAGTTGAATAGTGCAGCTCAGACAGAACTTGTTACGGATATCGCAAGCAAGTCTTATGAGGCTGAAGAAAAAAAGGATAATGTTTCAGAAGAGACTGTACAGAATTGGTGGAAAGAACTCCAGACTAAGAAGGGTGCAGGTTCCAAGTTCTTAAATGTTATTTTAGAGAATACAAAACCTGACTTTGTTACTGCGAACGCTATTTATGCTCCATTCAGCGGTATTTTAGGTACTGTAATGGGTATCATTGCTGTTGTAGGTATGGCACTGTTAGGTGTTGTACTTGTAGCGGATATCTTTTACATTGTTATTCCACCTGTTAGAATGCTTGTTGCTGATGAAAGTACAGGTGATGGTAGAGGTAGTAGAAAGGGTGCATCAAAAATCTTTTCTAATGATGCCATCTATGCTATTCAGGTAGCTGAAGAGTCAAATGATGCAGGCGGTAGTAAGAAACAGGCTCTTGGTGTTTACTTAAAGAGACGTATTCCTATGTTAATACTGTTGGGTATTTGCTTACTTTATTTAGTCCAAGGGCAAATCTATACAATGGTAGGATGGGTACTCGACGTTGTATCAGGATTCCTTGGTTTCTAAGGTGTGAAATTTGATCAAAATTATGAAGGGTTCAGTTTTATTGCTGAACCCTTTATTATTTGTATATTTATAAGTAAGCTACCCCATTGATGGTAATATACTTTATATAAAAGGTATTGTACTTATTGTAATGTTAGAGGTGGTTTTTCTAAATTATTGAAACATTTAAAGAATATAGATGGTTTAAAGGGCATATATACTTTTTCAGATAACAGTATTTCTGACGGTAATTTGTATAAGCTTTGTGGGTTTACTATGTAGAAAGAACTTAAACCTGATTATAGTTATGTAGTAGGAAATGAGAGGGTACATAAATTTAATTTTAGAAAATCTTGTTTTAAAGATTGTAAGGATTTAGTGTATGAAGAAGGGTTATTTGAAAGTCAATTAGTTTTATTAAATGGTTTAAATAGAGTATATGATGCAGGAAAGAAGAAATGGGTAATGTATCTTTAAGGTTGTTGAATTTGTTGAAGTGTGGATACCTGTTATTTTTTATTTTAAAGAATTTAAATAGTGCAATACTATATAATTTTATAAGGAGGTAATATTTTGTGAGACGATATCTTAAGTATATGATTGCAATGATGCTAATAGTAGTATTCTGTCTTATGGTTTCAGTAACAGTTTATGCAAAAGAAGTAGGGGTAGATGCTACTATTACTCTGCAGAATAGTAGTGCTGAGGTAGCCAATGTTTGTTCTCAGGCAAACAGGTCAGTAGGAAAAACGGGTAATAATGCTATTTTATCTTATTCATCATCAAGTGGTAAGAATATTTTAAAATTTAGTAATAAGAATTATAGTTCTTTAGATTCAGATGATAAAAGAACTTTTATGGAAACAGCATTATCTGCTACAACAAAGACTGGGTTAACTCCTAAAGTAAAAAATAAAGTGTATAATTTTATAGCCAGTCAAGATGAGCCTGTTACAAACGCTATGAAATATTTGCAAACTGATGCTAATGCTGATTTTGTAGAAGCTAAAAAGTGGTTTGACCCATTCAGTGGGGTAATAGGAACAATACTCGGTGTGTTATGCGTGGCGATATTTATGTTTGCAGGGTTCAGTATCATATTTGATATATGTTACCTTGTACTTCCAGGGTTGCAAGCTTTGCTTGAACGAGGTGAAGATAATAAAAGACCTTTTGGTGTAAGCAGGGAAGCCTATACAGCTTTGAAAGATTCTGAGAAAGATACTGAATACCGAAATGTTGTAGGTATTTATATAAAGAGAAGATTAGGTTTAATACTCCTAATGAGTATATGCATAGGGTATCTTATCAGTGGTAAGATTTATGAAGTGGTTGTTTTCTTTATAGATGCGTTTTCATCTATATAAGTAAGGAGTTGAAGTTTAAATGCATTTAAAGTTTAAGAAGATATTAAGTTGTGTGTTAGTCTTAGTAATTGTGTTTAGCAGTTTAGTGGTGTCAGGGAATGTAGTTTTTGCGGATTCTAATAATAGAATTGCAACATACATTAAACTTGCTAAAGACGGTACAATTACCGATGGTAATACCGATGGAATGACCGAGGATCAATTAAGATTCTTAGGGGTATATTTATCAAACTTTTATATTCCTTTTGGAACTGAGATTGGTACAGCAGCTGATAGTGATATGGAAAAAACTACTAAGACTGATATGGCAGATACTTTAAAACAGAAGTTTGCTTTTTCTGATGAATTAGCAAATTCTATTGTAGATACCATATATGGTTATACAAGAAGCTCTTTAAAAGATTTAAATTTTTATGTAAAAACAGGAAATGATGACTATACTGTCGTTCCATTTGAGTGTAATTATCATCGATATTTTGAAGTAATGTGTGGTAGAACTGATGCGATGCTACAAGGTACAATTTCTGATTTATCAGGAGTAACAAGTAAAGGTATTCCTGATAATTCAGGAAAATATGATGATTCAGACTCTTGTTATACAGGTATGCAGATAATGGGTAAAGGGGTATTTCAAAATGAACGATACCCAAAAGAGAAATTGAACACTTTGTGTGAAAATATAGGCTTGGGTTCTGATATTTTAAAGTTAAATGCGGATAGTAGAAAACTTGTAGGTATAATATATAAGTTGCGTTGTGGTAGCTTTGAGAAGATTTATTTGGGTTATACAGATAAAAGTGGTAATACGCAAATAGTAGGTGATGCCTATACAAAGCAAAAATATGATAATGACGGTCATGAATTCCCAATTGTTCAAGATACAAATGTGGTAGGTTCAGCGAATTATTCTCCCTCTCAGATAGCTTTTTTTAAAGCTTTAGAGTCAACAAACCAGATGGTAAAAGGGTATGGTACAGCAATATTTGACTTAACATCTACAGATACAGATTTTGCGACATTAAATTCTAAGGCTTTAGATGGTACTATTACTGCTGAAGAGGCAAGTAAAATGTCTATGTTTACTGCAAATATGAAGGTAGACTGCTTTGGTGATATAGTAAGATTCGGTGCAAACCATAAAGTAATAGTTGTACCAGGTTGTATGAACCCATATATGTGGCAACCAGTTGATGCTGATGGTAATGATAAAGGAAGTGCAGGCTCACTGTTTAACATAGCAAATGCTACTTGTATGGCTCAAGCAGCTATTACTGATGGGGTATCAAATGGTAAAAGCGTGTTAGTAAAGTCTGTAAATAAAGGGCAGTACCTTTTTAACTTCGAAAGTTTAAATAAGGGTATTAATAATATGAAAGTTACAGGTTTTGGTTTCAATAGTGAAGCTAATATAGCTATGCGAATAATATCAGGTTCCTCAGAATGTGATATCGAAAAAAATGTTAATGACTTTTGGAGACTTTTTTACGGTGAGTATAAAAATAGTGGAACTACTTCTTTCACAACATTTGGAACTCTTTTTCAGTCTTGGTTTGATACAACAAGAAATGTAACTATAGCTGTACCGAGAAGTAATTCTTCTAATAGTGATAATAACTTTGCAGGTGTAGAACAAACTCATACTGCAACTCCATTGAAGAAGGTTGTGTTTATAGATAATCTTGGAGCTTATGTTAATTCAGATGGTAAATTAGAGGAATTCAGTACTTTTAATATAGCGGATTTTTTAAATGCTGATGGTTTAATCACAGATAAATGTAGTTCAGTATCATTCGGTAAAGAAGATTTTGATAGTCTTTACGCATCAATAGAAGATGGTAAGATGGATGTTCCATCAGGAGCATCTGCTCAGGCTTTATGTACCCTGTATGTAACATATTGTTGGGCAAGTTTATATGATGAAAGCAATAAAAAAGATACAATCGGTAGACTTGGGTACAGAATGAACTATGAGATATTTCCTGATATGAGTAATTCTCCTATTTCTTTTGGGAGCTTACTGACAGGCGGTGAAGATGCTCAATTAACTGCTATAAAGGATTGGGTATATTACTTATTGCATCCTACTGAGGGTTTTGATTATGTAAGACTTTTGATAACAAATAAGGTTAATCATCTTTTGTTGGGTTGGCATAATGATATGACAGGTACTAATGGGGTAGGTATTACCACGGGTACTACAAAATATCGAAGTACAATGGGTTATGTTACGATGCCTGACCTGTCTGAAATACAGTGGACAAATTCATTGATAAATTTCTATAATAATTGTATTCCATTTTTAATAATTATTCTTTTAATTCTTATGGTGTTTGCTTTCATAACTGGTATCTTAGATTTACAGCACGCCATACTTGGGGTATTAATATTTTCTGTATTTACCTTAATGCCTGTAAACTTGATAAATGGAGTAGTAGGTCAAAGCAATAGAATATCTCAAAACATATATGGTGATAAGTTTACATATTGGGCATTGGTTCAGGAAGAGTCTTATGCCACAGTTATTGATGAGGCAGCTAATGCAACAGGCTCTTCAGGAGAAAGTACCTATGAGAACTATTTAAGAACTTTATATTCTGCTAATGAATCTGTTTATAACAATCAGGGTAATGAAAGTATTCTCTTGAAATGGCAGGCACCAAAGAAGATGGCATCATTGGTGTTGACACAAGACGATGCTAATTCTTTAAGTGGTCTTAATGATGTAGGAAAGAAAATGTTAAGTGGTATGTTAAACAAAACATACAGTGGTGAGAGTTATACAGATGATGAAGATGCAGTTTATATGTATCGAAGTTACTTAGATATATCTAACTTCAGTAGATATATCTATACGGGTATTGATAAAAAGTATGTAAATAGTAGAAACTCTTTATCTTCCATAAATACTAAAAATTGGCACGCTTTTCAGAACTCAAAGGGTAATATGATTAAGTCTAAGAGTGATTTACAATCAGATTATAAGGATTATATATCTGATGGTTATGACAATGGTACTAACTTTGGAAGTGATAAGGATTTAAACAAAACTTATTATTTGACAGTACCTTTGTCAAGTAACATTATAAATGATGCTTTGTCAGAGTATGGTAACCTTTCTAATTATAAAGATACTTCGGATTTAATACCTATTAATTCGGATGTGTTTAATTTCGGAATACCTATGTTTACAAAGAATAATAAGGACTTTACCTATGAGAATTTAGCATCCACAGGTATGATAACAGAAACTGAGCGAAAGGATGACCTAAAGAGTTTTATGTCAAGGTACACTTCTGAAGAAGATTATGTAGGACTTGCAGCCTATGGTTTGTATTCAGAAAACCCTTACTACTATTTCTCTTGGAAGTTGTATGAGGATGGATTAGGTTCAGATAGTTCCTTAAGTGGTTCAACAGGCTTTAAAAACTTACTGTTAGGTAAAGAAGAAGGTGGTTACTTCTATAATATAGACGGTAACGGTGGTTTAAAAGACTTTATGAATATGAAGGGTATGTTTACTTACATTATTCCCTATATGAAGCAATGCAATGATATAGTTCGTGAGTGGGATAATACCTACGGTGTTTTTGTATATGAGGGTGTTCCTACTGAAGAAGGTCATTGGAGTGAGGTAGAAAATGACCCAGAGTTAAAGCAAAAGTATTGGCATAATTTAAATGTAAGTAGGTTATATAATCTCTATTGTCCTTGGGTAGATGTTATGTATGATTGTTCATATGCTCAAGCAGAGAATATAACTGTTATGGGTAAAAGAGTTACTATTGAAGACCCTTTAAATCCAAATAGTTACCCTGCTGATAGACCTATGATTTTTTCTGAGAGCGAAATGTCTGATTATGGTTTATCCGAAGCTGATTTAACAAAGGCAGAAAAACTTATTTTAAAGTGTAATGAACAGTTCCAGGAAAGATTATATGAGTTATTAAACTACTATAATTTTAGTGATGTTACGCTTAATTCAGCAGCAGCGATGAATTGTGCTTTTGTATTTAATAATACTTTTAGCGAAAATGGTTTATTTACTGAAAACCATAATATATATCCCCAGTCTTTTGATTTAGCTAATTTTTCATATGATGCATTTTTAAGGTTCATTCTTTCTAACGCAACGGGTGAGAGTATGCTTGAATCTGAAGAAGGTGGCGAAGGAACAGCAACGGGTAATACTTCAGGTGACTTCTATGAAAGAATAGTAAATCGTTCAAGTACTGTGACTGTGCTTATAATGTTGATATTAGATGTAGTAAGTATATATGTTATACCTGCATTTAGGATATTTTTCTTGGTAGCATTGTTTTTATTAGTTATAATGTTGGTATTGGTATCTGCATTTCGTATAGAAGACAGTGTGAAGTTTATACGAAAAGTATTCACTCAGTTTTTGATACCATTAACGGTATTCTTTGGAGCTACAGTAGTATTCTCTTGGGTTGTATCATTATTTATGGGAACGGGTAATGATAGTGTTACCCAGTCTAACAAGTTACAAATTTCTATGGGAGACCCTGTTGTAACTATGATATGTATGTTAGCTTTGAATATATTGTTATTGATAGTATATTGGAAGATGTTAAAGAGTTCTATGAAAGATATTGCCCATCACGCTAAACTATTAAAAGGTTTTGGAACTGCTTTAGTAGGAGCTGGCGTAGGTTTTGTAGCAGGAGCCGTAGCATCAGGGGTAAACGGTGTTCAGGATGCAGGAAATAGGGTAGTTAGTGGTTATAGAAGACATAAGTACAATAAGAGGGCTGAAAAAGATAGTAATTCTTTAGAGAGAATAGCTGACAACTCTTCAAGAGAACCAGCCCAGGCAGGAACAGGTATAGAAAGCTCAAGAGCTAACACACGAGGTAACAATGGTTCTTCTGCTAAGGAAGAAGATGTTTCACCTGTTAGAGATGCAAGTAGAGATAGAAGAGATGTTAATACTTCTTCTGAAGAAAACTCCACAAATAACAAGGGTAAAAAGGATGTTATTGACTCTAAAGCAGAGAGCGGTAAAGATATAAATAAGGCTGATAAAGGAAAAAGTTCTTCTCAAACAAAAGGTAAAGCACGAAAATCTGAAGAGGATAGCTTTATTGATAAAGAACAAGAGAGAGAAAGAAATTCCTCAGCTGAGGAAAGGGCAACTAACCGCCAGAGAGTAAGACGGGAGTCTAATAGGCAGACCTCTGCAGGAAAAGATAATTCTTCTCGTAAAGAGAAAAGTAATAAGTCTTCTAAAGATATTAACCGAAAGACAGAGAAGTAATTTAAGGTAGGTGATACGCATATGGTAATATTGTTAATACTATGTTTATGGGTGATATCATTATCTATGCGTATCACCATAACGGGTATTAATTCTTTAGCCAAGGTCGCTCAGCGTGGGGTAAATAAAGATGTAGAAGACAAAGATGCCAAAAAAGCAATAAATACTACAACCAATTTGGTTAAAGATGTATCTACAAAGTCTATAAAAATAGCTAAATTGATTGTAGATTTGTTAAAAAATGCATTAACTTTGTTATTACCTATGATTATTATTGTAGATTTGATTGTATTTGTGCTATTGGTAGCAGTAGCAGGAAGTGTGTTAATTCTTTTTAATAATTAGGCATCCAACAGCGGTATTTTAGTAGTAAGCTATCTACAGTTTATGAGAAAGGTATTTTCAAAGAGGTATGATGTTTTAGGAAAATGGGTAATGGTAATAGAGATGTAAAGGTATTGTATTAAACAATACCTTTATTTTTTGATTGTGGTTAGTTTTTAAAGGATAAGTATATATACATATATGTATGTTTGGGAGGTTAGTATATGAGGGTAGAAGATACCAGTGGTATGAGACCAAAATTAGGTGATGCTAATATTACATTACCTATCACTTTCGACTACTCAGGTGGTAGAAAAGATAAACAGAAGAGTATAAAGTTATGGTCAATTATTTTAGGAATAGTTGGTTTTATAGTAACATTGGGTATATTTTTTAGTGATAGGGAATTCTATATCAAAATACCGTTGGGTATAGCATCTTTTATAGTATTTTCTTTTGTAATAAGATATCTTTTGTTAAAGGAAAAAGAGAAGAAAGAAGAATACAAGGGTATTCTTGCTCATGATTATAAAATGGATTACAAGGAATTTTGGGGTATTTATAATGTAGAAGATACTCATCCTTACATTTGTAGGTTTAGAAATGGTAGAAGTGGGTTGTATATAAGATTAAATAAAGATGTAATCCTTGGTAAATATGCTGAATCAGAATATGAACACTATGAGGCTATTGCAGATGCTTATAATCTTGCAGGTGCTGATAAGGTTCAAATGGTTCATATTGATTATATGGATAATGTAGGTACAGATGAAAGACTTGAAGAATCTTTCATAGCCTTGGAAGATGTTAAGAACCCTGACTTAAAGGAGCTATTAACTGATATTTATAGCTTTCAGCAGTCAAATATGTTACATAGGGTAACTACTTTTGATATTTATGTATTTATATGGACGGGTAGTGACATTTCAGCTTGGAATACTATAAGTAGGATATTAAACTGTTTTTTAGACGCTAATTATCGTAGTTACAAAATCTTAAATGAGAGAGATTTAAGAGAATTAACTAAGGTTATTTTTAATTTAAATGATTTTTCTGTTACAGATGCTTCTGCTCATGCATTTGAAGATGCTGAAAGTAGTAAGAATATTGTTCCTATTTCTGTTGAAAATCCTGATGGTTCAATAGAAATTATAAACAAGACTTCTGAGGAAAAAGCTAAAGAGCGAGAGGCTCTTATTAAAGAGAAAAGAGCTCAGGAAGAAGAGCTTGAGCGTAGAAAAAGAGAAAAGAAAAATAAAAACCGTAAAAAAGATGATACAGATAATGATGTATATAAAGATATGTTTTAATTGGAGGTTGTTTTATGTTAGTAATGTTGTCTTGTGGTAAGAATAGTAATCAGATTGTTAATACAGTGAAGAGTCAAATAGATAATGTAGACTTTCATTGTTATTTTACAGTAGATGAATTTATCAGCCAAAGTAATTTAAGGCATTTGGCTTTTGATAGATTGGTATTTACATCCAAGTTTATTTCAACAGAGAAAGATATGGGTAAGCTTTGTGATTATGTAAGAAAAGAGCTTAATTCAGTAGAAATTGTAATGATTGTACCGAAGGGTAATACTTCACAAGAGGAAATATTCAAGAAGTATTTTGATAGTCCTATGTACACTGTAATGTATGTAGATAGTCCTACAACTATGTGTATTGTTGATTCAATTAAGGAACCAATTCAGGTGGTTAAAGCTCGATATTATACTCTTGACAAGCAAGAAAATCAGGGTAGTAAAAAGTCAAAAATTAGTGCTTTTAAAGGTGGAAAAAAAGAAGTTCAGAATAATTCTAATAACTCAGGAATTAATTTTAATGAAAAGGAAGTACTTCCAACTTCTGAGAAAGTTACAGAGTTGCCTATAAATAATGCTCAAGATTATAGTAATGTAACTTTAGGTAATAATATTGAGAATGGTATGAGTAGGGATGTTAATCCATCAAGTGTTGATTTAGACAAGTCAGAAAACTCTGAATTTCAAGATGATGTTCCTACTCTTAACCGAGACCAAGATTTTCAGGGCGAAAATGACGTTTCTACAACTGATGATTTCGACTTATCTATCGGAGAATATGGAAGTCAGCATTCTGATTCAGGTTTTGTGGGAGATGATGATTTATCCGAGTTAGAAGCTTATGCTCATAGTAAAGAAGAAAATCTTCAGGAGTTTGGTAAAAGTGAGCCTGTTTATGAGGATATAAAATCTGTTAAAGAGGATATAAAATCTGTTAAAGAAGATTTAAAGCTTGTAGAAAAAAAGTCTGAAGATATTAGAAGTAATAGTGTAGGTATTTTAGGTAAGTATAATATAGTAACAGGTTTAAATGGTTCAGGTGTTACTGCATATGTGGTAAAGAGAGCCATGGCTGAGAGGAATAAGGGTAAGAAGGTAGCTATTATAGATTTAGACATCTCAGAGCACGGGGTATTATCTTTTATAGATACTGATAAGTATTATAAGATGGGTAAATTCAAAGGCATTTCAGGTTGTAAACCTTATATTGAAGATGATATAGCTATATTTTCAGATGGGTATGGATTTGTTTTACAGGAAAGCTCTCTTTACAAGTTGGTTAATACAGTATTGTTAAATTATGATGTTGTGTTATTTGATTGTCCTTTAGAGCTTTTAAATGTAATACCTGACTCCCTTTTTAATGAATGTACTGTGTTGATAGGTTGTATTTCAGATATAAGTAAGCTTATTGAAACTTCTGATGTATTGTCTGATAGGAGATATGTATCTTTAAAAAAGGAGATAGAAATAGCAAATAGGGGTATTGTTGCCAATAAATTTATAAAGAGGGACGATATTAATTTCCTTAAGGAAATTATGTTGTTTCCAAATGGTTGTTGGTTAAAGTAAATAGGTTAAGGGGTTTAAGTTATATGAATATTTTGGTATCAGATACAACTAAAACCTATGATGGTTGGTTAGTTTTACGCTCTTTAGGGGATGTAGAAAGCATTGTGGGTACGGTAGATAACTTGGTTTATCATCGTAGTAAGGAAGCAACAGAGGATAAAATTCGTCATCTTTCAAGTATATACAAGAATATGGTAAATTGCAAGATTACTTATGTGTGTAATAAAGATAAGGTAGATAATGCGGTAAGGATGCTTATAACAGGTGGGTTGAAAGGTAAGTACATAGATGACGAGTTCTTTTTAGACGATGTTAGAGAGTTAAATACCTTGATTACTGATTTGTCTGTTGTAGCAGATAAGAGTGATTTGTCAAGTAGTTCGGTGCTTACTGATTTCTTTAATAGGTATTTGAATGGTGAAAGTACGGGAATATCAAAGGGGTACTTGCAAGTTGTAAAAAATGCAGCTCTTGAAATGACTGAGGCTTATCACGCTAAGAATATGGAGTTATTACAGATGTCAGAATCTGCAGCAGAGATATTTAGTAACTCCGTTGAATTGATAGGTCAAATGAGAGAACAACAGTCTAATCTTGAAAGGGATTTAAGTAAACTTAAAGAATCTAAGATGGAATTAGAAGCTTTTGAGTATAAACCAGCGAGTATAGGCTCATCTGTTGTATTTTATCCAAGAGTAAATTATATGAAGAATAAAACGATTATAAGAATTAAGGATTTGTGTAATTGTGATTACTTATTCTCATTCTTACTCGGTTTTAGAAACTATTTGGAGAAAATAAAGAACATACGACCAAAATTAGTGGTAGTAGAATCTATCGGTAAGTGTATTGAAGATTATTATTGTGATTATGATTGGATTACAAATTCGTCTAAGAATGACTCAAGAAAGTATTATGGGTTTGTAACTTTTTGTAACTGTCCAACATCAGGGGTATTATCAAAGTTGTTAAATGATAATAACTTTGATACTTTCATAGTGTTAGATAGGACTGTGAACTATAAAGAGCATATTTTAAATAGTAAAGGAAATATCTTATATGCTATAAATGGTAGTTCAATGATTAAGAGATTTAAACTTCAAAAGGGTAAGTGTATTTTAACTAAAAAAGAAATAGAAGGTTGTTTATTAACAATACCTTATTTTAGTGATTACCCAGATAGAGATGACCAGAGGATTAATATGTATTTAAAAGAATGTACAGCTTTATATGAATTACTGTATGACAGTAGATTTCTAAAATAGGAGGTACTTTAAATGTCACTTTTTTCTAATAGTAAGTTTCCTGATGTTAAGTTATCGGCTTATGAATTTTGGAAGGCTCATTTAATGAACCATTTTAGGAGAGATATGAGTTCTTATCCTAAGTTAAGGGATTATAATTTTTATGCTAATGAGAATGCTACAATGAGCGGTAAAACTCGTATAACATACTACTATACAATAGATGGATATCCAACTGAGACTCCTATTGATTTTAGGTCAGATATTCGAGATATGGCTAAGAGAGATGTTAGGGTATCCTTTGTATCTACTTTTGAACCAACTAAGATTGATTGGAACAGTCCTCAGTTGCGTTCTAAGATAAGAACTTGGAAGAGTGTTGAAGAGGATTCTGAGGAAGTAGATAGCTATAACTATTATAAGTATGCTACTGCTCTCTCGAGTAGGTCAAGAAGAAAATCATCTTTAATTTATTTAAGGGATGCCCAGACAAGGAAGAGAAACCTCTTTAAATATAGAACTATGATGATAATCAGTGGGTTTAGGGGGGAGAGCTTTGACAAATCTGTGCACGAGATTTTAGAATATTGTAGTACAAGAGATTTTCAGGTTACAAGAATAGAGCAAAGTTTAGGCGAATTTCTTAGGGCATTTAGTCCATTTTCAGCTCAATTTACAAGTAAAGTCTTAAAGCAGGTAGGGAATAATACAATACCTGATGAACAGATAGCAAGGTTTAGTACATACTCTCAGGGCAAGATTGGTAAATCAGGTATTATGTTTGGTACAGATATACATTCAGGTTTTGCCGTATTTAAGCAGATTAAGAAAAGTGATGTAGATGCTGAAAATATATTAATCACTGCTGAAACAGGTGGCGGTAAATCCTATTTTGCAAAGTATTTAATTATGCAATTAATTGCTTATGATTATTTTAACGGCACTATAAACGATATAGAGGGTAGTGAATATTTACCTTTTGCTAACTATTTAAGTCATAATGATAAAGTAGTAGTTTTAAATATGGCAGAAGGTCAAGGTTGTTATTATGACCCGTTTGAGATTTCTTTGACAGGTGTAGATAAATTAGACAAGGATTTATTTTCTTTCTGTAAGTCATTTACAAATACAATATTCAGGGTACTGATAGGTGAAAATTTACTTGATAATAACGATTGGGCACAAAAGATTGTAAATAATGCTATTGCATTAGCCTACTCATCTATTGGTGTAGATGAAACCGATAAGTCAACTTGGGGTAACACAAAGGGTTATGACCTGTTTTATGTATATTCTAAGTTTAAAGATTTATATCAGGAATGTGTGGATTTACATTATGCTGATGATAAAGACTTAGAGTTGTATGAAAGGTATAAGTTAAATCCTGAATATAAAGATACTTTGGATAAGGTAGTAGCTAAATTATCGGAGTACTTTGAGCCTTTTGAGCACGGGGGTATTCGCTCTGATGTATTTAAACATAGGGTATCTTTAAGTGATATTGTTGATGCTAAATTGCTTATAAACTCTTTTGGTATGGAGGGTAGGTCTGCAGATACAATAGATAAAACTCAGATGACTTTATCTCAAATATCAGCAGCTAATATTTCTTACATAAGAAGTATATTTTCAAAGGCTCAGGGTAAGTTTAACTTTAAAGTATGGGAAGAGTTTCAAAGATGGGGGCAATTTCCAGGTTCAGCAGTAACAATTAAAACAGCAATCACAGGTGGTAGAAAATTGGGAGATGTAAATTTCATTATTACTAACAATGTAAAAGAACTGTTAGATGATGATAGATTTGCCATCTTTGATAATATAACCTCTTTTGCTTTAGGAGCAATAGCATCTCAATCTACAAGAAAAAGATTATGTGAGGAGCTTTCGGTATCTAATTTATTGGGTGAGTTAGATAGTATAGTATTGAGAAAAGGTAATCCAGAGTCCTTTGAAACGGATAGTGTTCTTCAAAGTAAATATGATAAGGCTTTTTTAGTGGGGTTAGATAAGACTGTATTTACTATATCAAAAGCTGAGTTGCCATCTCATATTGCAACAAGTAAGATATTCAAAACAGGTGTAGAAATTAAGAAGTAGGTGTTTGAAGTGGCTAATATTATAAATAAATTAAAGAATAAAAAGATTTGGTTAGTAGTAATAGGGTTGGGTATTTTGTTGATTATTATGATTATTGCAGGTTCTTGCGATAAGCGTAATAAAGAAAAGCAACAGGCTGAAGTAGATAAGTATACTGATGAACAGCTTGCTCAAATTGATAGCGGTGATGCAGATGATAATTTACTGATGAAGATGCAATCAGATTTAGAGGTAGATTATGGCATAGCACCAGATGGATATATTTGGAATATTGATGGTACTCTTTTAAGCCAAGGAGATAAATCAATGTCTGCTGAAGAGGTTGTTTATGCCTATATAAATGGTCTTAAAACTTTAGATTTTTCTGCTGTTCAAAAGTATTCGAGAGATAGCATTGTAGCTGAAGAATATTCAAGTTATTTTAGTGACTTGGATAAAAATACAGATTACTATGATGCTTTTGTAAGAAATATTTATAGGGATTGTCTTTTATCTTTCCAAGTAAAGGGTATTGAGAATACTTCAATTTTTGCTGAAAATAAGCAGGTGTTTACTGTAAAAGTAAATATGTTAGACTTAACTCAGAAAGATTTTTGGTTAAAGGATAAAGATACTATATATAAAAATCTTATGGTTTATAGTTCAGACCAATCGGATAGTACAAAAGCTGATATGTATTTGTATGATTATATTAATACATATTATGAAAGTGATGATGCTTTAAGAAGAGATGTAACTTTTGATATAACTCTTCAAAAGTATCCAGACTTGGATACAGGTTGGCTCGTATCAGTAGATACAGATGTAGATTCAGCTTGCAGATATGCTGATGGTAAGTTGGTTGTAAGCTATATAAATGAGGAGTTTGGTAAAGAGGGTGTTGATTATCTCAAATCCTTAGAACCAACTACTGAGGAGGATTAATCTATAATGGTTTGGGGTGTAATTCTTAAAGGAATTTTTGTAAGTGTGTACATATTTTTATTTTCTCATTTAACTGTAGATAAAGATATACCAAGTACGATGAAAGTAGGCAGTTGGATTGTTTTTGTAGCACTTGCAATTCTTTACTTTGTATTTTTAGTAATATTATAATGATGTAGGAGGTATAAGTTATGGATTATGATAATAACAGAGCAGAAAGGGATTTTAATATGAATCCTCCTGCTAATGCCCCAGGTCAGGGAGACGATGGTTGGGGTAATTTATTTAATGATTCTTCTACATCTGTTCCAGATCCGTTGGCAGGTTTAGGAAGTCAACAGATGGGTATGACTGGTATTGGTGATATAAACAGTATTTTAAATGGTCAGCAAAATGTTGGGGGTATTCCTCAGGGTGGTGAATATCCTCAGCAACAAGGGGGATCCACTTTAGGTGAAAAGGTAAGTAACATATCTGCAACGGCTTTTGAAAAGGGTTGTCAAGGTGTTTCAGCTTATTTAAAAATGTTGATAGAGTCCTTATCCAAGAATACAGAAACTGAATGGCATAATCTTGGTGAGAGAATGTGTTTATTATCAACAGTGTGTGCAGGAATTGGGTTACTTGCTTGGATTTTAAGTGTTTTTACTAACAAACTTGCAGTATTTGGGCAGTCTATATTTATTGGAAGTATAGTTGCAGAAATAGCAGGTATATTTTTAGTGTTTAAGAATAAAAAAACTCCAGAGATGAATAATCCAGTTGTAGAAGAATCCCAGGATGTAGTATCATCAATTGATGATAGTTTTTTTGATGATTCTGATGAATCATATGAAGAGGAATCCTATGATGAAGAAGAGGATTACGGTGACTGGGATAGCTCCTTTGACGATAATGATTTCGGTACTGTAGATGATAGTTTCTTTGCAAGTAATAGTGATTTTGATGCCAAAGAAGTGGTTAATAATTTGGCGAATATACCAGAAGGTCAATATACAAGGCAGTACTTATTTGAAACATTTGAAAAAATATTACCAGCCGTAAAACCAACTTTTATGGATATGGAAGATGTATTAGATGGTTCAGATGAATTTATGATGTTTGAAGACTTTATGCGTAGGTCAGCGGACCAGACGGGTATTAAAGAAGATAAGTTGGATGAACTTCAGTTGTTAGAGGTTCGTAAGAATTTATTTATCATTCAGTTAATAGCTACAAGACCTACAGGTTTAAAGGAAAAAGATATAGCAGACGGTATTGCGGATTGCTATAAGAGAGATGATTATGGTGCAGTAATAGAAGGAAGAGAAGGGGTATTCGCAAGGGTTAATTCTCAAGTAGGCAGAATGATTATAGACATCTTTCTTTGTAATAATGTTATGGTATCTCTTGGTGATATTTATCGTAAAAAATCTGATTTCTTACTTGATGCTAAGAATATTATGCCTTTGATTTGGGGTGTAAATGAGTTAGGTCAGGTGTACTGTTATGATGGTATGAAAGATGGTAATGGTGGTATCATTATTAGCGGTGAGGCGAGAAGTGGTAAGTCTTGGAAAGGACAGTCACTTATTGCTCAGATGTGTATGTTCCGTTCTCCAAAGCAGTTAGAGCTGTATTTCTATGATGTAAAGGGTAGTGCCTCAGATTATGCATATCTTAGTAAGGCTTTACCTCATTGTAAAGGTTTTTGCGGTGATTCTTTAAAGTTTAATGACAGTATAGGTAATCTTTTGGATAAAGAGAGAAAAAGAAGAACTGCTTTATTAGGCGGTAAATACACAAATGTTAAGGATTATAATAAGTACCACCCTTATGAACAGATACCTACAATATACATTGTCATAGATGAAATGGCAACAGCTATGAGTGAGATGAAGGATAAGGATATTGAGATTAGAAAGAAGTTTGATTCATTGCTTATTCAGATAGCAACTAAGTACCCTTATTTAGAGATTAAATTACTACTGTTTCCTCATAGAATTGTTAATGATATTATTAATAAGACAGTATCTTCTATGATTTCAACAAGGTCTGTTATGGGTAATGTTCCAGCTGATGAGCTTAAGACAGCTTTAGATATTAAAAAGGATTTTCCTTATTCTTTGGTAAAGACTGGTGATATGGCTATAAAGACTAAATCATTGAATAACGGTAATGCTGTTTATAGTCATTCAGAGGTATTATCCACTGATGAACAAATCAATAGAAAAATATTTGATTATATTGGTGCTGTTTGGAATAAGTTAGAGCCTGATTGCAAGGGTATTAAAGACGTAACAGAAGAGAGGGTAGCACCTGATAATACTGTATCTTCTAAGGATTATTCCTATAAAAAAGATGAAGACTTTACTCCTGCATCTAATATAGATGAGTCTTTTTGGGATGATGAATTAAAGGATGGAGGAGAGGATGATTTTTGGGGTAATTGGGGATGACTTTATAAAGGGGTTGTTAACAAGTGGCTGAATATATAAGAGTACAGGGCGATAAAGAAAATATATGTAATTGTATAGATTTCTATCAAGGTCTTACTAAAGTAGGATTAATGGGTGTTAAAGAGCTTAGAAAGTCTTATTTAGATATGTATCTTAGTGACTATGTACAGAGATGTAAAGATACTCTACAAAAGCGTAAAAACAAAATAGAAGTTGATAAGGCGGTTTCAGAGGAAACTAATAAAAATATGGATATATTCAGGAGTATGGTAAATACTCCTGAAGAGGGTATATCCTCACCTCCAATTGAAAATAAAGAAGAAATTGAAAGAGTACCCCACGGGGTAATATTAAATCCTATAGAAGATGAATCTGATATTGATTATGTAAAAAACGGTGTATTTTTGGAAGATTTGATATTACCCAATAGTAAATCAGAAAGGGTATCTACTGAAGAAGAAATTGAAAGAGTACCCCACGGGGTATATGTGGAAGATTTAAAGAGCGGGGTAGATGTTGGGGGTGTTCAGGAAGAGGGGGTTTTTGAAGACTCTGATGAGGAAGAAGATAATGACAGTTCAACTCAATTTGACTTTGAAGATGATGACTCTGATGAAGACTTTGATGAGGTAGAAGATAGTGACAATTCGGCTGAATTTGATTTTGGAGATTCTGATGAGGTAGAAGATTCAACTCAACCTGATTTTGAAGATGATGACTCCGATGAAGATTCTGATGAAGACTCTGATGATGTAGAAGACAACGATAATCCAACTAAATTTGACTTTGAAGATGGTAATTCTGATGAAGAATTTATAAGCTTTAAAGATTCTTTTGGTTCTGTTCCTGAAGAAGATGACGACGATGACTTTGTATTCGTAGATTATCAAAATTCTGATGATACAAGGTTAAAAAATGTTAATGAAGAACAGGATATTTTGAGGTCTGAAAGACAAGATGAAAAGAGTAGGGTAAAAGATAGGATTATTGATAATGCGGAAGAGACAGGGTTTGCCGAATCTAATGTAGTTGAAAATAAACCTAAGGTTTATGATTATAAAAATGTGAGGGATTTTGTTAAGAAAAATCCAGGTTGTAGCTATTCTGATGTAAAAGAGTGTTTCTCTATGAAGGAAATACAGAAGGCTCTTTTGACTACTAAGATAGTAGAGAAGAAAAATAAATTATATGTTGTATAGGTGGTAATAATATGAAAGTAACAAAAGTTGTAGTACATAAGATGTTTGATAACTGTGCGTTTCAGGCTTTATGCTCGGTGGTAGTAGATGATTGCTTAAAGCTTTCAGATATACTACTATGCAAGAACGAGAAAGGGTATTTTTTGATTTTCCCGAGCAAGCAAGATGTTTATAAAGAAATAAACTCTTTAAATGAAGGGGTATCAATCAAATATCCTGTTAACCGAAGAGATAAATACAATGAGGGTAGCAAGAAGTATGAAGAGTTCTTTTATCCTGTATCGCATTCGTTTTATACTTTTATAAGAGATTGTATAATTGATGCTTACAATAGATGTAAGGAAACAGGGGATACAAAGATATTGTTTGATTAATTATAAGAAAGGTTGTAAAGTTATGGGTAAAGCTAAAGAGATAATTTACCTCAATGGTAGATTAAAAGGTAAGTTACTTACTGATGAAGATTGTAAGACTCTTGAGTCCTTAATGAGGGTAGATAAGCAGAAAGGATATGTTCGAGAGTTAAAGAATATTATTTGGGACTTGTCTCAGGAAGATGTAGATTTGGTTTTAGAAACCAAATCAAATGATTTTATTACAAGAACTAAAGGTGAGTTATCTAATTTACAGACAGTAGGTGTAGCTTATATGTACTATGCTAAGAATCTTGTTTTAGGGGATTCAGTGGGTATAGGCAAAACTGTAGAGGTATGTGGGTTATGTAATCTACTTAAAGCGGTTTATGAAAAAGAAGGTAAAGAGTTTAGATGTCTTTATTTAACAAGTAAAAACTTACTTACTCAAGCTCAACAAGAATTTATAAGATTTACGGGTGAGTATACCGAGAAAGTATTTGGTTTGGCAAGGTATGTAAATGCTTTTTGTGATGAGAATTCAGACTATGTTCAGCATAATGTAGTTGGAGCTCATTCATTGTTTACTAATGAGAGATTTCAAGAGTTCTTAGTGCAGTATAAAAGGGATAATGGTAGGTATCCATTTGATTTATTAGTGGTGGACGAAGCAGGTGATATTCTTACTAATTCTGCTACTAAAACTTATAAAAGTGCATCTCAAATCAGAGAAATGTTTAGTAGGGTAGTCCTTTTGAACGCAACGGCATTCGAGAAAGAGCTTGATATGTTCTATAATCAGATAGATTTTGTAGATAATACTTTTCTTCCCACTAAGACAGCTTTTGCTAAAGAGTATAAAGTAATGGATTATACAGGACCTTATCCAAGATTTAATGGTAAGTATAAAAATGAAAATAAATTTCGTGAGCTGATAGGGTACAGATATTTTGCAAGAACTCGTAAAAGTTCAGGTGCAACAATGGAAAACTGTACTGCTGAAGTAATAGTAACTCCTTTAAGTAAAGAGCAAAAAGAATTGTTAAAAATTACAAGTATGCCTAATATGGTATATGATTGCCCATCTTATTTTGGAACGGGTATAGAGACAAATGAATATACCACTCCTAAATTAGATGCTCTTGTCAAGAAGATAACAGTAGATTTAAAAGATGTAAAGTCTATTTTAGTGTATTCAAGATACAAGGAGGCTCAGGAATGCATTAAGTCTATACTCAATGAATATGATGTAGAGTCTATGATATTAAATGGTGATTCTTCTGAGGAGGAAAGAGAGTCTGTAATTAAGTGCTTTAAAAATGGAAACTTAAGGGTACTGATTACAAATGTTCAAAAAGGGCTGAACTTTGGTAATTGTAATTTCTGCATCTTCTATGGATTTGAAACAAATCCAAACAAGATGGTACAGTTTGAGGGCAGAATGACTCGAAGTTTCAATATACAAGATAAGCATGTATTTGTCATATTGTCAAAGGGCAAAGAGTTGTCAAACTTTAAGAAAGTAGCAGCTAATAGAGCTAAAGCAAGTTCGGTATTTGCAGGAAGTGATTTTTCTTGTGTTTTAGATTTGCTATTAGATTCTGCTTTACAAGATATAAAATAATAGGTTTAAGCATCCTTGTAATCTATACAAGGATGCTTTTAAGTATAAGAAGGTGATTATATGCCTAAGTTGAAAAAAATAGTAGTGTTTTTAATGTCATTATTCCTTGCTATGGTTATATTTATGCAACCTTTAACGGTATATGCTTATGTGCATGGTGAAGAAGGTGTATCTGCAGAGGAGTTAGTTAAAGACCCAAAATATTGGCTACAAGGGTATGTACCAGCAACAGGTTCAGAAACAATTACTTTGAAGGAAGGTTCAGACACGATAGGTGATGGTGCTTGTAGTCATTTTGCGATGTCCTATGCTTTAGTAAAGATGGGAATTTTAAATCCGAAGAATGGTGATACCCCTCTAACTCATATAAAGAAAGCACGAGAAAAAAACTGTTTTTCAGTTAATTGGGGTTATTTTGACTTCAGTAGGGTAGATGAACTATATCCTGATGTGACATTTGAGGGTAGAGACTATAATGTTCAAGGTATGAGTGCAGCAGATGGTTTGACATATGTGAAAGGAAAAATGGCAGAAGGGTATTATGTTGTAGGTATTGTATATGGCTCTGTTAGTAGAAATGGTCACTGCATTTTCTTTGATGGGGTAAATTCAGATGGTAAAATGAGTATAGGCGATAGTGGTTATTTAGGACTTACTTTTGAAGATGTTTATATGCAATCAACTAATTATTTTAATTATTTAGAATTATTAAAGTGTAAGGGTAAAGATGTAAATTCTCAACCCTCGATATATGACGATACAGTTATAAGAGGGGTTTCAACAAGAGAAATAGTAGAATATAATCATCTTGTGGAGGAGTATGATTTAACAGGTATGCCAACAAAGTCAAATTTGACTAAGGATATAGTAAGACCTCGTATAAATGTAGAAAATAATTTAACTGAGAATGAAAAACTTGCATTAGCATCTATAAAAGAAACACGAGATTCTAATAAATTAGATTGGTTTCAGATAGCTAAGAATGTGATATCTTTTTTAGGTTTCATACTATTGATTTATGATTTATTCTTACTTTTATGCTATGTATTTGATAGGGTAAATTCTTTTATAAATGTATCCTTGGTAAATACAATTACTTTAGGGCATATAAAAGTAGCACCAAAAGATGATTTTGCTGAGTTGTCGAAGGGAGACAAGAATGACAAAGGGTATGTAACCTTAGCAAAGTTAATAGTTATTATCTTAGTGATAGGTATCTTAGGTGGTTTAATGATATCAGGAACTTTATCTTATTGGATTTATTTGTTAATACAGGGAGTGAATGGTGTATGAAGAAAAGGGTATTAAGCGTATTTATGGTTATAACGATTATGTTTTGTATAAGCTGTAATACTGTATCAGCAGCTGATGAAGAGTATAAACACTTTTTACAAGGTGATAGTCGTTGGTGTAGTTATGTATATAGTGGAGGTGCAACAATAGGTAGTGCAGGATGTGCCATAACTTCTTTAACAATATGTATGGCTTATGCAGACCCTGATTTAAGAGATGTTAATAAATTCAATCCTAAAGTGCTATGCTCAGAGAATTATTTTAGTTTTGTTGATGGTGATATTTATTGGAATCCAAACAAAGGACCTTTATCTCTTGTGGATGTAGCTATAAATAATAAAAATGATGTAAAGGAAGCGTACAATAAGGGTTATTATATAATTGCTTGGTCGAGCAGAGTAACTCCCTCTCAAACTCATTACAGTCCAATAGTTGGTTGGAATAAAAATGAAGATAAGCCTATTCTATGGGATGTTGGTGGGGGTGGTAATACTTGGGATGATTTTACTGCTAATGGAACAGATATTCAAGATTTTATGGTATATAAAAGTTCTAAACTTAAATCAACAGAAGCATTTTCGGGAACAACAAGTAATGATAGTTTGGACGCTGATTTACAAAAAAAGCAGAGTGAAGCTTATGCCAATATGGTAAAGGAATGGGAATTGCATGGAATGCCATCGAAATCAAGTATGATGAAGGATGCTCAAGATGTTGAATTACCTAACAACAAGGATTTAACTTTAGCTGAGAAAACCAATGTATCAGATATTAAAGATAATATAGATGCTCGTCATAAAAATATTTATCAGGTGATGTCAATAGTATTTTCAGGGGTAGGATTTTTATTGGTTGTATATGCATTGTTGCTATGTATAGGGTATATATTTGATAGGACTAATTCCTTTATAAATGTATCTATGGTATCGGTTTTAACAATGGGCAAGATAAAAATAATTGATAAAAGGGAAACAATATCCGAGGAAATGAGCAAAGAGGGGTATGTAAAACCGTCAGCTTTTTATGCAAGAAGTTTGGTAATATTTTTAGTAGGTTGTTTACTGATATCAGGTGTAGTACAAAAGTTAGTAATGTGGGTAGTATATAGTATAATAGGATAGTAGAGATTTGTTTTTATTGTGTGTATTTATTTTGGGAAGGATAGTAGGCACGATGAGATATGATTTAAAGAGAGTAGCAGGTAATTATGTAAAGGGTTTTAATGCTTTTATAGATAAGTATAAGCTTACTGATGTAAGCAATTCAGATTTGTATGATTTGTTTTCGTATTCTATTAAGAGTATATATGGGTTAGCATCATCAGAGAATAATTATTATATTGATATGTATAGTGATGATTGTATTAGTTACTTGTTAAAATTAAAAGGTGTACCTAAAAAGGTAGGAAATATAAGTATCAATGTGAGGTTGGATGTGGTTTTGATGTGTCAAAATTATTATGTAGCTTTAGGATATTTATGTGAGAACAGGTTGTAATATTGCTAATTGTATGGTATAATTAAATTAAAGAAAGGTTGTATAGTTATGGGTGCTAAATTACATTTTGATGATTGTCCATATAATTGTAATGAAAAAGGCAAGATTTTGGATGTTGCCACAGGTTTATTGGTGGATTGTCCTTTTTGCAGTAAATTGAGAAAAGAATTATTAGCCAAAGGCGAAGCAGTAGAAGAAGATAGTAATAGTACATTACCTCTGTCAGATTTATTGGGTATTAAATCTAAATATTTAACTAATAAGTATGTAAGTGATGTTATTATCCCTGATAGTGAACAATGCTTTCTTGAAGAAGAGAGTATAGATTTCTTTAAATCGGTAAGTGAAGATATATATCACACTTTAGCATTAGGTAATATACCTAAGAGTAGTTATTGTTTTGGTATATCTATTAAGGGTAGTATTGATAAATTAGCTTATCCCCTATTAGCGACAGCTTATTTAAATGGGCTAACAGTAGGTAGGTTTTTAACTTGTAGTGAGTTATCAAGGTTACAACTAAAGGGTAATGATGTATTAGACACCTTATATGATGTTGATATAGTTATAGTGCTTATTGGAGAAGGTAGTACAAAAGGTGAAATATCTTGTGCTAAAGGTTTAATGCAAGCAAGAGCTTTAAACGGTAAACCTACATTGTTTATAACTACTTGGACGATAGAAGCTTGTTCTTTAATGTTAGGGTATTCCACTGGGGAGGATAATTTGTTCCTTGCTAAGCCTGTATTTGTAAAGTATAAAAACAGTGGTAAATCCTCAAATTATATCAACAAACTTACAGGTGTTGATAATGATAGGTATAATGAAGAAACTGATACAGGTGGTATTGGTTTCAGTTTAAGTGATTTGTAGTAGGGGGTTGTTATTTTGACTATAAGAGAGTTTAATACAATAATGAGGACTCTAAATAAAAAGGAAAATTGTGTATATGAGGGAACATTTACTACAAGGTATGAAAAGAATGGGGTAGCACTTGCGTTTATGGATGATGGGTACACGGCAAGAATATATAAAGATGGTGTAGTTTACACTAAAACTTGGGATAATAAAATTATAAGTACTAAAATATAGTAGTAAAAAGGCTTTTGTAACAGTATGGTTATGAAAGCCTTTTTCTTGTTTTTATAATTAAGTTTTAAAAACTGTAGAATTCAAAATTGTAGGTAAACTATACTTTAAACCATTCAGAAAGTATATAAAATATATGTAGAAATCTTAGGTAAATTGATTTACTTTTAGTATGTATAAAAGGTACTAAATTAGGTGTTAATTTACCTAAATTTTTTATTATGATTTTGGTGTTTCTATAAGATATTTTTAAGAAGATTTATTGTGTTTATGAGGTTTGGATTTCTCGTAGTTGTAAATTTTGTGGCAATGTATTTTGTAAGAAATTACTATGAATGATGATTATTTTGTAGTTTGAATTTACTTTTATGTAGTAAACGGGTAAATAATGATATGATTGGTAATTAAATATTATGAATATATTGCAAAATATTAAGAATTATGTTAAAATATATTTACAAAATTCAGGAGGTGCTACGAATATGAGAAAGATTCGTTTAGGTGGTACTTACCATAGAGCAGTTAATGGTAAAACCGTTAAACTGTTAGGGATAGTACCAAATGAAGATAAGACAGAGTCATTGGCTTTTGTCAGATATGTTGGTACTGATACATATGGTAAAGTACCTTTAGGAGTTTTAAAAAGGGGAGTGTTTTAATTGTCAAATACTTATGACAACAATTCAATATCTCAGTTAAAGGGAGCTGACAGGGTAAGAAAAAGACCAGAGGCTCTGCTTGGCAGTAGGGGTATTGACGGTGCAATTCATACAATTCAGGAAATCATTGGTAACTCAACCGATGAGAAACTGTCAGGTTATGGTGATAAACTTGATATTTGCTATTATGAAGATGGAAGTATCTCTGTAAGAGATTACGGTAGAGGTGTTCCTCTTGGATGGAATGAAAAAGAGAAAAATTGGAACTATCTGTTAATTTACAGTGAGTTGTATGCAGGTGGTAAATATGGTGACAACCAGAAGTTGTTGAAGGGTATTGAAGAAAGTAATGCTTGGTCGACTTTTAAGATTATGGACCATCCTTATTTGATTTCTATTGGTCTTAATGGACTTGGCGGAGCTTGTACTCAGTACACTTCAGAATTTTTCAATGTCACTTCTTATCGTGATGGTAAGGCAAGTACAATGAGGTTTAAGAAAGGCGTAGCTGTAATGAGTGAGCTTGAAGTTACTGACACTGATGAACCTAACGGTACTTACATTCACTGGAAGCCAGATAATGAAGTATTTACTGATACTGATATCCCTGTTAAGTGGTTTGAATCTACTTGCAAGGCTTTATCTTTTGTTGCAGGTTTTACTGTAAATTTAACAATAGGCAACAAGGTTAAGGTTTATGAGAGCAGTGATATTGAAAAAGAGATGGAAACCCAGTTAGGGAATTGTGTTTATACTAATGCTTTTAAGCATATAGTGGATAATACTGATGATGTTTGTATTTGCGATTTAAAGGTAGCAGTTGGACCTACGGGATTATCTCAAGATTATTATCATAATATGGTATCTGTAAGAGGTGGAGCTCATTCTCAAGGGGTATATTCGGCATACTCTATGTTTTTTAGAGAAGTAGGAAATATGAGGGGTATTCGTTTATCGGAGAGAGACTATGCAGGAAAATTTTCTATAATTGTATCTACTCTTGCAAATAAAGCAAGTTTGAGAAATCAGACAAAGGATAGCATAGATGATAGTTGGATTGCTAACTTTATTGCTGAAACTATTTATCAGATGCTGTACAGAGAATATAAAAAGGGTACAGCTTGGCTTATGGATATAGTTGAGGAAGTTGTACAAAACGCAGAGAATAGAATTGCTCTTGCTGAGATGGCTAAATCTTATAAAGAGGTACAGAAGGCAACAACAAAGCATAAGGCAAGTAATAAGTTTGTAACTTGTCGTTCTTATGAGGATAGTAAGAATGTATCTGCTACAGAATTTCTTATTGTTGAAGGTGATTCAGCTGGCGGTAAGGTAGTACAGGCGAGAGATTCAAATTACCAGTGCATACTTAAGTTAAAAGGCAAGTCATTAAATGTATTTAAATCATCGATACAAAAACTTATTGCTAATAAGGAAATTCTTGATATAATTAGTGTGCTTGGTTGTGGTGTAGACTTAGGCATTGATGAGTTTGAGACTTTTGATATTAATAAGCTTAGGGTTGGAAAGGTGATTTTCTGTACTGATGGTGACTTGGATGGTTATCATATCAGGTTCTTGCTCTTTAATATATTCTATAAGTTATTCCCCCAGTTACTGCAGAATGGTAATGTTTATGTAGCTGAAACTCCACTGTATGTTATAAATACAAAGAGTGATGAAGCAGTTTATTGTATGGATAACGCTGAGCTCGAAGAAAAGAGAAAAGAAATCGGTGAATACAACATTAGAAGCATCGATCGTTTTAAAGGACTTGGAGAATGTGATAAGAGTGTTCTTTGGGAAACTACGCTTAATCCTGAAACAAGAAAACTCCGTCAGATTAAGATAGACCCTAATGATACGGATATTTTTGAGACTCTTGATGTGCTGTTTGGTAAATCTACGGAAAGTAGAAAAAGAGCCATCTTGGGTAGTATGTTGGGAACTGATTTTGATGAAACTGTTGAGAGTATAGGAGACCTTATTGAATATATTGATGGTCTTGAACTTAACGGCGGTCTTGAAGTTGAAGAAGTAGAGTATTAATACTCTACTTCTTGGTATAAAATGTACTATCAGTAGAGGCTTAAAAGCAGGGTATTGAATGTTTGTTAAACTTCTTGTATTAAAATGTATTACTTGGTATCAAGGATAATGAATCTGATGGTATATTGAAGGTATTAAAAGGAGTTCTTATATGCAGAGTTTGTCAGAGATGAAAATAGAAAAACTAAAAATTAAAAGAGATACTATGTTGACATTGAAAAGGATGAATATTGATACTCTTTATGATTTATCAGCTGTATCTAATAGTTTTTTTCAAGATGTAGGTAATTTTCTATATAATGTGCGTGAGTACTGCCCTGTATCTATATTATTTGATATATCTACTTTATTGGAAAGCATACAGAATAACTCCATAGGGTATGTTTATGATGAAAATATAAAAGAAGATATGGCAACTGATATAAATATATTATACCCATGTAACATATGCGAATGTTTATCTGCCTTTAAAGATTTTACAAATACGGGTTTTAATGGTAATATTACTAATGCTACTAAGTATATTCAAGATATAGTAGAGAGTAGAAATAAAAATAATATTTTAACAGGTATTGATATAGTTATGTTAAAGTTAAGATTTAAAGATTTACATTCATATAAGTTTATAAGCGAAGAATTTGGGTTTACAAATCAAAATGTGATTTATACTATATCAGAATCTTTAAGAAAGTTAAACAGATGGATTGAAAGTATAAATACGGAGGTGGTATATTGATAGTCTTGAATTTGAAGAAGTAGACTATTAATGTATTCTACTTCTTATTTTAGAAAGGAGATTAGTTTAGAGATGAAAATTACAGATTGCAAAATAGATAGGGATTTGCAGGTAAACTTATATATGAGGGGTATTAGGGATACAAAAGACTTGTTAAAGGAAAAAAATAGTGGTATTCTTCACGATATTGCTAAAATGAATAAAGATTTTAATGTAGCTTTAGGGGATTTATGTACTGCTGTTTTTAATGAAGATATACATAAATACAAGATAAATGGTATTTCTATTGTAAATCCCACGGGGTATATGTTTCCTTTAAATTTGTTCAAGGTAATAGCTGATGGGCCCTATGCAAAAGATAGTTCGGGATTAATATATCCGCCATTTGATTGTATATATGCAAATACTACGGAAAATATATTAAATTGTATATCAATACTATCAAAAGGTAAGAAAGATATTATAATACTAAGATATATGTATATGTACCCAATTAACTATATATCTTATTTAACACATTTATCTGAATACAAGGTAAATAAACTTATTAAAGAAGTTAACCATACTATATGGGAAAAGATGTATTACTTATATCTTATGAGGTTTTTATAACCCTTATTATGTATAATGATTTGATTGTTGAAATATTAAATAGTTTTAAAAGAAAGGAAAGTTTAATTATGTATAAAAATCGAAAAGAGCTTGTGCTTAAGATTGCATATCTGATTGGCACTGATGATACTATACTTTCAGCTCAGTATTCACAATATGATGAAGGAAAAGGGGCAGAGTTAAAAAAGAACAAGGAAGCTAACATTATTAGAAATCTTTGTAAATTAAGAACGACTTTGCTATCTCATTTTGTGTCTACGGATAAGTTTATAAGATATGAACTCAAAAATCTTGATTCAATTCAGTTTTACAATAAAGGTGATATTAAGTACTTAGAAAAAGCAGGTATTCCTATTATCAAGGCTAACTGTACAAGTGATGAGTATATCACATATTTTTGTGAATTGATTGATAAAAATATTGATATTGTAAGACCTATGTTCCCTGATTGGGTAAATTGGAATTATATAAGGTCGCTGTTTGTAGTTCCAAACTATACTAAACAAGGTGTTTTGATAGATGAATATAACAAGTTTAAAGGTAATATAACATTATATCCTTATTCAATGTATATTTATTGGCAACCATTTGATTGCAAGGGTATGTTACTTGATGATAAACTGTTTCTTAAAAGTTTATATTCTTTACATAATGATACATTTCAGGATAGGGGTAAGGTAATAGATGTATCATCTGATACTATTAATAATATTTATGCTTTTATTGAGAGAAGTAAGAGAGTGGTAGTAGCTGTAGATTGTGAGAATGCAAATGTGTACAAGTTATTTGGGTTTTTCAAATCTTTAGGAAAAGAAGAACAAGATAAAATTTCTAAGATAGTGTTATATGATGATGAAAATACTGTAGAAACTTGGAAACTTTTATCCAACCATATAAACATTCCTATTGAATACATTATTGTAGAGAGATTGTTAAGAAATAAATCTTTAGTAGATATGAAAATGTCAGTAGGTATTTGTGAAAGTCACTTTAAAGATAATGTAGACTCTTTCATTATAGTATCAAGTGATTCTGATTTTTGGGGTACTATTAGTTCATTACCTGATGCTAATTTTATGGTAGTGTATGAAAATGAAAAGAGTAGCAATAAAGCTATTAATGTGATGGAGTCAAACAATGTAGTAAGTTGTTGTTTAGATGACTTTTATACAGGTAATGTATCTAAACTCAAGGAAGATATTCTTCGCAAGTTAGCTAATGATAGTTTAGGGCAAGTAAAACTAAATCTAAAAGATATGGTTGCTGATGTGTACAAAGATTCAAGAATAGAGGCTAACGAAGAAGAAAGAAATGCTTTTTACAATAAATACTTAAAAAATGTAAAGGTATCAATTGATAATGAAGGTAATTTGAGTTTAAAGGTGGGGTAATTATGGAGAAAATTATTTGGAGTAATTATGTAGACCCTTTGGTATTGAGTATGCTCTATAACAGTGTGTACAATTCTTGTGGAGGGAAAATTGACAAGGTTGCAGAAATTCATAAATTTTTACAGATTGAAAACTCCTTAAGGCTTGAAAAAGTTCGTAAGAAACTTTCAGTTATGGTAGATAACCTCATAGTTGAGAGAAAGTTGGCAATTAAAAATGATATTGTATTTGAGAATGTTTCAGTGCTAAACTCTTATATGCTATCTGATTGTTTTAAATCGGAGTTGCCAGTAGTGAAATGGTATGTACATAATGAAAACCTTAAGAGTATAGAACAGATAGAAGGCGGAGCAATTTACACGACATACAGGGTATTAGGTAAAGGTATTACTTTTGATGCTTTGCTTGATAAACTTGATTGTTCTAAGGATAGAAATAAGTCTTTTTTGGCTTATTCTAATCCTCTTGGTAAAATTGTAGACAATATCCTGTTAAATAGTAAAGGGGTAGGGCATGATTAAATTAGCCAGAGAAAAGAAGAAAAAATACAAGTCAATATTTTTTAGCATTGTATGCATAATGCTTTGGGTATATGCCTTTACGGTAGGTATTCAGATGTGGTTAAATTGTGCTATATTGGGTAACAATAAATCCGTTGTAGAGTATGATGTAAAATCGGGTGCTATGGTTGAGGTTGAAAACATAAAGACTGATGGTAGTTTTACTTTGGTAGGGGGAAAGCAGGAATGTTCTCCCGACGAAGTAAAAGGTTATATTAGAGTACCTAATGATGTAAAGTATTACTATAATACAAATACTAATTATATGGTATCTAAGTTAACTATATCTGAGAGTAAAGATGTGGTTATTAAATTCTTTTTACTTGATATTGTATGTACTTGTATGTTGATATATTTGACAGTAGTTTATATGTATTCTTCAAACCCGAGCAAGGTAAAAAGAGTGTTAGGTAGAATTTTAAGTATAATGATTACCTTAGTAAGTATGCTAATGGCTCAGTTTGCATATGATTATTGTATAGATGTACTCTTTAAGGTTGGTTCTTGTGATTGGGTACTTTTGTTAAAGATAAGTTTACTGTTAGTAGCTTTAGGGGTAGTTAAGTTTATTAAATATAGAAAAGCTCAGCCCATAAGATTAAAGAGGCACAAAGGTAAGTGATTTAGTAGGGATTTACAGGCGTTTTGTAAAACTAATATAAATTATAATAAGTTTAGTGTTGAATATGAGTGGGACTTAGGTGTATGTGAAACGAGGGTATTAAAAATACTGTATGTGCTGATTGCAGGAAGAATTCTCTGTTTAGAAAGCCAGTTAGCAGAGATGAATAAATTATACAAAATATGGGACTATGGAAAGAAGAAATGGACAAAATATTTAATTTAGTTGTTTAACTGCTATGAGTACATTGCATTTTTTGTAGAAATATGGTATAATATATGTAAACTAAAGGATTTTAGGAGGTTCATATGAAGAACGGAATTTATAATGGTAGTTCAGAAGGCTTTAACTTTCTTACAGATGGGTATATAGATTACTCAAAGGAAGTTATTGCTAACAGAGCTATTCCAGACTTAAGAGATGGTTTGAAGCCTGTACAGAGAAGAATATTGTACTCGGCTAAATTGAATGATAAGAAGCAGTTTCAAAAGTGTGCATCTTTTGTAGCGGACGCTATGAAGTTACATCCTCACGGGGACTCTTCCGTTTACGGTTCATTCTGCTTAATGACTGATGAGAATGGAAGTTGGAATTATCCTGTATTTGATGGTATGGGTAATTTAGGTAAAGTTTATTCCAGCAACCCTCCAGCAGCTTATAGATATCCTAAGGCTAAGCTTAATGATAACTCTAAAGAGTTTTTCAATGAGAAAAATATTTTTAATCTTGTGCAGTCAGAAGAGGGTGACGGTGTAGAACCTGAAGTATTGTTTCCATCGTTCCCTACTGTACTTGTAAATGGTACAAGCGGTATTGCAGTATCCGTAGGTACGAGAATTCCATCATTTAATTTTGGTGATGTTATTGATTTAACTATTAAATACATCAGAGAAGGTAGACTTGACCCTGTTGGGGATATTATTTATCCTGATTTTCCGACAGGTGGTGTACTTGTTAAGACAGACTCTGAGGTTGCCAAGATTATGGCGACAGGCTTAGGTAAGTTAAAAATCAGAGCAAGGGTAGAAATCCAGGGTAATGAAATTATAGTTAATGAAGTACCTTATGGTAAAACCTTTGAGGGTATTGTAAAAGCTATTGAGCAGGCGGATATTAAAGAGATTAAGTCAGCTATGAATCTCACAGGTAACGACTCTGATGGTAAAGTAGCTATTGTGTGTAGAAGCAAGAGAGTTGTAGAATGGGTACTTCTTGAGTTATATAGAAGGGGTATTTTACAGAGTATTTATGCAAGTAATATACTTGTTATCAATAAAGGTAAACCGTATATTTTAGGTGTTCACGGAATTATCCAGGAATGGGTAAAGTTTCGTAGAGAAGTAATAACAGAAAAGTTTAGATTAGAACTTGAGGGTATCAATAGTGAGTTAACTACCTTAAGTTATTTTATGCGTTTGATTAGCAATCTTGAGTATCGTGATACTTATGTATCGAAAGCAACCAAGGTGTCTAAGAAAGATGCAGATACTTATCTTCATGAAATTTTTTCAGATATACCTTTAGATGTTTGTGATTGGATTAATAGTAGAGCTATTAGTGCTTTTAACAACGGTGGTAAGTATATCAAGAGATACAATGAACTTACTGAATATAAAGATTATTGTGAAGATATGCACTCTAATCCAGATAAGTATATTATTAATGAACTTAAAACCTTAAAGGATAGAAGAAGAGGTACTTACGAAAGAAAAACAGAAATTTCTAATATTGATTATCGTTTCAGTAAAATATCCGATACAGAGGGTATTGAGGATGATTCATCTTGTGTATATACTCTTACAAATGAAGGTTTTCTTACCAAGACAAGAGAAGTTCCTGTTGGTGATAATATTCTTTGTCAGTTTAGAGGTCAGGCTAATAGCATATTAGTAGGCTTTGATAATTTCGGTAGAGTGCTTAGATTGAGTGGTTCAGAACTTCCATTCACAATGGTTGGTAGTGAAGGTATTTATCTTCCTAAGGTATTTGAAGCTACAGCTGAAAAGTCTTATAAAGTGCTATATATGGGTATTTGTGATGGTACAAAGCGTATGCTTGTATATAGAGACGGTTTTATAGGTTTTCTTGATACTTCAGAATGGGTAGAGAAGAAAGTTGTTAAGGTTGTTTCTAAAGGTGTTTGTCTTGCTGTTATGGATAAACTTTTAGAGGTTTATGAAGAAAAAGATATTCCAGAGTATTTACTTTTAGCTGATGATACAGGCAAACATCTGAAAATAGGTATCGTTGATACCAAAGAAGTACCAGAAAGGGGTAGAACAAGTAGAGCTAAGATATTTGGCGGTACGGATATTAATACCAAGTATATAATGGGTATGGGTGTTTTAGATGTTTATGAAACTGTTAAAGATGCTAACAACTTTTTAAATAAGTTGGCTAAGGTAAAGGATGAAACCTTTATTGGTGATGTTAGTATTGAAGAAGGTAAATACTTCGAGTATTGTAAAGACCTTGATTAATCGGTATTGGAGGTTATACAATGACAGATGATAAAAATATCTATGAAGAAGAAACATCTGAGGTTGTTGAAGATGTAGAACCTGAGGCAATGGATTTATCTGATGTAGATATTGGTGATATGGAAGTAGATGAAACTTCTACCTCGGAGGATGATGTATTATCCTCTGAGGAGAAGTTAAGGGTATTTTCTGACGAAATCATATCTTCAATGTTGGAGGGTAAAGCTATTAAATCTTATGCAATAGATAAGTTAATGTCTATTACAAATCCAAGATTGTTTAGGGATGAAAATTACATACTGTTTTCTATTTATTACTTTTACAGAAGTAAACTTAGAATTATAAATATAGACGAAGAGTTTATTAAATTGTTCTTAAAAAGAAATAAAAGCCTATTAACAAAATCAAAAGGGTATATTGATATAAATGCTTATGGGGAAATAGATAACTCACCAGAATTAGGGTATATAGGTGGAGTTGTAAAGCATTTTAATAGGCTTAAAACTTTACCAGATATGGATATATCTGAATTTGAAACGGTATTTGAAAAGTATTTAATTGAATTTAAAGCTGTTGAAGCTAATAAGGTATTCAGGCAATCTCAGCAGATACTTACTGAAGGATTAAAAGTAGGTAGGAGATTGTACTCAGGTTTTGAAGATAGTCAAAGCTACTGTAAGAAAAAACTCGCAGAGATTGAAGGCTTAGTAGATTGCAATGCTGGCAGTGGGTATGTTAAAATGTCTGAGGTAATTCTTGATGAAAAGCCTGATAATAAAAAGCCTGTATTGATTGGTGACTTTGGAAGATTAAAACAACTGAACGAAGCATATGGGGGTATTTATACAGGATTGTTTTATTCCTTTATTGCCCCACCTAAGTCGGGTAAGTCTAAATTGGCAGCGAGGCTGTGTCATAATGTAGCAGTTCTTGCAGGTAATAATGTGTCAGTATGGGCACAAGAGGGCGGTCACGAGTTGTGGACAGCTCAGATGCGAGCTATTCATTTTGACTATCTTTATAATACAGATGTTGCTCTTACGGAGCGTAAGTTCGGTGTTACGCAGGAAGTTATTGTACACGATAGCTTTAAAACCGATGAGTTACGGCAACTTGAGATGTCAAGTAAGCTCGATTTAGCATCTAACCAGGATTATGGTAGTGTCGATTATATTGATAGACCTTTTAATGTGGAAACATTTATTGATGATATTGATACTTCGGTAAAGGAAAACAACAGTAAGCTTGTTATTATTGACTATTTACAGTTAATAGGCTCATCAACGGGTATGAATGAAAGAGAGCGTATAGCTGAGGCTTATAAAAAATTACTTACATATTGCAAAAAGAATAATGTGGCAGTAATATCTCCTGCTCAGTTTAAGCAAGATTCCTTTGATGACTTGTTGAAAAAGTCATCGGTAGATGGTGCGGACTTAAGAACTGCAGCAGGTGGCTCAAGTGAGGTATTAAGAACTCCTGATGTACTTTGGGCATTGTTTGCAAGCGTCAATGATATTCGTAATAATAGTATGAAGATTATTTCATTACCATCACGATTAAATGCAGCATTTCCAAATATTGATGTAAGAATAGATTTAGCTACTTGTCAGTTTATTTCAGTAGACTAACGAGATAGAACCACCTTTATTTGAATTGTAAATGAAGGTGGTTCTATTTTTATAATACAAAGAAGTTAAAAGATAGGGAAGTGTTGCTATGGATTACAACTCTAAGCGATTTAAAAAGATAATTATTACTATAATAGTAATACTGTCGGTGGCAGTAGTGGGGGTAGTAGTTTGGTTGATATCAGGTCAGATAATGAATGTAAGCTATTCAACAAAAGATATATTATCTACAACAGAACCGACAACTAAAGAAGTGGTAATATCCGATGGAGGAGCTTATGGGTACTCTGCAGAAGAGTGGGATAGTATGTCAAATATAGATAAAACTTTAACTATAATGAATAATGTAGACACTACTAATTTAGAAGAAGCCTCATTAAAGAAGGCTACAATTTTTCTATCGTGTAGTGAGTCACCTTGGTATCAGTATATGGCAGATGCAAGTTATGAAATAGGTAAAGTAGAGTCAGGATATCGCATTAATTACAATATAAATGGTGAAGAGCTGTCAGTCATTTGTTCTTGGTATGATGCTACTCCAGTTGTATATGTAAAAAGTAAAGAGTTTTCAGAAGATGAAAAACAATTCTTTAAAAATATGGGAAGATGTTGGGAGGTTGATTTAGATGATGGAATGCACTCAATACAATATAGGTAAGAAAAGGTACATACTTTTATTCTTAGTATTATTGATTATTGTTCAGAGTTTTTCATTAGTAAATGTAAATGCGGTAAATGTAGGTAGTTATAGGGGTAAGTATGACTTAACAAAACCCCATAAGGTAAATCAACATTATAATCCGCATAAGGATATATCTGATACTGAACATTGTGATGCTGTACTTCAGGCTTGTTATCAACAGTTTTTAGCTTGGGGTATAACCCCTAATGGTGCAGCAGCGATGGTAGGTAACTTTCGTGCTGAAGGTTGGGATACTGATGTAACACAGGATTGGTGCGATTGGGATGATTTTGTTTACGGTGAGACAGGTATTGGTTTGATGGGTTTTACATATTATACTTTACAAGAGAAGTTATTTGATATAGCAGCCGAGAAGGGTAAATCGTGGACAGATTTAGGTGTTCAGTTAGAAACAATAAAGCAGTGTTATATGCCTTTAAATGATATGTTCTATAAAGAAGGTCATACCATTAAAGAATTAGCTGAATATTTTTGTTCTGAGTATGAAAGACCTGCGGTAAATAATTTTGCTGATAGAACAAATTATGCAACAAAATATTCTAAGAAGTTTAAAGATGTAAAAGCTAAAAATTATGACGGTAGCCTATCTTTGGATAGTGGAAGTTCTGATGATGGCTCTGATGGTGTAAAAACTATTACAGGTGGAGCAGAGGTTGTAAATGAGTGGGAATTAAAAGGTATGCCTACAAAAAGTGGTTTGACCGCTGATTTAAAGTTACCTACTTTGGCTAAGAGGTCTGACTTATCAACCTATGAACAGTATAATCTTTCTTCAATAGGTAGTGATATTGCAAGAACTTCTGAATTTAATTCTTGGACTATGGCTCGACGATGGATAGTGTTTGCAGGGTTATTGATGGTGGTGTACACACTACTTTTAGCATTAGCTTTCCTGTTTGATAGTTGGAACACATTCTTTAGTATAAGTTTGGTAAATATTATGTCATTAGGGGTAATAAACTATTCCAAAGATAAATATGTACTTGAAAATGGTGACAACAAGAAATATGTAGGCAGTAAGAGGGTAATAGTTTTATTGATTGTAATGTTCTTGATAGGTTGTGTATTTATATCAGGTGGAGTAGTTCCAATGGTAGTACAAACTATGTATAAATTTATAGGCTTATTTAATGGAGGAGGGTAATACTTAGAATGTATTTTTCTCTCTATTAATATTTTTATATATTGTGTATTTTAAAAATTGCTTGTAAAGGAGAAATAATTTATGACTAATATTGATGAAAATACTCGCAGAGCAGCTGAACAGTTTGCTTTAAATATGGAAAAGTATCCAATCGATGAACAGATTGCCGTTTCCGTAATTGCAGCTAATATTATTAATGGTTGCTCTTGGGAGTTTGTAAGAAATACTTCTGATATCAGAAAGAATATGGACGCTTTTAAAAGTAGTAAGTCTTGTATCTTAAAGGAAGTAACTTACTCTCATACAAAGAAGCTTACGGGATATCTTTTATATATGGATATCAACAGATTAGTAGGTATTCTTGGTAAAGAGGCTCTTGGTGTATTTGACCAGAAAACATTGAATGATGCAATTGCTCATAGAAAGGATGCAATTCTTTCAGTAGCTAAGATTATGAAGAAGGGTTATAAAGGAAGAATTGGTATTTTCTGTACTAACGATAGTAAAACTATTACAGTAGACGGAAAGTCTTTCCCAGCATTTGCAGTAACTCTTGATGAACTTTGTGATATTTGTTCTAAAATGGGTTATGGCTTTATTGCAGGCGGTGCTGTAAGGTCACCTATTGAGATCAAGCAGAAGGCTGATGGGGTACTTAAAGCTTGTATTGTTGCACCAAGTAGCAATGCATTGTTTATTGATATTGCTCCAATGAGATGATAACTACTGTAGATAAGGCATCATAGAAATATGATGCCTTATTTTTATGGGGTATTTTAGGAGGTTTGTAAATGAGTATGGTTTATAGTGACTATTTTTCTATTATAGATTATTATAAAAAAGTGGTAATACCTTTTAATCCAAAGAAATACAGGGTAAAATCAGATAAGATGATGGTATGCCCTTTACACGATGATATAAATCCCTCGTTAGGTATTATCAAGGGTAAAGATGGTGAGGAACTGTATCATTGTTTTGGTTGCAATCAGTGGGGTAATATAGTTGAATTTAATAAGAAAGTAAACAGGAGATTGTATAAGAAAAATCTTTCTGATGAAGACTCTTTAAGAGATTTATGTAGATTGTTTGGTGTACCTTTTGATAAGGTTAGTCTTAATGAAGATAAGAATATAGACGAAGGGGTACAATTTGAAGTAGCAATACAGTCAGCCAAAGATAGGTTTGATATTTCAGATTTAAGAGAAAAGTTTATCGAAGGTAAACTTAGTAAAAAAGGGGTAGGATATTATAATGCTCTGCTAATGATGATGATAAATGAGTTAAAAAAGGAGTCTGATGACATTGATTAATATTAGTACAAAGACTTATGATGTAGGTAATAGTTGTAAAATTCTTTGCTCAATTGTAAACAAGAAGTTTTTAATAAAAGTATTAAAAGATGGTATGGTGGTAGAAGAAAGTGGTTCTTATGATGCCGATTCGGCAAACTTACAGTTTAAACATTATGTAGAAAAGTACAGAGGGGTATAGTTGTGGACTTAGATTTACAGGATTTAGAATATGAAATAGGTAATGATGATGTAATAGAAAAAGAATATACAAAGCTTTCAGAAGATAGCGTAGTTCCAAAGCAAGGTAATTACTTAGGATTAGATATCTCCGTAAATTCAACGGGTATTTGCTTGTATAGAGATGGTATAAAAACCACTGCAAATATAGCGTTAGATTATCAAACGGGTAATCCTCACGCTGAGGTTTTATTAAGAAGACAATTAAAAACTGATTTACTTGAATTGATAAAAGGGTTATCCTTTGAAGTAATAGTAATAGAAGATGTATTTGAAGGGGTAAATCCTGATACAACACGAAAATTATATGCTTTAAATACAGCTATTGATGAATTAATCTTAGATGAACAGATAGAATGTAAGCACTTTATAAGAGTGCCTAATACATTATGGAAAAGTTGGTTATCCTCTGTAGATGCAAATGGTGTTTACAAAGGTTTTAATGACAAACAGAAAATACAAGGGTACTTAAAGTTATTAGGTATAGATGAAGGAAATGATAAAGGCTTTCAAGATAGGTTAGACGCCACAGGAATGTTATTAGGGTATTTAATTGGTAGAGATTCTAATAAGGGTGATTTAGCTAAGGCAAAAAGTATAAGAGTTAAATTTGACGATATTATGTTTGCCTATGAGTTGGATACTGATTTAATAGTAATGCAAGCAGCTTATGAAAGTGAAGAGGCTAATGTTGTTTTCATAAGGGATAAAAAGATTACTAAAAAGGCTATTATAGATTACATTTCCTCTGATGTAGGTACGGTATTTATTACTGCTGAACCTATCAGATTAGGGTTATTAGCTGAGACTTTAAACATAGAGCTATTAAATACCAAAGGGTATTTTGGTTTTTGGCTAAACGATAAAATGAAAACCAAGTATCTTAAGAAACAACAAAAATTGGGCATCTGATATAGTAATTTTTATAAATTAAGAATTTTTAATAAAATTCAGATATAGTAATTTTAGGGTTTTGTGATGATTAAAAAGTTATATTAAAAGGTATATCTATTGTTTGTAATAAGTGTATAAAATTTGGCTATTTTTTGTGGTTTGATTTCTTGTAGGTATAAAATTTTTAAATATGTGATTTTATAAATTATTAATAGAATGGTATTATTTTAATATTGTGATTTTTAGAATATCGCTTGTAGAAATATCAAAAATGTTTGCTTAAATGTTTTAGATATACAAACTGTAAAAGGAGGTTTACGAAAGTATGGGTAATTTTTGTCCTATATGTGGTAGTAGATATGAAAAAGATGGTAAATACTGCAGTAATTGCGGAGCAAGTAGGGTAATTGATAGCACTGTTAATGATAAAGTTGTGCACACTCAAAATGAAGGTATAGGTTCATCTGTTTATGACAATTCCAATCCTTATAGAGATGGTCAGGATTTTAATACTTATGTAGGTTTTGAGGGTGGAACTATACTTAATAGTGGTACTTACAGAAATGATACAGGGTATAATATGTATATGCCTGATGAAGATTGTAGCGGTAAGGTAGCATCTATATTAGGTTTTATCTTTGCGGTGCTTGGATTTCTTCAGTCTTTTTCTTTGTTTGGTTTTCCCTCTATGATTATGGGTATAGTCTTTTCGGCATTATCTTTGTCGAAGGATAGAAAAGGTGCTATAAAGGCTTTTCCTATTACAAGTTTTATACTTATAGGATTAGGTTTTTTAATTAGTTTTGTAGTGATGACTTTTATGATTCTTGATAGTAGGGAGGCTTATAACTGGATATGAATAGGAAAACAGCAGATAGCTATGCTATCTTTTCAATGATATTGGGTATAGCATCTTTTTTTGGATGGTTGCCGTTTGGATTATGTGCTATTATTATGTCATCAATGGCTAAAAAGGGTGGTACAACTAAACAAGGTATGGCGAATTCAGGCTTAATACTTTCAATTATAAGTATAGCACTTGGGTTAATTTTTGGTATAGTAATTGTAGTTGTCTTTATGTGTTTGATGGCAGACCTCGGACATTATTATAATTGGGCATAAGGATGTGAACATTATGTATGAGAATAATATGAACTTTATGCAAGGGGTATCTCCTACAAAAAAGTCAGTCAAAGATTATCTTTGCTTAAACTTAGGGTGTAGTTCAGTGGAAACGGTAGAAGAGTTTGATACTCTTAGGACAAGGCACATATGTAGGGGTAGTAAATCCATACAGTTGTTGTATAAACAGGTGATACCTGTACCCACGACAAGGGGTATTGTTAATGTAGAAGTGTTTATTTGCAACTGTTGTGGAAAATTGATTATTAATGATTCAAGTATGGAATTAATATGAAATGATTTAAAATTTTAAGAATGCCTTTAATTAAAATAAGATTTATGTTATAATAGTATTGTAAAGTAAAAGGTCTTTACAATACTATTTTTTTAGGAGGATTATAAAAATGAAACAGGGAGATGTAATTACATATAAAAGAAAGGTAAGATGTGATGTAGCTAATGTTGATAGAGCTATTTCCAAAGGAGCTTATCTTTCTCAGGAAGAGTGGTTTGACTTTCTTGTAAAGAGTAAATATGTAGGCAGTAAATTTTGGAACATTTCAAAGTACAAGCTGTTTAACTGGAGATTGTGTAGTCTTGCTGAGGCTTATGCAGTAGCCTTAGAATACTTAATGAGTATTGCTGTTGACGGCTTTGATAACAAAACATATACTTCTATTCTTAAAGATGTTGCTTTTTTGATGAGAAAGTTTATAGATAGAAAATACTCTATTTCTGTAGATGGTTTTGACAGAGATGGTGGTTTTTATGTAAGAGTGTATATTGGTAAGCGTAAGTGTACTGTATGTCCCGTAAGGAATAGGGCAGAAGCAGAAAAAGGAATTAGGGTTGTAGTTAGATATTGCACCGAAATGGCAGAAAGCTTTTCGGTTAACGACGAATTTACTAAGTTTCTTAACGGGTATTTGAGTAGTGAGTTTACAAGATTTCTCTCAAATACAGAACCTACTCCTTACTGTATGGAAGATGACAGGCTTACTCTTAAGAGTCAGTTACACTACATCAATAATAAGGTGACAAAGTTTAAGCCTGAGGATTATGAAGATGGAGAGGTTATGCTCTCTGTTGTATAATGGGTAACTTACAACAGAGGTAAAATTTGTTGTGAGGTGCTTTAATATGAATGATAATTTTGATGAGAAGAGTTATGATTTTCAGGAAGAGGAAAATTATGACTCTTCTTCTGCGTTAACAGATAATGATGATTCCATAGCTAACTTAATGGAAATAAATAAGGGTAACTTTAAGATTGATATGGGTGCAATCAACATTTCAGATATTGTTATCCCTACTCCTATTAAGGATTCAAGAAAGGAAACATATAAAGGTTTAATGCGTTCAGTTGAGGAACTTGGGGTATTAGTACCTATACAGGTTATGATTTCTGAAGGTTTTGCTGAGTATGTAGAGGAAGAGGGAACAGAAGAGGGGTATGATGGACCTAAGTATGTCCTCTTAGATGGCTTAAGGAGAATATTTGCCTTAAAGAAGAATGGTTTAGATAGGGTAAATGCTGTAATTTATGACTTTGATGATAAAGATAAGGGTTCAGATATGATTAATATTATATCTTCTATCTTAAATAAAACCCAGAGAAAGTCTTGGTCAGAGGTTTGGTATATGTATCAGGTATTAGAGGGGCAGTCCGCATTGACCCCAGGAAATATAGAATACCTGTTACAGTTAGAGCCAGGTGATGCTATGAAGTTAAAGGAAGTAATGACTCGTAAAGATGAATTTCCTGAACCAGCTGAGGACTTGTTAAGTAAAAAGAAAACCTTACAGCAGTCATATAATATGCTAAATAAGTTAATGAAGGAGCAAGACCAGCTTGCAAAGGAAGATATTAGTGGTGTATCTGACATTGATGAAACCGAAGGGGTAGTAAACGAAGAGAGTAATGATAATAAGTTGTCCGATGATGAGGTAAAGGAAATCCTTGATATGGAAGATAGTTTTGATGGTGATCTGTCAGAAGAGGACTTTGATGAGTTAATGGGTAATAACTTACCTGATGATAGGCAAACGGTAGGGGATAGACATCCTTTAGACCCTGCTTTGAAGGCAGCCGTATTACAAAGAGATGGTTATTGCTGTCAGATAACTGGAAGAGGTAAAGGTTTACCAGCACCTATTGCTCTTGGAATACTCAATGTGCACCATAAGATACCTGTACATTGTGGTGGAACGGACTCTATGGATAACCTTATTACGGTATGTCTTGATGCTCACACTTTGATTCATATTATCGAACGCAATATGGGTAAACTTGGAATGTCTAAAGAACAGTTTGATGCACTTGATGAAGAAGAGAAGAAATTTATTACAGGTGTAATGAAAATTGCTCGTATTGCAGTAGAGGCAAACAAGAGAATGGGTAGGTCAAGAGAACAGATACGAAAAGATACTTCTGATTCTATTCGTTTTAAGATGCCAGGTTTAGTACAGAAGGAGAATATGGAAGCTATTGCTAAGGCTAAGGTAAATGAATCAAATGGGTAATAAATTCATAATGATAAAAAGTTAATGCTTGTATTCGTTTATAGTAGAATATAGCAAAATATCTTGTTAAATGCAGTAAATTAATAGGGTGCTTACCTTGTTAACTTTAGTATTAATTATTAAGGAGTGTTTATTAAATATGACAGTAGAAGGGTATAAAGGTGATTTTGCAATAGATAAGTGGGGTGTATTATCTAAATATACCGGAAATGAAGAAGAGGTGGCAATACCGAGTCTTGCAGTAAGTATTTCTGCGTATGCCTTTAAGGGTTGTTCTAAACTTAAGCGTGTGATAATACCTAAAACACTACAGAGTATTGATAATCTTGCTTTTGTGGGTTGTCACAGTTTAAAAGATGTATATTTTGCTGGTTCGAAAGCAGAGTATCAGGCTAAAAATGCTGTTAATAGAGCATTTTCTGCTGATGTTAAGGTACACTTTAATTATGTTAAACCAATTAAACGCAAAAATAAAGAGACAAGGTTTGTGTCTAATATTATAGAACCTGATTTTTCTGTAGAAGTGTACAGATTGCTGAGAACAGGTAAATACACTGTAGGAGAGGTAGCTCAGATATTTTATAAGAGATACTCTGAAGACACGGTAAATAAGGCTATTGTGTTTGCTCTGAAAGACCAGTATCTTGTATAATTTAGTAAACGAAACCTTAGCTTTACAGAATAGGGGTATAGTTATTTAACAGAAAAGATGTAATACCCAATTTATCAGGCGTTAAGTCAGCCGATAAGAGACCTTCGAAGATAGAAAGATGTGTTTTGAACGGTTAGGTAGTCAACGCATTTTAAATTCTTAATATGATTATAAGGTGGTATTTTATAATACCACCTTTTATTTTTACAAACATTTGGGTATTTTAGTTAGAAGTTACAAACTCAGTCAATGTAAGTCAGTTCTTTATTTGTAAAATATTCATAAAGTTTTAAGAAATATATAGTGTGTTATTATGAAAAGATTGCATTATTCTCTAAGTTGTGGTATAATATAGTTACAAAATTAAAGAAAGGTTTGATACTGTTATGAAGGGTATTTGTTTTAGATTAGGCGATAGATTTTTCTTTGAAAATATGACTTCTTTTGAAGGTTATTTTAAAAAGGTATTAGAAGCTATATCTAATGAGGGTGTTTATGAGTTTACTACGGTAATTCCTATAGATGAGAAGATATTAAAGGTTTTAGACTCTATTTTATTTTTAAACATTCCGTATAAATCTAATACTAATTGTAATTCTTATATATGTACAGATTTTGAATACAGTTACAACAAGGGTTCTAAAGAAATTACATTTTATATTAAGAATATAAAGAAGTTAGATACTTCGGTATTAGATAGTCTTTATTTACTAAAACAGGATTATAATGAAAGAATTTCATTAGCGGACTATATACCAACTATAAAGAATATTAACAGATTTTATTGGTATAGTGAATAGGTATTAAAGGTAGTATTGTAGGGAACATTACTACCTTAATTTGTTAAATATAGTTATTTAGAATAGGTTGTAATTAACTGTTAAATGTGTTATAATATTAAATAGAAAATAATGTATTGCGTGGTGTTGTAATTGAAAGTTTTCAATGTAAGTAGGGATGATAGATTTGAGTTATCTTCCACTTCAAAAGGAAATCAAACCAAATGGGTAAAGGGTAATAAATTTTTAAAAGCTGATACAATGGGTTATGAAAGTATAGCAGAGGTATTAGCATCTGAGGTGGAAAAAGCTACAAAAGGTATAGATTATGTTGATTACTTTCTATGTAAAATAGTAGAAGATGATATTACAAACTATTATGGCTGTGTGTCTGATATATTTACTTCTAAAGATGATAGTATAATATCTTTATATAGTATATTAAAAAAATATTATGGTGGTGAAAGAGTACTAAAAGAAAAATTGGGAGACATAGTAGGGGTAGATTTAGTAAATACCATATTAGCAATAGTAAGTAAAGTAACGGGTATATCCTATGCTGATATAAAGAATTACTTATCTACTATTGTAAGGTTGGATGCTATATTATTAAATGAGGACAGGCATTTTAACAATATCGCTTTTATTAAAAATAATGGTGATTATAGATTTTGTCCTATATTTGATAATGGGTTAAGTTTTCTTTCAGATACAAATGATTATCCCTTAGACAAAAAAGGTGTATATCATAAAATATCAAGGGTTAAATCTCAACCTTTTAGTAGGGATTGGAGAAAGCAAATAGGGTATTTTGATGACTGTGATTTACTGCATATAGATATAAATTCTTTAAGATATCGTTTAGAGAATTATACTGTGGAGTTTAAAGAGGCGGAGTATGAAAGAGCTTTAGAGGTATTAAAAATCAGGTTAAAAACTTTGAAAGGAGTAGCTTGGGAGTGAGTTGGGGTTTTGATTATATGTTGAAAGATACTGTTTTAGCAACAGTGACTGTTAATGAAGATAATACAATATCTTTAGTTAATTATACTGATGATATTATAGATAGACCTTTCGGTGTAAATCTGCACCCCACTATGGAAGATTTAGAAAACCTATTCGAAGACAGAGTGTTTCCAAGAACGAGATTTAATGCTAAGCAGATATTAAAGGACAAACCCTATGGGTATGACCCTATTGCTATTATTGGGGATACCCACGGTATCTTGGTAGATGATTTATATTGGATTAGGTTTGATGATGAAAAAGATTTAACTTGGGATAAAGTAAAACATTGGAAATATAATAATTTATAAATATGGAGTATGTGCTTTATGAGAACTAATTTTTATTTAAACAATAAAAAGGTATCAAAAACCTTTTTAGAGTCTTTGGCAGGTAGGGAGGCAGTAAAGAAGTGGGAAGAGGAGGCAAAGCGTGCTTATCTCAGAAACACTTTATCAGACTTAACTTGTTATACAAGATGGGGTTTTATTATCATTGAATTTAAGTAAGATTGGAGAGAATTATATTGGTTAGAATATCGAAAGAGCAGTACTATCTTGATATAGCTTTTGCTGTATCTAAGAGGTCTAATTGTTTAAAAAGACATTATGGTGCAGTTATTGTGAAGAATGATAAGATTATAGCAACAGGGTATAACGGCTCACCAAGGGGTGAAGACAACTGTTGTGATTTGGGTATTTGTAAAAGGTTGCATAAACCTAATAATTCAGGTGATTATGCAGAATGCCATTCAGTTCATGCAGAGATGAATGCTTTATTACAGGCTAATAGGGAAGACTTAGAGGGTGCTACTCTTTATTTAGCAGGTGAAGATTTTGATAAAGACAAAGAACGACAGGGTATTTTTGAATACAATAGGTTAAAAATATGTTCCCCCTGTCCTATTTGTAGCAGAATGATTAAAAATTCGGGTGTGAAGGTAGTAGTATCATAAAGTTTAATATTGGGTACTCTTGCACACAATATAAACAATAAACAGGTTTTACACGATTGTGAAACCTGTTTTGTATTATAGGAGATTATTGCATTTTGTTTTAAAATTATAAGAAAGAGAAATCATCAGGGAGCAGTTTATGATAAAAGTATTAAACAGCAGTAACGGTATCTCATATGAGAGAGTAATGTCCTTGATAAATTGTGATATTCCAGTAGGAAATACCGCTAATGCATTAAATGGGTACTCTTATGCTAATTTGTGTAATGGTTTTCAAGTATATACTCCTAATAAAGATTTAGATAATTTGGTGACTTCTATAAGAAGGTTTATATACTTACCTAATTATAATACAAAGATAGGTATAAATCACAATACTCCAATCCCAGAAAGGGTAATTTGTGATTTTTTAATGTACCCAGATAAGCTGAGTTCTGCTTTATATCTTTTAGACGCTATGGAAGGGTATGATGAGGAATATGGTAACTTTGATAAGGTATATGAAATGATGGATTTATTTAATATACCAAAGGAAAAGTTAGATGATATGATACCGTATATGTGGCAAGGTAGTAATTATGGTGCTATAGATTAATATAAAATAAGGAGATTGTTAAAGTTATGAGAACTAATTTTTATTTAAACAACAAGAAGGTAAAAAGGTCTTTTTTAGAGTTCTTGGCAGGTAGGGACACAGTGAAGATGTGGGTAGAAGATGCTAAATATGATTACCATAGAGACTCTCGAACAGACCCAACTCGTTATACAAGATGGGGTTTGGTTACTTTTGTATTTAAGTTTTAATTTATAAGAGGTTTATTATGGAGAAGAAAATAGGGTATCAAGATAATACTAATCGTAAGTTAATTATTTTATTGGTTGTACTGATTATGATAATAGTGGGCACTACTGTTATGAACAGTTTGTTAAATATTGAGAGTGGTACTGTAATTGTAACAGTTGTTGATAAAGAAACCGTAAGGTTAAGATATGCAGGTAGTTATGGTTTACTTCATTGTAAAGACTCAGAGGGTAATTTCATAGACTATGAAGTTAGAGACAGTTGGGTAAATAAGGTAAACCGTAAAGATTTGATGAATGCTTTAAAGGTAGATGAAACTTATAAGTTAGAGGTAAAGGGTACTGTAATTCCTATAATAAATCCCCGTCAAGATATAGTAAAAGTTTTAGAGGCAATAGAAAGTTAATTTTAAAGTCAAAAAGTTTGAAAAAGATGTTTAAATATTAAAGTGAGGTAAACTGTTATGGATTTATATGATGGTATGATAAATAGTAAAATAACAAAGGGTAAATACATATTTTGGGACATAGATGGGGTTTTAGCACCTTACAGATTTAACGATCATGTAGGGGTAAATGACGGAACAGGTAATGGAATGTCGAAAGAGGAAGTTGATGAAGGTTGTTTTCTGTACAGAAAACCCTCAGAGCATATGAGAAAGGTAATGTCCTCTTGTGGTGCTAAGAAAAATATCATTATGGGGCATTGTGCTTATCCAAAAGAGAAAAATGATAAGTTGATTTGGTTAAAGAATTACTATCCTCTTATATCGGATGTTATTCTCACTGCTCAAAGCATACCTAAGTATATTAGCATAAGTGATTACTGTAAGGAAAAAGGTATTTCCTTAAAGAATGTAATCTTTGTAGATGATGTTATGAGGTTTTTACAGCAAGCTGAGGTAAATGGTATCACTTCATACCATATTAGTAGTTTTTTAGATTGGGAATAGAATATCTTTTTTGGTAAAAACAGTAATATATAATATTGTTTATGGAGGTGTTTGTGTGCACTACAAGATAATGCAGGGTTTAGAATATAACCTACAAGGTATAAAAAATGAAGCAATGGTAGCAGGTATAGCTTTAGTTTCTAAGGATGCAGATATTGTAAATACAGGAGTAATTGATTTGTTAATGTTAAATTATGCAAGTAATTTAGAGTATTTTGTACAGTGTCTGTTGAATAGGGGTTTTATAATTAATACTCAGGAAACCATCTTATTAGGAGATGGGTATTATAGGTTATTAATAAGAGGTTATATTTCACCTGTATAATTTTTAATTCTTGAATTTGTATTCATAATATATAATTTATTGCTTTTAGATTGGGTAATGCTTATAAGATTACTTACTATTCAGATTATGAAAAGACAAAAGCAAAGTATTCTGCGGTATTAACGGTAAGTAATGGCAATGTAGTTGTATCTAATACAGTAGTAAATAATGAGAAAGGTGCATTAAAATAAAATGGGTGTTATTGATTTATCAAAAGTTAGTGAAATAGCCTTGGGTAGTGATGATTTAGACAGTGAGACAGTGCTTAAAACTTCAGCATTATGGGGTAATCCTGCTGATTTTAAACAGGTAAAGTTCCCAATAAAATTAACTAAAAATCTTTATGATTTTACAGGTGCTTTTAATTTATGTAGAGAGGTACTTCCAACATTTGATAAGCCTTGGTTATTTCATCTATATATGAATGAGAATAGGGATATGACTATAGATGTTTTTAATGGTGAAGATAGGGGTTTAGTTTATGTAAATGGAAAGGCTTTCATGAAAGGTTCAAACAGTTTTATTGTTAAAACCTTAAGAGGAAATACTAAGGCTCTTGAATCATTAAATAAAATATTGGCTTATGCAACTAAGAATAATGTAGCAGATATTTGGTATATCAGTAATGAGTGGGATTATTCATATGATATTAATAATTTAGATAAGTATGAAAAGGATATTGTAAAGGCTATCCCAAACGGTGATGAAGAAAATTTTGATTTGTTGGTAGAAGATATTTACAAGAGGGGTACAGCTATGGTCTATAAATACCAAAGTCAAGAAGAAAAAGGAAAATGGGTACAGAACGGTGAGTGTTGCTTGGTAATCTGTTAATAAAAGGGTGGTTCCAATGAGCATAAAAGATTTTAATATTAATAACGGTATTTTAAAGTTTTGTGCTAATGATGATAGTAGTGTTATAACAATACCAGAAGGTGTTACAGTTATAGGTAAAGAAGTTTTTGAAAACTTTGAATGTTTAAAAAGCGTAGAAATGCCAAATAGTGTTAATCACATAGGAATATGGGCATTTTATATGTGTAAAAACTTAAAAAAAGTTAAAATGTCTAATAACCTTAACAGTATAGCTACAGGTGCTTTTGCTGAGTGTGTAAACTTAGAAGATTTAGTGTTACCTAATAGCGTTAAATACATAGGTAAAAAGGCTTTTACTGAGTGTTCAAGCTTAAAGAAGATTAGCTTACCTAATAGCATTGAGGTTATAGAAGATGAAGCTTTCTCAGATTGTTATGCTTTAGAGAGTGTAATTATTCCTGATAGTGTAAAAAGTATCGGTAAAGATGTTTTTTCGGGTTGTGAAAAACTTACTGTATATTACACAGGTTCAGAATTCCAATGGGGTAGAGTAGCACCTAATGTCGCAAAGAGTATAAGAACTATTTGTAATTATTCAAATAAAAAAGTAAGAGGGCTTTTGCTGAGTGTTGATGGGGTGGGTGTACACTCTTCTACTTCATCTAATAAAGAATCTGCCAATTCTTATTTTGAAAAGGTATTCCATAACACTGGTAAGACTCTTAATTCCGCAATAAATAGTATGCAAAAGGCAGGGTATTCCAAGTCAGATATAGTATCTGCTATATTAAGTGTGCTTGGTGATGTAAATTGGAAAGATTAGTTTTAAATAATTAGTAATAAAGGTTTACAAGTTACATTTATTGTAGGAATACCTTGTAATTTAGAAAGAAATATGGTAAAATAATATCATAGAATATTTGAATAGTTAATGTTCTTAGGGGTGTTTATCTATGGTTTTACAGATAAAAAAGATAGGTACAGATACTTTCGACAGAGTGGTATATAGGTTTCCATTGTGTGGGTTTCCATCAGGTAGTGGTATTGTGCCAGGATTGATAAGAGGGAAAAAATCTTTATTGATAGGTTTTATTCCAAAACTTTATCAAAACAAAGTAAGGGTATGTATCATAAAAAAGGAAAGAACAAATCCATATAATATGTACAGAGATATGGTACTTGGTAAAAAAGTAGATAACACTATTGTATCTAAAAGGTATGATACCTTTATTTTTAATAATGATGATACTTCGGGATTATTTGAAGTATATAAAGTAGTAGGTTAGTGATTTTTTACAAATTAGTAAAAAGGTAGGGTAATTATGTTCGTATCAGATATTAAAGAAAAATATGATAGTTATGGCTTACCATATCAGTTTGCAGATATTCTTCCAGAATTTTGCAATACTTGTGGAGCTCCAATGGAGATAGGTGAAACTCTTACGGGATTGCATTGTAGCAATCCAAGATGCAAGGATAAATTGGCTATGCGAATTAAGACCTTGTGTCAGGACTTAGGTATATTGAGATTCGGTGAGAGCACTATAGACAAGTTCATAGATTATTATAGACCTACTTCACCAATGGATATTTTTGAACTTGAGGAAGGTATGGATTTAGCACCAGATGTATCTCCAAAAATATCGGCAGATGTGATTGCTCAGATTAAGTCAAAAAAGAAGATGCAGTTATGGGAGTATGTGATGTTTTCTAACATACCTTTCGTGAGAACTTCAGCTCAAAAGATATTTCAAGGGTATAATACTTTAGAAGAAGCTTTTGCTGATATTGATGCAGAAGGTTTTGCTTTCATTCAGAGTAAACTTGGTCTAAGTGATTCGGATATGGTTGTATCAGTTCAGGCTATAAAGGTATATAATTCTTTATGTGAGTTTAAAGAAGACTTACTTGAAGGGGTAAGGAGTGTAGACATTATTGACCTGTCAAATAAGAAAACTTTGAAGGTAGTATGCTCAGACCAGGTGGGTAATGGTTTTAATAAGAAGTCAGAGTTTTATGCTTATATTAATAATACTTTTGCTGATAAGTTGCATGTAGATTTTATGCCAAGCGTGACTAAGAATATAGACTATCTTGTATGGGCAGGAGCAGATGGAAGTCCAGCAAGATATACAAGTAAGGTACAAAAGGTAGAAAGATACAACGAAAAGGGTAGCAATATCCCTATTGTAACTGCCCAGCAGTTTATTAATATTGTAGAAAAATTATAGGAGGAGTCTATATGTCAGTAGAAGTAAGAAGAGTTCAATGCTTGTCTTTGAGTGGAGAAGATGAGAGTTTGTATTCTAAAAAAGCAATGGTAGGTGATAAGGTAAGGATTTTCTTAAATAGTGGTTTATCCTATGTTGGGTTTTTGACAAAGATAGGTAATAAAAGTGTGACTGTATATTTAACAGGTGCAAATAAAGAAATTTCAATACCTTTATCTGGTATAAGAACCTTTGTAGTAATGGGCAGAGGTGAAAAGTGCCTTAACTATTTTCGATTATAGTTGAGGAACCAAGGGTAGGTTATTATGAAAAGTTTTTACTTGATGAATAAAGATACCCCAGTACTACAGTTTACAATAAAGGATGTATATTGGGTATTACAGAGGCAAATAAAAATAGACTACGGTTTAATTTAATTTTAGAAAGGTGATTCACAATGTATTATCCGTATTGTACAATGTATGATAAGATTGAGGTTGTGCATACTCCTTTATCTTCAGATGGTTTTGTTACTGTTCATTTTGAGGAACCAGACGCTATTTATGGTTTTAAAGAACTTGACTGTTTAATACCGACATATCGGGTATCTAATATTGTAGGTTTTAGTGATACAGAAGCGAGCGCTCTTGTGGATTTTTGTATAAGAAATTCAAAAATAATATTAAGCGTAGCAAAACAAGGGGGTATTGCTAATGCCATGCATATTTAATGTGTTTGGTTATAAAATATATTTTTGGTCAAATGAGAACGGAGAACCCATTCATGTTCATATTTGTAAAGGTGTTTCGAGAAAAAACGCAACAAAAGTTTGGTTAACTAAAGAAGGTAAAGTAAAAATAGCACACAATAGGTCACGGATAAGTAAAGGTGATTTAGCTAAATTATTGGTATTTATTCAAAGTAATGCTTTCAACATTCAACAGATATGGTGTCAATACTTTGGATATATGTCTTTTTATTGTTAAATAATGATTGTGTGCATACACAGCTCATTTTACATGAAAAACAAAGAACCTATTCTTGAGCTTTCTTAAAACATGATTCTTATAGTGAAGAATTACTATTTTTAGGTGATATGTTTTTGATGTATAAGTTAAAAGTTGGAAAGTGGTTACTTATATAATAAAATGGGAAAATGGGGAAGTTTATATGTTAAAGAGATCAGTAGATGATGATAAAGTAAAAAATTTAAAAACGGCATCAGATATAGTGCAATATGTGTTAAAAAGTGATGTTCTTCATGATGATCCGAACGGATACTTGGTGGGTAATGACTTTAAACCTTATAAAATAAATACTTCTGCTTTTGTAGATTGTACGCTGAAAGATTTTGGTATTCATAGTCCGCAGAGTAATATGTTGACTTTTTTCTTACTCACTAAGTATGATTTTGATAGGGCATCAGATGTTGTAAATGAAATATTTAGGTGTATGACTTGTATTGTACATCATGCCAATAGAGGGAATGGTATTACAGGTAAACCTTTATATGTAAGTATAGAGTTTTACGCTTATGATTATGATGATGAAAGTTTCTTAATGGTAGAAACTTTTAGTAAATGTTACAATGCCCCGAAAATGCAAATAAAGCCTACGGTAGTAGGAACTACGCAGGAAGGTTTATATCATTTTGATGAAGTGCTTAAACTTATGAAAGATGAGGGCAGGGTAATAAATCAACAAAACGGTAATTATGTATTACAAGATTTTCCTTATACGAAGACAGTTAGGTCAGTGGATGGGAATGAAGTTCTCTTAAAAGTACCCTTTGCTATTATGAGCGACAAGGATTTAAAGATGTTAGTCCGTAAGCCAATCACAATGGAGAGATATAATAGTTTAACATCCTTGCAACAGTTGATAGATTGTTTAATAGCAAATCCAAAAAGGCATTTAATGTGGGATTCAACTAATGATTGTTTTAAAATTATAGTTGAAGAGTCTTAAATATATCAGTTTTGAGGGTTAAAAGTGTAGTGTTGAGAATACTCATCCCTGTATGGTTAAGCAGTAAGATGAGTATTCTCAAATAAGTTTAAAATCAATGATGAAGATATTGCCCATTATATTAGGGTATATCCTAAACTATAGAAAGTGAGAGGATTATTTATGTCAGAATATTCAGAAAGTTTAAAAAATGATGATTTGGTTAAAATATATAATGACTTAATTTTATTAGGTTTACCTAAAAGTGTGTTAAGGGGTATAAAGAAAGAAGGTTTAAATTTAGATTGTGAATACATGATTAACGAGGATACTTCTCGTTACCCTTTAAGTCATTTATTAAATAACAAAGAGTCATTTGACTTTTTACATAGATTTGTCAATGCTATGAAAAAGAAGGGGTATGTTCTTAAGAGAAATGGTAAGTGTGTAAGTTCAAAGGAAGCTTTTAACGATATAGTAGTGTTACAGAAGGTAGACCTTGAAGAGAATAGTGATGACAAATCATATTATTTTGAATATGATAGCTCTTTTGGTGACTCTGCTCATTCTGATAGTAAGTTACCAAATATACTGTATTTTGTAAATTTGTATGTAGATTCTTACCCAGAGCACCCTGAATTCATAAGGTACTGTTCAGAAGAAAATTCTATTGATACTGTTATATTTGATGGGTATTTAGGAACTGTCCAAGAGGTAAAACGCTTATTAGACGAGTATTCCTTTAATAGCAAACCATATGCTTGCGTAGGTGTGAGTGGAATTATTTGTTATAATCCTCTTATAATTCGTAAATATATACAAACTGATAATTGTTATGAATCTTATGGCGATTGTAGTTCTTTGTATTATCGCTTTTTTGGTGATGTAGACAATGTAGACAATGTATATTCTCTTTTTGATAAGTTCTGTCCTTGTTTAGTAGATGGGTATAATTGGAGTAGAGCGAAGAAAGTACCTGAGAGGTTCAATAAGTTTTTAGGTCATATTTTAAACGGGTATAAAGGTGAAAGAATAGGTCATATTTATATGAAGAATGATGAACCTATTTTTGATTTTGTTTTAGAAGATAATATAGTAGTCGCAGAAAATGTGGTAGATAAGGTAGTAAGTGGGATAGTATCCTATTTTGGTAATAATATTAAAGAAGCGTATATTGTGTTATCAGATGGTCTTTTAAAACATAATGAAGTTATTGCTCGTAAAAATGATGATGGTGAGTTAACCTTAACTATATATTAAAAAATGTGTATTATTTCGAAAGTAATCTAATTTTTTTTTGGGGGGGGGGATTTGTATGGCAGGATATGGTGAAGGTTTAAACTTTAAAGATTTATGTAAAATTTATGAAGATTTAAAGAACCTACCGAAAGAGGTACAACATTCTTTAAACAAGAATGGATACCATTATACAACAGAGAGTTCAGACCCAGATGATTTAAGTTATCAATACTTAAATTATTTATCTAAAGAAAGTATTAAATTCTTTTTAGATTTTGTGAATTGTATGCGTACAAAGGGTTATATTTTAAAGTATAAAGGCAAGGAAGTAGCAGCTGACATAGTAATTCAGAAAATATTAGATGAAGATATAGATGTTGAAGAGGGTAGTGGCGACAACTCTTGTTACTTTGAGTATGTAGAGGAAAATAATGTTCCCAAGAGAGATTTGTTACCAGATATTATTTATTTACACTGCTTATTAATAAAGGTGTTTTCAGATGAACCTTTGACTGTAGACTATAATGGAAGTACATATTGTACTTTATATGATAAGTTAGAAGGTACTGTAGATATGATAAGATATATCTTAGACGATTATGCTCTTGATTCTGACTTTTACGCTTGTTTGAATATAGATAGGGTAATTTGTTATGACCCGCATATTGTAGGTAAGTATCTTTCTATAGATAATTCTCAAGACACAAAATATAATTGGGCATCTTTGTACATAGATGTAAATCCTGATGTGATAGAATCTTTGAGTAGGGAGGAGGTATATGCTGTATTTGATGAGTTTTGTCCTTGCTTAGATGGTAAATACTCTTGGAGTAAGCCAAAGTCTTTGCCTAAGAACTCAGGTAGTTTTTTAATAAGTGTTTTAAATAATGATTGTGTGCATACAGCTCATCTTTACATGAAAAACGAAGAACCTGTTGTAGATTTTCTGTTTTAG